AGCACAACGCTGGAGGAGATGGCTTTCCGGCCCGGGTTGGCCAGGTTGTAAGCATTGATCGCGCCGTACACGTTGTTCGTGGCTAGCCAGGCGATCTCGTCCTTGATGATCGGGTCGTTGTTGAGGCCTGTGCCTTCATCGATGGAACTGATGCCGAACTGTTCCATGTACATGTGGAGTGCCCTTTCTTGTGGTGGTAACTCCAGTATGACATACGTGGGAGTGTGGGGCAAGCGGGAATTACAGGATGTCCACCACGTCGCTGGTCCGCTCGCCGACCGCATCCGCCGGGCGCTCACGGGGGAGAGCGGTGAGGCGCTGTGACAGATGGGGTTGACATGTTGACGGGTCTACATGTTGTGGTGTAGTGTGGTCCACATGAGCGAGACCGAGTACACCGTCACCGTCGACCGGCTCCGCCGCATCGCCGGACGCATGAACTCCGGCGGCTACACCGCCCAGATCGCCAGCCCGGACGGGTTCGAACTCACCAGCCCGCAGTTCGACAGTGACGAGCAGGCGCGCAACTGGGCCACCAGATACATCGAAGCCAAGACCGCCGGACTCATCAAGGCGCGCCCCCAGCCCAGCGTTCCCGCCGCTCCCCGCATCGTGCCGCAGATGGACCGCCAGGCCACCCGCGTCGCCAACCTGGCCGGCCTGCCCGCCCCCAAGGCCACCGGCCGCTGCCACTACTGCGGACTGCCCCTCACCAACGGCCACTGCGAGGAATGCATCTGATGCCCACCACAATCACCATCCAAACCGCCACTGCCCACGAAATCGTGCGCGCGGCCGTTGGATACCGCAGCCATGACGTCACCCCCACCACGATCAACAAGTTCGTCGCCGAATACCCGAGTCACGTCAACACGCAACTCGCGAACGTTTACGCGAAGTCGGAGGTGTCCGTCCACTGGGACGGCAATATGGGCGTGTACACGGCGTCCTACGCCACCGAAGACTCCCCGAGCGAGCGCGCCGACTACGAGCGGATGCTGCGCAACGAAGCCTGCATGTACGGCATATACATCCCCGGAGCACGCGAGCGCGGCTCGCGCTCGATCCTTGAGGCAGTCGCCTACCTGCGTCAGATCGAAGGTGCCTGATGGCCACCGACATCGTCGCCGCCCAGGACCGGGCCGTCTCCGCTGTGCGCTACTTCTACACCGCAGACCACAGCGACATCGATCAAATCAACGCTGAACGGTCCGCGCGAGAAGCCGTGGAGTCCGCCATCCGGGCCGGTGTCACCCACCACCAGCTTGCGTCCCTCGCCGGCATCCCCGGACTACTGGTCGCACGCCTCATCGACGACCCGGACGCCCACGTCGCGGCGCTGAACGCGGAACGCCACGCAGCGCACCGCTACGAGCGCGACGTGCTGGACGCCATCCAGGGAGCCGCCCGCCGACTGGTCGACCCGGAGTCGGGCAAGGGAGCCCGCGGAGTCCGATCCCAGGCCGGGTTCGCGAAAGCCGCTGGAGTCGACCGGGCAGCAGTACGCACCTGGCTCGGCCTCTGACATACCCAGAAAGGGAGATCATGACTCACGGAGAAACATCAATGACGGTCCCGAACCTTCCCCTCGGCTGGCCCGTTGCCCCGCATCCGACACGGTGGACGATCACGGAGCTGGCACCACGAACAGTCGCCGACAGTTTCCGCGCCATGCTGGTCAGCCCAGCAGGATCAGAGCCTACGAACGCGCCAGGGTATGAGGAAATCAACCGTAGCTTTGACCCATTCCTGCCGTGGAGCGCCGGCGAGGAGGACACCGAAGTCGTCTACCACACCGCCGCAGTCACCGTCGTGTCCACCACCAAGACCTGGACCGAGGACGGCCCAAGCTTTGGCATGGTTGCCGAAGAGGGGTGGCTTTTCGTGGCCACAGTTGAGATTGCGACCGGACGTGCCGCCGAGGGCGTTGGGCGATGACGGAACGTCGGCGGAGTTACATCCCGAACGGTAACCACGTCTACACCGTGCACTGCCGCCAGTTGGCCGACGCGCTCGGCGAGCGGCCCGGTGAGTCGTACCGGCCGGGGGTGAATGAGTTCGACCGGCTGCTCGGAGAGGTGCGTGAGCGGAGTGACACGGAGCGACAACTGATCGTCGAAATGGCCGCACTGCGAGCATGCATCGACGCCGGGCTGGAACTGTTGGATCCGGTGGAGGTGCACCACATCGCCGGACCGTTGGCGAAGCGGATTCGTCAAGCGCTCACCGGAGGGGACTGGCGGCAGCCCGCGCGCTACATCGTTGCCGAGGTCGATGGTGGTGATGTGCTACTCGCATCCATGGCCCAGATGCACGCGAACCCCGTCGGGGCTTTCCGCGAACTGGCTGACACCCGCCTGCACGGCCATCGTTGCCGCGTGTTCGAGGTCCGCGAGGTTCAGGCGTGATCGCCCAGTCTCAGTTCTGCCACACAACGAAGATTGCGTGGCCCTACCAGATGTGGCCAGCGGCGTCAAGGGTGGAACGTGAATCGTGTTGGCGATTCGTGAACCGGCCGACCACGCGGTCCACCTGGTGATCTTTTCTAGGCGACCCACGACCCTTTCAACTCAGTCACCATAATGCATGTTATGATGACTGAGTATCCAGCACGGAGATCCACGAGGAGCGCATCATGACCGACCGGAAGGTCTTCGGCTTCGCCACCGTTGACCCGTTCGAGCCTGTCGAACTCGATCCCGCACGTGCCGCCGCGGGCATGTATGCGCTGTGGCGCGGTGTTGGTGCATCGGGCGAACGCTTCTACTTGCCCGACCAGGTGCACGCGATGACGGCAACAGCGCGGGCCAAGTACAACGACAACGGCTTCCCAGTTTGATGTTGGACCCCATCACCCTGGCTGCCGGCGGTGCGCTGCTGGGTATCGGCTACCTCAGTGGCCGTGTCGGCCGGCGCCGCTCGCTCCCCCGCCCGAAGAAACCTACGAAGCCGATTTGCGGTTGTGGTCACGGCTTGGAGCAGCACGACCCGCGCACAGCGGCTTGCCACGGCACCGTGCGGCGGCCGCGCACCGAGAGCAACCGCTATGTGCCGTGCACGTGCCGCCAGTACACGGGGCCTCGGGCGGTTGAGGAGTTGTTCGCCACCCCGATCCTGCCACCGCAAGACTGACCCGCCCCCCACCACAGAACAGGAGCACTAGGTAGATGAACCACGAGACGAAGGCCGCGTTGCCGTCCAACAGACTGGGTCAACTGGAACGCGAAGCCCACCACCTGAACCTGCATCGGGAATATCGGGAACGTCAGCGGTGGATCAACCAGGCCGAGGTCGAGGAGTCGCCTGTGTGGCGAGTGACTGGCGTGCCGGCCGACGAGGCGAAGTATCTGGGGGAGACGCTCACTGGCCAGTTGTACCGAGACCGCGACGGCATGTGGGAGGCATGGACGACGGACTCGGGTTGGGTCGAGTCGTTCTTCTTGAGCATGGCGGAGATGCAGGCGGACGGCTACGAGCTGTCCCCCGCGCCCGTCGACACCACGGGAGGTGCCTGATGGCCGGCTATCGACCGTTCTTCCCCTTCTCGCCGTCCATGCAGACTGCTGACGTCAGCCAGTGGGGCCCATCCCGCGCCTACCTCTGGGTGTCCACCCAGCAGCACCCGGACGCGGGCTCGGTGTTTGTTGTCCCGGCCGAGCACGCGGCCAAGGCGCTGGCCCGGTGGGCTGACGGCCTGCCTGATGACCTCACCTGCCGACTGGTGGATGCGGTCGAGGCGCAGCAACTGGCTGGCCAGGCGTATGCGGACTGGGCGCACACCGAGGCGTGGCAGTGCAACCCGCATGGTGATCCGGTGCGGGACACGCTGGCCGCGTCGGAATGGCTGTGGAAGGAACGGGCGCGGTGATGGCCGTTGAGTGGCGGGTGGCGATCGACGATGAGGTCATCGCGATCGAACGTGACCGGATCACCTACACCACCGAATACGCGGACCTGTACGAGTGGCTTCGTGTCAGCGACCAGGTCGTTGACATTGCTGGCCAGCCGGGTGGTGACGTGTGATGACTGGTCGGCCCTGGTCGATCCCCGGAAACATGGTCATCCACTACGTCCAAGACGACACCGGCCGAGTGTGGATCAACAAGGTGGATCTGCTTGCGTGGCTGCGCGGCGAGGGGTCGGAGCGTACGTCGGCGGAGTTCCGGGAATACGCCGGCGTGTTGGCTACGGCGATTGACAAGGCATGTCCGTCTAACCAGGAAGGACTTTCGTCACCGTGACCGAATCAAGCGGGAAACGCGCCCCGTCCCGACCAGTGTGGGTGCAGGGCGAAATCGATGGTCAGCGCGCCGTTCCCGACACTGGGGTCGAGCCGTGGGTGACCCGCCTCAACCCGCCACACCCGTACCACATCGCCAAGGCCGCCGGCGCGCTGATGACGGTCACCGCGACGTTGCGGCACGCCTACATGAGCGCCTACCAACTCGACGACGCCGGGCTGCTGGTCCGCGACGAACCGGGCGGCACACACTGTGACTGACCTGGTCCACTCCCCCGGTGCCACAGTCACATGGCCAGCGTCCGCCCCGGACCTCATTGAGGAGATCCGGGCGGGCTGGCTGCTGCGATGCAAAAGCGTGCACACCCGCCAGGCGTACGAGCAGGACATCAAACAGTGGTTCGATTTTCTCGCCGCGCTCGGCGTGGATGTTCTGGCCGCGAACTCGGATCACGTCACGGCGTACATGCGTGTCTGCGAACAGTCCACCAGCGAAGACACCGGCCAACTGATCACCCCTGCGACCGTTGCCCGCCGGGTTTCGGTTGTGTCCAGCTTTTACCGGCATGCCCGCCGACGGCACGCCATCACGGAAAACCCCGTCCAGGACGTCGACCGGCCCAAAATTGATCCGGACCACTCTGACACGGTCGGGTTGACGCTGGATGAGTCCCGGCGCCTGGTGGAGACCGCCGCACTCTGCGCCCGGGACGCGCATGACCGCTACACCACAGCCAAGGCTGCTGGGCGGGCACATGTGCGGCTCCGGACCGCGTGGCTCGGCGCGGAACGCGACCACGCGATCATCGCGCTCATGCTGTCCGCCGGTGGCCGGGAAACCGAAATGGCCCGCGAAACTTGCATTGAGGACCTCGGATACGACCGCGGTCACCGGGTGCTTTTCGTGACCCGCAAGGGCGGCAAGCGGCAGTCCCTGGCACTGGGTGCATCCGCCCGGGTTGTGGATCGCTACCTGACAGTCATCCGCGAGGAGACCGGCCGCACCAGTGGGCCTCTGTTCTTGACTCACCGCGGTCAACCACCGGACCGGGCGTGGATCTTCCGCATGGTGCGGTCGCTGGCCGTACAGGCGCACATTCCGTCCGCAGCGCAGTTGTCGCCGCATTCACTGCGTCATACTTTCGCGACGACCGCGTTGGATCTGGGGTCGACGTTGGATGAGTTGCAGGACGCGATGGGGCACGCGGACCCGAGGACGACCCGGCGGTATGACCGTGCGCGGAACCGGATTGATCGGTCGCCGGCACATCGGGTGTCACGGGCACTGCTTGGCGAAGACCAGTGACGAAGACCCTGGCTGTGCGTCTGGCCGAAGCGGCGGCTGGAATTAGCAGCCGGTGACGAGACCCGAAATAGTTGATATTCCCACCACGAGAAAGGAAGTCCACGTGCTCGACCGATGGCAACGCGAGGATGCAGTTCATGCGGCTGACGCTCGCCTTTCGGCGCGGTTCACTGCCCATTGGGAACGCAACACGGATGGAAAACCGAAGTGGAACCTGGGTGCGGTGAAGGCAGTAGAAGCCGTGACTCAGGCATTCATGTATGCGGACTCGCCGGCCAGGGTTGGAGATCCAGATGTGCAACCTGAGGACCTGGCAGATGCCATCGCCCTGGTCGACGCTGCGGTAAAGGACGCCGTCACGTCGGTCGAATACAACGAGATGTTCCTGTTCGAGGCCGCCCGGTTGGCGGGACTCACATGGGCGGAGATCGGTCGGAATCGCGGGTACAGCGAGCCGAACGCCGGGCCGAACGCGCTGCGCCGGTACAAGGTGCTGCGCAAGCAGTGGCCTGGCCACGATGTGACCGAGGAGAACGAGGCTGTGATCTGGGCGAAAGACCCGAAGCCCTAAACCGGCACCAAGTAGGTAACCGATTACCACCACGGAAAGGAAACACCACAATGGGAAACACCCGGAAAACGGCACCACCCGACGCCGAGGCACTCGTCGCCCAGCACTTCCCGCTGTACGGCCCCTACTCCGAGGAGCACACGTTCGCCGCAGGCACGATGCTGACGGAGATGATGCGCTACCTCAACTACGCCACCGGCCAGGGTGCCCGCGACGCGCTCCCCTACGCCTCGACCACCGGTGACGTCGTCGGCAGTATCAAGGCTGCGGTGGGAATGCTGGATCAGGCCCTGGACCAGATGGCTCGGCGTGCGAAGACGTTCGAGGCCGATCCGAACCTGTACGACGCCACCGCCCGGAGCGACGAGCACACGTCAGCGGTCGCCCGAGCGCAGGCCGCCCAGCGCGGGTTGGAGCAGATCCGGACACTGCTCGGCGTGCCCAGCGTAGATCACCGGACCGGCCGGATCACGCAGCCCAACGGGGTGTATAAGGCGTTGGAGACCGTGCACTCCGATCTGATGTCCCTCGGGCACCGGGAAGGGCTACCCGATGGTGTGTGACTGCTGTCCGCCGGATCCGGCGGAGTGCGAGGTCCACGGGTGCGGCTGCTCGTGCCACCAGGTTGCTTGCGGCTGCCTGGGAACTACTGCCGCGGACCCGGGTTGTCCGGACTGCGGGGGCCGCGGCCACATCACCAGGTACGCCACGGTGGTGCCAGCTCCGGACTCGGCGCCGGCGTTGAAGGCGGCAGCGGACGAGGCGCTGGCCAAGTTGCTGGAGGCGGCTGGGGTGGACCCGGAAGACGTCGCCGATCTCGAAGTCCGTGAGCATTGGGGTATGGGCTCGTGACCTGGCCGACTCGGCGGGAACGCACCGATGTGCAGTTGAACATGCTGGACACGCTGGTGTCGCTGGTTCGTGAAGGGCGGCACGCCGATTTGGAGCCGCTGGTGTGGACGGTCACGGTAGGCGGCAACGTGATGGGTCGGGCGGATTGGCCGTGGTCCACTCCCGGTGGCCGACTGGAGGCGTTCGAGGGGTGGTGTCGGCTCGTTGGCGTGGTGCGTGTGCCTCGTATCGCGGTGTTGCCGGACGGTCAGCATCTACATCGGGCGTGGTGCATGCGGGGGGATGTGCGGGTGGAGTTGGAGGCCACCGTATAGCCTGTTTGGTGCTGCCCGTGAGGGTTGCGCATGGTGAGGAACCTACCGGTGCCGATCTTGGTGGGTTCCTCACCTTTTTGTCCAGTGGGCGGGTGGTCAGCGGTGGCGGGTACGGTCGTGACCATGGACGCGGTGATCGCGAAGTGGGCTGACGCTGCTGGCCACCCGGCTGGCGCGGCACTGCGCGCGGCTGGGTTCGCCGGGGTCGTGATCTACGTGGGTACCCCTAGTAGCGCGAAGGACTGCTCGGCGGCGGTGTACGCGGACTACGCGGCCCACGGGCTGGGCGTGATCGCCGTCTACGAGAACCTCACCACCGACATCACTGGCGGCCGGGCAGCCGGTGTGGCGCACGCACAGGCCGCGCTCGCGGACATGGCCGCCAAGAACATCCCCGCCAGCGTCCCGCTCGGCGCGACCGCCGATGAGCACTTCACCTCGACCATGGTGTCCCTCGCGGTTCAATACCAGGGCGGGTTCCACGACACCGTCCGCGCGGCCCACCCTGGCCGGCCGGTGGTGGCCTACGGGTTCGCCGAGTTCCTCACCGCAGTCCGCGCGACTGGGTTGGCTGACGTGTTCTGGCAGTGCGGCACCGCCCCGGCGTCGGGCGCGGGTGTGCACTTCTGGCAGCGCAACACCTCCCCCAGCACCGCGATCGTCGGCGGCGTGGTGTGCGACATCGACGACCAACTTCTACCTGTCCCGGAGGGGATTGACGTGGCGCAACTTGACGACATCCAGGCGGCGATCCAGACTGTGGCCGCCGGAGTTGGTGACCTTCGAGAGCAAGTGTGCGGGAAGGGCTGCCGCACCACTGGCTACACCGGTTGGGTGCAACTCGGCGGGCACACCCTGGTCGACAGTGTGGAGATCGTCCTGGCTAACCTGGCCGCCAACCGGACTGCGATCATGGCTGCGGTGAACAGTGATGCGGCTGCGGGCAAGTCGGCGCTGGCCGCGTTGCTGACCGCTGTGCAGGCAAGTGATCCGGCTGCCACCGCGCGAGCGTTGGTGGCAGCCGGGTTGAACGCGCAGGCGGTAGCGCAGGCCCTCGTAGCTGACCTGGCGCCGAAAACGTGACCAGTCACAGTCAGAAGATCACGTTGCCCGTGATCACGCGGTGCATGATGTGGGTGGTCGGGTAGGAGTAGAACGCGTCACGGGGATCGGTACCCGCGTCGAGAGCGCTCGGTTTCCACCTGGCGACTTCCTCGTCAGTTATGCGCAGGTCCCGCACGAACAGGAACCGTTGGGTGTTGCCGCTGCACGGTGCGGTGACTTCGCAGACGGCGTTGGTGACGGGATCGACGATCCGGTCACCCGCGGCCAGGTCACCCATGGGAACCGATTCGGTATAGAAGGCACCGAGGGCGGTGTGGAACTGGGAGTCTGCGTGGGTCATGGGGTTTCCCAGAGATTTTCGGTGGGGAGTCCGAGTCGGCGGCGGGCTGCTTCGACGTCTGCCCGGTAGGCGAGGACGTCCTGCTCAGTGATGACCTCCCCTTCGGGGGCGATGTCGTCACGTTCCGCGATCCGTCCGACACCCGGCAGCGGGGTTTCGTTGTGGCTGCTCATGCTGTCCTTTCCAGTGGTGGAGTGGTGGGCTTTTTGAGTATCGCAGGTTGCATGGTCTGGTTGCGGTGGCGCTACGGCCTCTCGGCGATGCGTAGGGGTTTTCGTCAGCCGATCATCTTTCGCTGCTACGCCCCGCGCAGTGCGGCCGAGATGTCCTGGTGGCTGGCGCTCAGCACCTCCAGGTAGGCCTCGCCTAGCTGCTCCGTGACGTAGTTGTCCGACATCCAGAACGTGACCTCGTCCACGTTCAGGGTCTCGCGGGCGTGCATCGTGGCGACGATCGGGTCGGGGGCTTCGCCGACCTCCCAGTCGTGGTCCTCGGTGACGAGTCGGATGGCCTGGATCAGGCGGTCGGTTTTGACGGTCACTTTGTGCTCCTTTAGGTGGTCCTCTGTGGTGGTAACTCCAGTATGACATACGCGGGAGTGTAGGGCAAGCCCGACCTACTGACGGATCACCGCACCCCAACACCGCATGTCACAGGTACTGTGATCAAGCGGTACCCCCGAACGGGTGACAGATGGAGGTGTCGCGTGTCGATGTGGCGCGTCATCGGGGACATCACCCTCACCGCCCTATCGGCCACGGTGCTCGTGGTGTGCGGACTGCTCTACCTGAAAATCGTGCCCTGACCGAGGAGCCGCGGTGGATATCGATGCCAGCACCTGCCCCTGCTACTGCCACACCACCACCCCGGATGCGTCGTGCACGATCCTCGGCGGGTGCGGATACCTGCACGCCACCCGCCACCGCTGCCGACGCGGCGACCGGTGTGCCGACTGGGACCAGGTCGACACGGTCGAACCGGATGGTTCCCGCGGCCGGGTCCGGATCGGTGCCCCCATCAACAGTTCGACCGGCCTGTGCCTGGTGTGCGCCGGGCGCGCCGGGCAGGCGGTGGCCGAGTTGCCTCGCGACTACACCGAACTGTCCCTCATCCTCGGCCGCACCAGTATCGGCGGGGGCGAACCGGTCGCCGGGACCCCCGGGTTGTCCGTGCCGGTCCGGTTGGATGTGGAGGCTCTGCGCGCGGGGATGGTCGCCGAAACGACATGCTGGGCTGAGGTCGTCGCCGAACGCATCGGCGTCACCTGGAACTCCGACCTGATGGACCGGCACACCCGCCCCGGGTGGGCGCTGCAACGCGCCTGCCACCTGCTGGCCGCCGCGATGTCGCCGTGGCTGGCGGTACGAGACTGGACCCGCATGATGTGGCACCCCGACGGCCAGGCCGCGGACCCCGAACCCCAGGACGGCGTCGACGGCGCTATCGCCCTCATCGAGCTGCACCACCAGGCCCGCCGATTGTGTGGGGTGACGCGGCTGGTGCACCGGATGCCGGTGCCGTGCATCACCTGCGGCCGGCGTGCGCTGCACCGCGACAACGGCGACGACCAGGTGTATTGCACCTACTGCGACCGTGTTTACAGTGGCGGCGACTACAGCCAGGTGGTGTCGGTGCTCGCGTCGGCCGCCGGGTAGCCGACCGGTGATGAAGCGGCGCCGGTGGCCGCGGCCGGCGGACACGGCGGTGGACCGGGCGCGGGCCATCGCCCGCGAGTACCGGGAAGCCCTGACCCGGGCGGATCCAGCCCAGTGCGCAGTGTTGGACCGGGCGGCGGCCGAGTTCGGCGAAACCTGGCTGACCGGTGCCGTCCAACACACGGACAGTGAACTGCTCACCCTCACCGACCTCGCGGAACTGCTCGGGGAGAAGCGAGGGACGGTGTGGGCGTGGTGGAACCGCGGCCGGATCCCGCGGGAACCCTCGGGGCTGTTCCGGGTGGACGCGGTGGAGGCGGCGTTGGTGGCGTGGCGTGTCGCCCGCGAAAACACCAACCTGTCCGATGTCGCGCCGCTACCCTCCCTTCCCCCGGGGTCGCCCTGCCGCGAAGCGACGTGACGAGGAGATCCCGGGTACCAGATGGCCAGACTGAATGGCGAGGCTTCTGTGGCTGAGGACTTGATTGCCTGGGTGTCCGCGGCGATTGAGCAGACCGAGAAGATCGCACGGGCCGCTGAAGTTGAGGCACCGGGGCCATGGATACGCGGCCACCGTGAGTACAACCCGAAGGTTGATACCCCCGATGGCCAGCAGATCTACGACTCGGCGAGAGATGTGGTCGTCTACGACGAGGGGCAGCCCGGTCCAGCGTCAGTGGGGCACATCGTTCACAACAACCCGGCGGACACCCTGCGCCGCTGTGAAGCCGACCGGCGGCTGCTGGACCAGGTACAGACGTGGCGGCACGAGTACGTTGACGGGGACCCGTGGTTTTCCTGCGCGCAAGCGGTGGATGACTCCGGTGCAGAACCGGGTAGCGGGTGCGCTGACGATGACCGCGCTGGCCAGCCGTGCGACTGCCCGACCGGAACCCACATTAAGCAGGTGATGGCCGCGCTCGCGGCCCGCTACGGCATCACTACCGAGGAGATCCCGGCATGACCAACTCGGAAACCCGATTGCGTGATCGTTGCACCGGGGATTGTGCCTGGCACGATTCGGTCAGCGCCGAGTACGCGCGTGACCTGCACGAGGTGCTGTTCGCTGACCCGGTTGGGCCGTGGCGCGCGTTTGGCTGGATGTTTCGGCGGCCGAGGCGGTGACCGGCCCGCGCGAACTGCTCGACGCCTATGCCGGTGACGAGGTCTGCGACTGTGAATGGGTGCACCACGTCACGGAGCGCGTGAACGCCGCCCCGAAAGCGTTCGCCGCGCTGCGGGCCGTGCTCGGGCTGCACAAGCCGGACGCCTACAACCGCTGGTGCGAGCACTGCGCAGAACACGAGATGGTGCCGTGGCCGTGCCCGACTGTGCAGGCCATCACGAACGTGTTGGAGCGCCCGTGACACGCCCGGCTGCGGCCGGTCGGTTGCGTGATGATCTGTCGACTGTAGAGTGACGCCTGACTGACAACGCCTGTCCAAAAACAGGCCGCGCAGGACTCCTGAGTTGGCCCCCACCGTTCCAGCCGGTCGGGGGCCAACGGCATCTCTGTACTCCCCTGCCCTGTTTGGGTGTGGGGTTCTGGCCTCGGCACCGGATGTGTCGAGGGTCAACCGAATAACCCCCAGGGGCTGACCCTCCGCCGTCGCCTTGGGGGCGCCAGCCGGCAATTGAGTACCGGGTCTGTCGGCTGGCACTTGCCGGGGTAGCGCAGTTAGGTCAGCGCGGCGGCCCCATAAGCCGCAGGTCGCAGGTTCGAATCCTGCCCCCGCCACCCTGTATGTCGTGTTGTAGGTCGCTACTGGCCCCCATCCCCCCGCGATTTCCCCCATGTTCACCCGATCGGAGTACCCGATGGCGTTCAATCTGGAACTGATCAAGACAAAGTTGGCGGACCTGGTGCATGGCGTCGAAGCCGAGATCGGGCCGTGGGCACAGCACCTCCTGGCCGGCCTACACGCGGTAGTGGAAAGCGTCCACGCCCAGGCCGTGGCCGATGAGCAGACGATCGCCGGACAGGTCGCCGGGGATGTGACGACCGTCGAGACAGCGGTCGGCACCGCAACTCCCGCTCCGGTTGCAGTGGAGACGACCGAGCCGCCAGTCACGCAGTGACCCCACCGGTTGTCGCGTTGCTGCTCGCGCTGGCCGTGTTCCTGATCGGCGTGGCCCGCCTCCTACCGCATCCGACCGCGCAACGCCTCTGCGATCTCGCTGGGGTGATAGCCGCCGGGGTGGTGCTGGTTGTCGACGTCCTTGCAGTCAGCTAGCACCTCGGCGGTCTGCGATGGGCCTGCCGAACCGGGCCGTCCCCGAAAGGCGGGTTGGTGTGGCCGAAGCGGATCTGCGGGTAGCGGTCGTCCCGGACGGCCACCAGTTCGCCGAGGTGCTGCGGATCCTCGCCGAGCACCTCATCGCCGCCGCCGACGACATCGAACACCTCGACGACCCCGACCCGGAGGTCCTGTAGTGCCGCAGGTAGCGCTGAAAATCACTGACGACATGCTGCGCACGATCCTGCGGTTGCCGGACACCTGGGACATCACCGGCGCCGGGGTGGAACGGTTCCCGGCCGGTGACGACAACGGTGGCCTGTGGTCGATGCTGGTACTGGAGTTGGACATCCCGGGTGCACCGTCCGGTGCGGTGGAGGTGCAGCCGTCCTACCGGCGGGCGCCCGGCCCGGACCCGATCACCCTGGTTGAGGTGTGCTGGGTCGACGCCGACGGTGTTCGTGCGATCCAGTCGATGACCGCGGACTGACCGGGTAGTTGGGGGGGGTGTGGGATGCCCCTGTCGACGGTCACGATCACCGGGTCGTGGGAAACCCCCGCCGGTGCACCCGCGACCGGGCGGGTCATCATCACCCCGGTCGCGTCGACCACCGGTGGCGGGCAGATCCTGGCGGCCGAGCCGGTGGTGCTGACCCTGACCAACGGGTCAATCGACACCCTGCTGGTGGACAATACGCAGGTCACGACCTTGCAGTACCAGGTGATCGAACAAATCGACGGGTCGGCGGCGGTCACCTATGTGATCACCCCGACCGGGGGTGCCCTCGATTTGTCGACCGCCCCGCGGGGCACCAGCACCACGGCGGTGCCGCTGTATCCGCTGGCGTCGACGGTGGGGCAGCCGGACGGGCTGGCCACGCTCGGCGCGGACGGGACCCTCACCGCCGGGCAGCGGCCGGTGACCACCACGACGAAGCGGGTGACGTTGGGGTTCGCGTCGCCGAATGGCACCCCGCTGCCGTTCGGCGTCAACCAGATCACCGCGCGGGCATTGGGGATGGTGAACACCACCCCGACCCGGTACCGGTTCAAACTCTCGAATGCGTCCGCGCAGAACGGGTCCAACCCGGGCGCCCCTGTCACGGTCAACACCGTTTGGATCGGGCGGCCGGCCTACGACGACGCCAGCCACAACAGCAAGTGGCTCGGCGACCTCACCACTACCCCGATCGAGGTGTACGCCGGTGGGGGTTCACTGCCCACCACCGGAACCGGTGACCTCGTCACCCCGTGGATCACCAACACCGGCGAACTGGCCGTGCACGTGCCGTTTGTGCTGTCCCTCGGCCTGACCGCCGGCGCCGGTGGTGCGGGTGTCACCGCCACTGACTGCTACGGCGCCATCCAATACGGGGCCACCTCCGCCAACCAAGCCGGCGTCGCGGTCCCCCCGGCCGGCTACAACTACAGCGGGTTCGTGCTGGACGTGCGCCTGGAGTACGAGTTCCCGGCGGCCCACACGGACCTGGTGGCGTTGGTGATCGGGGCATCCGGCGAATCCGGCTACAGCGCCACCGGGGACCTCTCCAGTAACCCGCGGGCGTTGAACGACCCGGTCGACGCGTGGCCGAACACCTGGGCCACCCGACATGGTGTCCACGTCATCAACGCCGGGATCTACGGATCGGCCACCACGGACTGGCTGACCACCACCGGCCGCCCCTACACCCGTTTCGACCTAGCCACCACCGTGCCCGATGTGGCGATCATCGGGACGATGGCCTCCAACGACATCAGCCTCGGCACCGCGGTGGCCACGGTCATCGCGAACTACCAAACCATCGTGGCCGGACTGAAGGGCCTCGGGATTCCCCGGGTGTTCGGTGTGACGCTGCCACCGCGGGCACTGTCCGGGGCGGCCGAAACCGCGCGGGTCGCGTTCAACGCCTACATGCGGGCCATCCCCGACGGGGTGGAAGACGTCTTCGATTTCGACCTGGCACTCCGTACACCGGCCGCAGTGTCCACGATGCTGGCCGACTTGGTGTCCGCCGATGGGATCCACCCACTGCGCGGCGGGTACCGAGTACTGAGTCACGTCCCGCAGGTCAGTGCCTGACGCGAACTCTCGGCCAGGTGGTGATGGACGGTGCCTCAGGAAAACGTTGGCCCCCACCCCTCCACCCGGGTCGGGGTCACCACCGACATTCAGCCGTTGGGCACGGCGTCCGCCGGTGCCACCGGTCGTATCGCGGACGCCGGCCACGTACATCCCGCACAGACCGGGCTGCCGCCGTCCGGGGACGCGTCCGGGGACCTGGGAGGCAGCTACCCGGCGCCGACGGTCACGGCGACGCACCTGGTGTCGCCGCTGCCGGTCGCCCAGGGTGGCACCGGTAGCGGCACCCAAACCTGGGTGGACCTGACCACCACACAGACCGTGGCCGGGGTGAAGACCTTCTCGTCAGCCCCGGTAGTGCCGGCCGGGGCGTTCCCCGAAGCGGCGGTGTCAGGTCTGGCCGCGGACCTCGCTGCCCGGCTGGCCGCGGCGAGCAACCTCGCCGATGTGGCCAACGCGTCCACCGCGCTGGCCAACCTGGGTGGGGTTGCCAAGGGTGCGCTCGTTCTCAACGCCCGGGATTACGGCGCGAAAGCGACCTACGCCACCTCGACCAGCGGGGCGATGACCGCGTCTTCTGCGGTGTTGACCGACACCAATGCGGCGTTCACCGCTGCGGACATCGGGAAAGTGATCACCGTGGTGGGGGCTGGTGCGGCCGGGGTGGACCTGTCTACCACCATCGCCTCCCAGCAGTCCACCACCCAAGTCACCCTCACCGCGGCGGCGTCGACCACGGTGTCCGGTGCGATGTACGGGTTCGGCACCGACGACTCGGCCGCGATCAACGCGACAATCACCGCGGCTGGCAGTGTCGGGGCGACGGTGTATCTGCCGCCCGGCCGGTACGCGCTCGGCTCGGTTCTTGTCCCGGCCAGCAACGTCGCGATCGTCGGCGCGGGGATCGGCGCGACCACCCTGTTCCCGTTCGGCACCGTGTCCGCGGTCCAGTTGCAGGCCACCACCGGGAACCCGCTCACCGGGTTCACCCTCGCGCACTTGACGATCGACGGTGCCCGGCAGGTCGGCCCATTCGCGGTGTCGATCAAGGGTGTGTTCATTCAGTACTGCGCCGGATGCACCTTCGAAGACCTGATCATCCAGAACTGTGTCGCCACCGGCCTCGGCGCCGACTTCCTCACCCTCGGCACGGTGATCCACGCGGTCCGGGCAATCAACAACGGCCGGTTGAACCAGGGCGGCGGCAACGGCGCCGGGTCGAACGGCATCGGAGTCGGCACCGGCCAACACCCAGTCGAACAGTTCAGCATTTCCCAGTGCTACGCGTACGGCAACGGCCGCTACGGCATCATGCTCGAATCCCAGACCGGCACCACCTCGACAGGGATCCGGATCGTGGGCTGCTGGTCGCAGGCCAACGGGAACCACGGCTACGGCGACGCCGGCGGGAACGGCGCGATCTGGTCCGGGTGCGTCGCCTACGCCAACACCATCGACGGGTTCTCCGTCGACAACGGCACCGTCGGCGCGACCGCCGTCCCCGGCGGCAACACCCTGTTCGTGGGCTGTTCAGCGGTCTCCAACACCCGCTACGGGTTCTCCTACCAACCCACCGCCGGTGTTGCCCCGGGCGCCGGGAACATCACCTATGTCGGCTGCAAAGCAGTCTCGAACACATCACTGGGATTCAACTCCAACTCGATCACCAGCCACCCGGTGTCCGGGCTGACCTACCTGGCGTGCGAGGCGTACAGCAACGGGGCGTCCGGGTTGCAGATCCAAAACCCGATGACCGACCTCAAAGTGTCGAACTGCAAGTTCAACGCCAACGGCCAAGTGTCATCCACCTCCAAGACCGGTATCCAGCTCGGCGCGAACATCACCGGCCTCCAAATCGAAGGCTGCCGCATCTACGACGACGGCGGCACCCAGAAACAGACCTACGGCATCGTCATCCCCGCCGGCACCACCATCACCACCGGGCACATCGCCAGCAACGACCTCCGCGGGAACCTCACCGGCACCATCAACCTCGCCGGAACCCTCACCGCCGTCGTGTGCCGCGGGAACGTCGGCTACACCGCCACCATCACCCAACCCGGTGTCCCCGCCACCACAGTGGCCTACACCAACCAGTTCGGCGTGGACTGCATGGCCTACATCAACACCGGCACCGTCACCGCCATCGCGGTCAACGGGATCGCGACCGGCGAAATGTCCGGCGGGTTTCTGGTGCGCGCCCTGGACACGATCACCCTGACCTACACGGTCGCCCCGACCTGGGTGTGGATCCCGCAAGGGTAGGTGGGGGTTGATGCGTTCCCTGGTTTCGCATCCGCGGGTGCCGCACCCGGCCGACCACGAGTCGTGGCAGACCCGCATGGCGGACCGGGTCGCGGGCGCGTTCGGCACCATGGGCATGTTCTGGACGCTGGTGTGCTGGCAACTCGGGTGGATCGTGCTGGCCACAGCGGGGGTGTGGCTGTTCCGAGCCGACCCCTACCCGTTTGTGTTCTGCCTGTTCCTGTCGAACTTGATCCAACTGTGGGCGTTGCCGGTGCTAGGGACCGCCACCAACCGGGCCGACGAGAAACGGGCAGTGAAAGCCGACACGGACCACGCCGCCCTCACGTCGATTCACCACGCGGTGGATGACGTCGCGGCCCGGCTGGCCCGGATCGAAACCCGCATCGGCACCACACCCGAGAGGGGGTGATCCGGGTGCTGTCCCTGTTCTTGCAGTTCGTGCTGTCCATCACCGTCCTCTGACCACGACCCGGCCAGGAGAAAAACCCCTCGACGCGGCGATGCCGTTCACCCGCCACGGCCACTGGGTTGGCCATGCCGAACCGCCCATTCCCCTACCGCGCAGTGCCCGTTGCGGTGGCCCCGCGTTGTGCACCGACTGCGCCCTAGACGCACATCGAGCAGAGGAGTCCGCTGTGACCCAGGCATTCACGATCGGCCCCGTAGTCAGCTCTTCACCACCAGTGCCAAGCGTGGGTCGGATTGTGCACTACAGCAACCACGACAGCCCAGATTGGTGCCACGCGGCGATCACCACCGCCGTCGGCGAGACCGAAACCAACGAGAACAATCTCCACGGAGATGGAACATTCCGGCATGCACTGTGGCTGGCCGTGTTCGACTCCACTGGTATGTCCTTCCGACGGCAGGTGCTACAGGACGAGAATGGGCACGCTGACGGCACCTGGCACTGGCCCGAGCGCGCATAAATCCGTCCAGTCAGCCCGTGTGCTCCGGCCCCACTGGACGAACCCCACGGCGCGCTGGCACCTGGTGCGCGGCGTCGTATTCGGCAACGATCTCGGCGGGGATACGACCCCGGTCCGCCACCAGATGGCCCGCTTTCCGCGCCCACTCCCGGATCGCCTTGTTCGCGTGGCCTGATGTGCTCGCGTGAACCCTGACATGGGCGGTTACCGGCTCCGTGTCCCGACTGTTCGCTGCGGCTCGTGTTCCCATGCCGCGTTTGATTCGGCCCCCGATACGGCGGGCGTGTTCCACGAAACCGGCGAGCGTATCCCGGAGTTGATCCGCGTTCTCCGCGCAGAGATCAATGGTGTAGTTCACGCCGTCCAACGAGAAGTCCACCGTCTCTACCCCCTCGGTGCTGACACCATCGAGGTCATCCACTACCTCAACAACCACCTTTTGAGCCACAACAACCTCCGCCGTTGCCGTTTGTTTATTGGTGGCGGAGAGTATAGAGACGTGCGACACGCCGGGGGCATAAACCTCGCTTGACGTCACCTCAATGGGCGAACATGTAGCCTGCCGCACCTACACCATCCTCGACTGGAGTAAAGGCGGCCAATGACTACCCGGAACACGCTGTACACCCTGGACCAGGTGTGCGCGGTGCACCACGTCACACCCCCCACTGCTACGGGGATCGCCCGGCACCGCGCCGAACAACGCTCCTGGTGGCGGCAGGTGTTTACCCGCCGCCACCCGACGGTGCGTCTTTAGCTAGAACCCTCCAAAAGGGGGTTCTTTGGGCTGTTACTCGGTTGCCACGCAGAACAGGCAGCGCGGTAACGTTGGCTTCCCTGTCTGACTGTGAAGCTGGCCCTCCAGATCGTCCCGTTCGTCGAGCAACGCCAGCACCGCATGAGGAGATGCCGCCAGGAACAATTCCAAGCGCTGCCGCGAGGGTTGGCCAGGCCATTCGCGCGGACCAGTGGTCATCTGTTCGTCGGCGGCCTCCGCTAGTCGACGTAACTCACGCCACGTACAGATGGTGGCGTTCGGGGTGCAGGCGGTCACCGCGGTGGATCTTTCGGCAACCACGAGGGGGCGTGCTCGCTGATATATCCGATGCACGAGGCGTTGACGTCGGACATCACCACTCGCTTACCCGAACGCAGGAAGGCTCGGCCGGTGCGGCCGTAACCGCAGCAAAAGTCCCCCGCCGTGGAGTACCGCTGCGCGAGGGCATGCAAAAACTCGGGGGCCACACCGTAGGTGCGGTCAGCCTCTGCCCCGGGGCGGTAACCGACGGCCACCGCTTCGTCTTCGTTGAGTCGCATCGGCAGCACCACGTCCGCTGTCGGCAGTTTCGCCACCGCGTGACGTCCAGTCACGAGGTACACAGGTCCTGCGGCGGCTTCCACGATCTCTCCTACCCGGTTCATGAACATGCTGTAGGTGCGGCCGTCGCTGATGCCGGCGCGTTCGTTGAACGTGTCATATCCGACTTGCCAGGGCAGGTCAGTCACGATCACGTCGCACGCCTCGTATTCGGCGGGCAGTGTGGTTGCGGACAAGAGGTCATGCGTGAACGCCACGCATTGCGGGCCCTCCCACCGCAGCACCGACGGTGCCGCTACGGGTGGCTTGTGGGCACCGTGGTAGTGCACGGTGGGAATCATGCTGCGGGCGCTGCTCTGGCTCACGCCGAAACCTCCTGGGTGTCGGTTGTGGTGAACAGGATTTGGTCGGGGGTGGCGTTCCACTTATCGCGTCGGCGCTTCATCAACTCCTGGTATGCGATGAACGACGCGGTCGATTTGGGCTGGCTGAACCCCAAGCCTTTGCAGTAGAAGTCGTTGCGGAGCAGGGATTTGCAGACGCGTCGCCACGAGGGAACGAGCCGTTGCGCTTCCAGTCGCGGGTCGGCTTCGTCGGGGATGCCGTTCTCGTAGCCGCGTTCGACCCACCACTTGGTGTGGAGCAGGATCTTGTTGCGGAACTGCTCCTCCGTTTTGGGTGGCATGGACGCGACCAGCAACTCGGCGAAGGTTCGCCAGGTGTGCCCCACCGGTTTGGTGATCTTCCGGTAGCCGTTGATCGCCCCCCACTCCTGCACGTACAGCGCCCCGCCGTTGGCGCCGTTGACTCGGGCGACGACACGCGCCCACGTTTCCGGCTCAATGAGGTGGAACAGCCACAGCCCACGCCGCTGGTCATCGCCGTAGGGTTGGCAGATGCGCATCTGGGAGGGTTTCAACCCGGCCATGTGCATGCGGTCGTACAGCTCGTTGTGCCGCTTCTCCGGGTACTTTCCGTGGTAGGTCCAGATGTCTTCCACGGTCATGTCGTAGATCGGGTAGGCGTTGTAGGTGTGCTCGGTGACTTTCGATGTCCACTGGTAGCCATTCCAGGTGGCTTTGCTGGTCGAGGCGATCGTGCGGTACCGGTTCAGTGACTCGTCCGCGCGGATGCCCACCAGGCAGGCGGTGCGCTCCCCTTTTCCGTAGTGGTCGCCGAACCGCACCATGAAGTCCTCGAATTCCATGCCCCGCCGGAAAAAGGGGTACGTGGACGGGTCGGTGACGGCCCGCCGTGGCGGGGTTCTGATCCAGGCTTCCTGTTGGTCCGGGTCCCAGCATTCCCACTTCGGTTCGTACACCGAGACGGCGTTGCGCAGCGCCATGGGCAGGCAGATCCAGTGTTCCTCGTCGATCACGTCCGCGTACTCGTCCAGGCATGCCGCAGCGTGGTCGATGGTCAATTTGTATTGGCCTTCCAGGTCGATCAGCATCACCCCGAACTGGCGGTTCCGGGCGCGGGCTTCATCTGCGACGAGGTGCAGCAGCACGGTGCTGTCCTTGCCGGCGCTGAAACTGACGTAGACGCGCGGGAACTGGTCGAACACGTCGCTGATGCGCTGCCGGGCTGCGGTCAAGGTGTTGATGTCGAGTCGCCGTTTAGGCATTGGCGTGCGTCCTCTCCCCGTGTAGTGGTGTTACCAGCAGTTCGAGGGGGAACAGTCCGGGAGTGCGGCTGCTCTCCCGTTCGGTACGCCATTCCCTCGCTGCCTGGTCGGCCACCATGTTGGCCGCGTGCTGTTCGGCGGCGGTCAGTGTCCACCACGCCAGCCGGGTGGCGTGCTCCGCGATCCCGGCGAGGTGGCAGCAGGTGGCTTGGCCGATCCAGGCGCGTTGGTTCTGGACCATGGTGGTGAGGTTTTGCTCGGCCGCGTTGGGCCAGTCACGCAGCATGCACCGGGCGGCATCCAGAAAGACGGCGGGGTCGCTGAGGATGTGGGCGGCTTGCTCCGTTTCGGCGGTGACGTTCGATGGGTGCTGCCACATTCCGGCCTGCCAGTCTTCCCACTCCGTGTAGGGGTGGAAGACCTGGGGGTTAGCCATCGCTGGCGTCCGGTGTGGTGATTCCGCCGTCGACTCCGGCGGCGGCCAGTGCGTCGTCATCGAGGTCGTCGGGGGCCAGTTCGGCTTCCCATGCCGCGCTGAATTCGCGGTCGGCGAAGGCGTCGGCGAGGCCGGTGATCTGGGTGAGGCGCAGTACCTCGTCGGCGTCCATACCCAACTCTTTGCTGATCTTGTTGTCGGACCAGTTTCGGCGCTTCAGCTCCAGCACGATGTCCGACATGCGGATCACTGAATGCTTGCCGCGGGCCCGGTTGTGACGGATCGTGGACGCCATCCGGTCAGGTCGGTCGCCGCGGTCTGCGCGGATCTGCACCAGCGGCAGGTAGCCGTGCACCCGTTCCGCCACGTCGGGGTATTCCTTGCCGACGCGTGACCGGTGGAACCCGTCGACGACTTCGCGGTGGCCGTCTTCCGCGTTCGACACGATGGGTTGGGTGAACCCGTCGGCGAGGACGGACAGGCGCAGCAACTCCATTTCGGGTGCGGCGACCGTGTTCGGGTTGTAGCTGTTGGCTTGGACGTCCGTTGCTGGCACCCATTCGATGTAGTCGACCGGTTCGGCGCTGAAGGGGCTGTATTCGGCGAGTACGGCTCGTAGTTCGTTGAGTAGTGCCACCTGGTTGGGCAGGTCGTGGTCCCGGAACCAGAGTTTCGCGAGGGCCCGGAGGTCTTTCGCGGCGCGGCTTTCGACGCGGTCACTCATCGCTTGGTGATCCTGTCTGTGGTGGGGACGTTCTGTTGTGCGCGTTCCGGCGGTGCCGTCGGCATTGTGTCGAGGTGGTTGAGGGCGTCGGTGAGTAGCACTCGGACCATGCTGGATCGGCTGCGGTCGTGCCGGTGGGCGGCGGCTTCGATTCGGGCGACCACGTCGTCCGGCACCGTCACTGTGATGCGCATTGCATCACTATAGCATCACTGTTCATCAGGTGGTGGTGCGCGGTGGTGCTGTCCAAACCCCAACGCGCCAAGGTCGCCGAACGCCGCGCCGAAGCCATCGGACTCCGCCTAGCCGGCATGGACTGGGACACCATCGCCACCCGCCTCCACTACGCCGACAAAGCCGCTGCCTGCAAAGACGTCTCCCGCGCCCTCGCCGCCCGCCTCGAAGAGGAAGGCCGCGCGGTTGAGGAGTACCGCGAGGTCGAGTTGATGCGCCTGGACCGTCTCCAAGCCGCAGCGTGGCCCGCCGCACTCGCCGGAGACGTCCGCTCCATCGAAGCCGTCCTACGCCTCATGATCGGCCGCTGGAAACTCCTCGGCCTGGAAGCACCTGTGCGGGCGGAGGTGCTGACCATCGATGCCATCAACGCCGAAATCCAGTCCCTCAGCGGACAGGTCGGCGGCGGAGATCCGGTTGGAGAGGTTGCAGGCCCTCCGGCGATTGAAGCTTGAGGCTGAACAACGTGAGCGGGAACGGCTGGCCCGGCTGGACGTGTTCGGGCTGTTGCACTACGAGCCGACCCCAAAGCAGGCCGTGTTCCACGCCGCCACCGAGTTTGACGTCCTGTTCGGTGGAGCTGCTGGCGGCGGAAAAAGTCGTGCCCTTGTCATGCATGCGATCCGGGAATGCGTCCGCTACCCCGGTGTCCGGGCCGCGGCGTTCCGGCGCACGTATGGCGAGCTCAAAGATTCCCTGCTGGCCGAGTTGGCGCAGGTCGGGTTCGCGTCGGCGGTCGGGGCCCGGTGGAACGGCACCGACTACGACCTGCGGTTCCCCAACGGCTCCATCCTGCAATTCCGGTACGCCGAAACGATCCCCGACGCGTCCCGCCGACTGGGTGCCCAATACCAACTGCTGCTGTTCGACGAACGCACCCAGACGAACCCTGATGTGCTGCTGTTCCTGGAGTCCCGGCTGCGGTCCGGGCGCCGGGATGTGCCGGTGCTGGGGATCCGGTCGGCGACCAACCCCGGCGGCCCGGGCCACAGCATGGTCAAGTCGCGGTACATCAAACCGACCGCGTACGGCGAGCGGGTGGTGCGCGATGAGCGTGGCCGCACCGTCCGGTTCATTCCGTCCCGACTGTCGGACAACCCGCACATCAACCCCGAGTACGCCCACGACTTGCAGGTGCTGCCGGAGCAGATGCGCGCCGCCTACTTGGATGGCAACTGGGATGTGTTCGCGGGGATGATGTTCCCGGAGTGGTCGCACGACCGGCATGTTGTTGCCCCGTTCACGCTGCCTGCGGAGTGGCGGCGGTACAACGGCATCGACTGGGGTTACAGCGCGCCGTGGGTGGTTTTGTGGGCTGCGGTCGACGAGGACGGCCGGGTCTACGTCTACCGGGAGATCTCGGAGCGGGGTGTCGGCGAGGCCGAGCAGGCTGGCCGCATCCTCGCCGCTGAGGCTGCCGGGGAACAGGTGGTGGCCCGGTACGCGGATGACGCGATGTGGGCGACCCGCGGGGACGCGAAGCCGATCGCGCAGGTCTACGCGGACAACGGTTGCCATCTCACCCCCGCCGGTAAGGGTGGTCGGGTCGCCGGGTGGCAGCGCATGCATTCCTACCTCGCGGAGGCGCCGGCGTGTCCGCATCACCGCGCGCAGGGGTGGAAGTCGTGCCCGAAGCTGCATGTGTTCTCCACCTGTGAGCAGTTCGTTACGACGGTGCCGGATTTGCCGCATGCCACTACGGGGGATCCGGAGGACGCGGATACCCGCGCGGACGACCATTGTGCTGATGCGGCTAGGTATTTCATGATCAACCTTGGTACGGGTCCCGAGTTCACGATCTTCGACGAACCGGAGGAACGTCCCCTGCACCAACCTGCCCCCGGGATGATCGTGGTCCCGCGTGATCACAACACCCCCCGGCGCCAGGCCGATGTCGACGAGGACGGGCCGCGGCCGGGCGCCGTCACCATCTCCCCGTTCGCCTAGCCAGGTGGCGAGTCGACGAGTTGCCGGGTCCGACATGGCCAGTCCCGGCCGCACTCCACGCAGACACCGTTGTCGGATTGGGTGTGAAGATCCCGCACCGCCCGGGCAAGGTGGTCGTAGTCGCGCGGCTCGTTCGGCCGCCGCGGACGAACGAAAATGCCCGCGCCTTGGCGCCTGACCACCGTGCCATCGGCATGGAGTAGGTCCAGCGCGCGGCGCACGGTTTCGCGGGCGACCTGGAACCGGTCGCACAGCGCGCTAGCAGAGGGCAGCCGGTCGCCCGGTTGGTAGGTGCCATCCCGGATGCGGTCACGGAGCCACGCTGCGATTTGCAGATAGGCCGGCCGCGGGTCATCGAGATCCACCATGGCGGCGAGCGTAAACGGCCCCTACTGACTGACGTCGCACCGTGCGGGTTTGTCCGGGGGTGACATGTGGGTGCGTTCACCGAGGCGGCCGTCGGATGGTTGCTGAACCGGCCCCGCACCGGCGTGGTCGAGGCAGCGGACCGGGCGCTCGCCCCGGCGGTCCCCGAACGCGCCGGCTTCGAGTACGGGATTCCCCGCGGCGGGTTGACCGAATGGAACGCGGGGGTCGGGGCCTCCACCCAGACTGACCGGCGCAGCCAGATGCAGGAGTTGTACGAGGCGTTCCTGGGCTGCCCGTGGTCGTGGGCGTGTGTGAACGCGATCGCCCGCACCATCACCGCCGGTGGCCTGGTCACCGACTGGGACGCCGATGACGGCGAAGGTGACCAGGACCAGCCGGCGAAACCGGCGAACGTGCTGGCGTTGGAGAAGCTGCTGACGTTCACCAACCCCCGCGAAGACATCCGCCAACTGTTGCGGTCCACAATCGCGGATTTGTTGGTGTTCGGGGACGCCTACATTGAGGTCACGTACGTTGGGTCGATCCCGGTCGCCCTGTACACGCTGGATTCGCCGTCAACGACGCCGATCGCGGATGAGCACGGCACGATCACCGGGTATGTGCAGGTCACCGACTACGGGCAGCGCGCCACGTTCGAACCCCGCGAGGTCATCCACATTTCGCTGGACGCACCCCGGTCGGGGGTGTTCGGGGTGTCGCCGACGCAGGCCGCGATCCTGCCGATCATGTCGTGGCTGTTCACCGCCGCGACCTTGAAAGAGACGTTCAGGAAGGGCAACCCCGCGAACATCTGGGCGGACATGCCAGCCGGAATGTCCTCCACGGAGCAGGCCCGGTGGATCGCCCAGTACCACACGAACAACCTCGGGCCCCGCAACATCGGCACACCGATCGTCACCAAAGGTGGCGCGCACATCCAGGAGTTGCAGGCCGGGAAAATCGCCGAGTATTTGCAGACGCTGGACCAGAAACGCGACGAGATCCTCGCCTCCTACGGTGTGCCACCAGCGCAGGCCACCGTCATCGAATCCGGCAACATCGGCTCCGGCACCGGCGAATCACAACGCAAAATGTTCCAAGTCAACACCTGCCAACCGATCGCCGAACTGCTGCTGGAGAAACTCAACTACGCGATCGTCAAACTCGGGTTCGCGATCGACGGGTGGCGCCTGAAATTCCGCGAGATCGACATGCGGGACTCGGCGGTGATCGAGCAGATCCGGGACATGCGGCTGCGGAACGGCTCGTGGGTGTTGAACAAGTACCGCACAGAGATCGGTGAGCCGCCGGTGCCCGGTGGGGACGACGCCATCCTGGTGGACCGCCAGAACCTGGTGTTGTGGCAGGACATGGCGTCCTACTCCACCAGCGGGATCGCCGCGAAGTTGAAGGGCACCGCGCTGGAACCGGCCGAGCCGGGAGCGCCGGGGACACCGGTCGGCCTAGAGAAACCCGAACCGGCCCCGGTGCCGGCCGCGTTGGCACCGTTCGCTGGGCAGGGCAACCCCGCCGGCACCGAGCAGGAACTCGACGGGGAAGATGGAGAAGAGGAAACCGTCGGGGCGGGTGTTGGGGTGTTGAGTGAGGCGTGGCAGCACGCCTACCGGGAACGCCTCGCGGTGGCGTTGCGGGAGCTACCCGGTGTGGATACCAACGCTGCATGACCCGATAGTGCGGGGTGACACGCAGCGGTTCGGCAATTGCAGGGGTGCGTGACATCTCGGCGCTACGATGGCGCCGCGTCTCTCGGCTGAACGTAGACACAACGGTGACCCTCTGCTGGCACGGGGGGTCACCTTCATTAACTCTGGCCCCGATCAGCCTGATCATTCGGACGCTCCCCTGCCAGGTACTACCCCCGCACTGGAACCGGGCACGCTGCCCGACCATCCGCTGCGCGCGGACGATGTACAGGCCCTGCTCTCCAAAGAAATCGGATAGCCAGGGGGTGCGGCACGTGCCGAAAGCGCGGATCTACAAACACGCTGGCGAATGGTGGTGTACCCGCCCCACGATGGGATTCGGGTCGACGTTTCAGATCTCCCGTCACAGTACGTGGCGAGCCGCTGTCCAATCCCTCCGGCAGGGACCCGGTGGAACTGGGGGTGGTCAGTGCGAACGCGCCGACAGTCCCACTACCGGGACCGGGCCTGTCCCTGCGTGGACACCGCTCTGGCATCCCGGCGGGCACCCGTGGTAGTGGTGCTGTGGATCGTGGACCGGCTGCTTGCGCCGATCATGGCGGGCCTGGTCGTCAGCGTGGTGGTGACCCTGTGGGGCCGTCGGCATGTGCGGGACCTGCATGCCCGTCTCGATGTGCAGGATGAGCACCTCGCGGCGCAGGACACGCACCTGGACGCCCAGGACACCGTTCTGAAAGACCTCCGCGGCACGCCCTGACCACCCGAGGGGGTGGCCGTGCAGGTCGATTTCGCGGTCCGGGCCCGTGCCGCGTTCGCCGCCGGGTGGGCCGGCACCGGTGGCCCGCTGACCCCCCGAGTTGCGGCGGCGTGCCGTGCCGCAGTCGCTCTCGCCGCCGAGCACCCGAACCATCCGGGGGTGCTGGAGGCGACCCTGCTGATCGGGTCGATGGAGGGCACGTGGGCCCGGGTGTATGCCCGCCGCGAGGCGCTCTACACCACCCACATCGACGCGATCACCACCGCGTGGCGGGCGTGGATCACCACCCACCTGGATGTTCCCGCCGTAGTGGGTGCCTACCGGCGCAAGGTCGGTGCACCCGTTGAGGCCGCGTCAGACGCTGAGCAGCGCCGCCGGGAACGGGAAGTCGCCGCGATCGCCCTACTGCTGTTGCTGCTGCACGGGATGCTCGCCGACGGGCACCGCGACGCAGACCCCACCTATGTGGCACTGATCGGCACCATCGAGGTGGCGCTACGGGAAGGCACCGCGGAAGGCACCGCCGGGGCGGTCGCGCTGCTCGCCCAGCAGGCCGGGCACACCGCCGCCGTCGACTTCGACAAGGCCTACACCGACGCGCTCGCCGCCGCGGCCGGTGAGGACCAGTACGCGGCGCTCGCACTGGCCTGGCTGAAACGGATGGTCGCATCGGTCGCCGCCGCCGCCGGCCGGGCACTGGCCGCCGCAGACGAGCCCCCCGATGCCACCACCGACGATGAGGCCGAGGCGGTCACCGACACAACCAGCGGCGAGAAGAACCACGCGGTCCCCGGGTTCGCGGACTGGTTGCTGGGCGCGGCGTTCTGGCTGGGTGGCCTCGCGGTATACGCCGCACTGAACATTGCGGCAGTCAACTGGGTCACTGTCGGGGACACCCGGGTCTGTGCGGCGTGCGCCGCGAACGAGGACAACAGCCCCTACCCGCTGATCAGCGCACCGAGCCCTCCCCAACATCCGCGGTGTCGGTGTTGGACGGTCCCCGCCGGCCCGGTCGCGTCCCTCGGTCAATTCGCCACCTACCTGATCGGGGGCTGACATGGCGATCTACAACCCGCGCGCTGACCTGCTGTGGTGGTCCCAAACCGCACCCGGGATCGGATCCACCCTGTCGGTAGTCGGCACCTACCACTCCGCCGACATCGACCTACGGGACGTGTGCGATGTGTGGCTCGCCGTCTACGTCGCCGGGACCTCCACCGGCACCCTACCGACGCTGGACGTGTGGCTGGACCTCAAAGAAGCATCCGGCCAGTACCTGTTGCAGGCACTGCACCTCACCCAGTTGACCTCGACACCGAACTACGCGTCGGCCAGCGCCGGGATCCACATCCAGTCCACCGGGTCGATGACGTTGCCGGAGTTCGGGCGGGTCACCTGGACGTTGGGTGGCACCACCCCGGTGTATCCGCAGGCGTCGATCAGCCTGTACGGGCGGTGAACCAGGTGATGAAACCACGGATGTTGTCCCGCCCGGACCCGGCCGACGATGAGCGCGCTGATCTGCTCGCGGACTTTTGCGCCCTGTTGATCGACGCGTTGCAGGTGCCCGAGGTGGTCGCCGCGATGCGATCGGCCCTCGACGACGAACCACCGACTTCGATGCCTCCGCCGCCCTCTGTGCGTGCGGCCGGGCCGGCTACCGCCCGCGGCCGACGCCGCTGAATCCCATGTGAAGGGGAGGTTGGTGTGGCACCTCGTATCGCCACTGTTGGCGGCTACGCCCTCCGGCCCGGCGTCAGCCGAAACGGGCGCCTGTACACCCGGGAGGCCATCGCGAAGGCGGTGGCCCGGGCACAGGACCGGATCGCCGCAGGCACCATGAACGTGGTCCGGCCGAGTGACGTACTCAGCCAGCGCACGCATCACGCCGCCGAAGATGATTCCACGCGGATCGTGGGCCGGGTCACTGCCATGTCGTTGGCCGAGGACGGGTCGGCCCGGTTCGCCGCGGATATCGCGGACACCCCGCACGGCCGCACCATTGCTGATCTGGCGGCACCGAGGACGGCGGGTGACCCGAATTCGGTGGACCCGTTCTTGACTGGTGTGTCCATCCGGGGGGCATGGCTGGGTGAGGTGCGGCGGATCCAGCACGACGGGGTGATGACAGAGACTTCGGATGATCTTGAAATCGACGGCATCGACTACACCGGCCACCCGGGCGTACCAGGCGCGGAGATAGACACCTACACTCCCGCAGCTTCCACTCGAACCTCCCACGAATCGACCGCCGGCCGAGTGCTGATCTTCGAGGCCGCGCAGGAGGTCGCAGTGACCACTCCGGTCGAGGAAAAAGGCGCTCCGGCGCTCAAGTCCGGGAAACCGGCGGCGGCACCAACGAAAGCCTCCGCCTACGCCGACCCGGGATACCAGGACGACAAGGCGCCCCGGTACGCGTTGGACACGAAGGCCCAGGCCAAATCCGCCTGGAGTTACATCCACATGCCGAAAAACGCGAAACTGTACAGCCCGGCACAGTTGAAGCGGATCAAGGGGCGCATCGCGAAAGCGCTCACCAAGTCCGGGGTGAAAGTCGATCCGGCGGAGCACTGGCTGATCGACCCGGTCATGCAGGTCACCGAATCCGGGATCGACGAGTACTACCCGGATGCATCCACCGCCGGCTCGTTCTCGATTTCGCTGTCCAACGGCCCCGTCAACATCACTATCAGCAGTTACCAGGTCGACCCCGCGGATTTGGACCTGGTGGGGCGCGCGGCGATGGCTGGCGCGTGCAAGGCGCTGGCCACGATCGACCCGGACATGGACGGCGACATGGACGTGCCAGGTGCGGACGCGGAGGACACCGACAACGATATGGAAACCGGGCCGGTGGTGGTGCACACCGAAACCCGTGGCCGGCAGTACGAACTGGACCCCCCGAATGACGGCGGTGTGACGGAGGAATCCCCGCCGCCCGATGCACCCACAGACCCTGGAAGCACCACCCCGAATGGGGCTTCCGCCGTTTCCGATCCACCGGCGCCGGTACCGGCTGCCGACCCAACACCCGAGGAGGAGCCGGCGATGGCCGACGACACCACCCCGGCGGTCGAGCCGCAGGCCCCCGCCACCCCCGCCACCGAACCGGCTGCTGTGCCGCCGGTGGCCGCCCCGACTGCGGTGACGCTGTCTGACGCCCAGTTCCAGCAGTTGCTGGCCGCCGCCACCCGAGTCCCCGAATTGGCGACGGTCGGGGCCCCGGCTGAAACCGCGCCCGCGGCGACCACCCAGGAAACCGCCCCGCCCACCGTGCAGGTCAGTGCGGCACCCCCGGCTACCTCGAATCCGGCGGTGACCGAAACGCAGGAGCAGATGATCGCCCGCCTCGTCGCGGAAGGCGTCAAGGAACAACTCCCGCTGGCGGTGCAGAACCACGTCCAGGCCACCGGTCTTCCCGGTCGGCGTGGTCTCGTGGCCCGGGTCGGTGAAACCTCCGCCGCCCCGGCCGCGACCACCGACGGGCTCAACGCCTACGGGGTCCCGGCGGACTGGCCGGACAAGCCCCTGGACAAATACACCTCCGAGGAACGCAAGCGGTTCTTCGGTCCGGCGGTGCGCGCGCATTACCTCGGCGACCGCGACAGCTAGTAAACACGCGGGTTTCGACCCCTTCGGCACGTGCTTTGTTGACCGCCACCACCCACGGGGGTGGTGGTGCCTTTCGGCAGCGATGGTCCCGGCTCTTTCACCTCGACCATTTGCCCCGAAAGGACAGGCACTCATGCCTTCCGAACTGCGGGAAGCGCTGCTCGCTGCGAACGCGTCAGCCCTCATCCCGAAGATCATCGATCCTCTGTTGCTGGAGTACCAGCGCCGCTACTCCCCGCTGTGCCGGGCACTGCCGAGCACGAAGTGGGACTCGGACACCTACTACTTCAACCAGCGCACTCAGTTGGCGAACGGCGGCTTCGTCGCCGACGGCGGTGCCCTCCCGGTCAGCAACTCGACCTATGTGCAGAACAACTTCAAGATGGCGCACCTCCAAGTCGTGGGCGCGGTCACCGGCTACGCCCAGGAAGTCACCCGCCAAGTCATCGGTGACCTCCGCCAGACGGAAATTGAGGGCGGAATCCGCGGCATGTATTGGGACATTGAGTCGGCCTTGCTGTGGGGCAACTCGGCGTCCACCCAGTTTGGTGCCCGTCCGCAGTTCGACGGGTTCGATACCCAGGTCGCGGCGTTCACCGGCGGGTCGCAGAACGCACTGGACAAGGCCGGCGGCACCCTCACCTTGGCCTACCTCGACGAACTGATCGACATGGTGGAGCAGAACGCCGCCATGTCGGTGTTCGACGACTCGTGGATGATGCTGATGTCCAACACCGCGATCTCCAAGGTGGCGCAACTGTTGGTTAACCAGCAGCGGTTCGTCGACAAGGTCGAGGTCGAGGCTGGCCTGTTGGTGTCGACCTACCGCGACATCCCGATGATCAAGTCGTCGTTCCTGTCGACCCGGAACCTGACGATGGGTGCGGTGACTTCCGGGACCGCCACCACTGGCGGCACGCTGGCCGCGGCCACCTACTCCTACAAGGTGTCCCCGATCATCGCCCGTGCTGGCGAGATGGCTGCCTCTGTCGAAGTCTCCCAGACCACCACCGGCTCCACCTCCACCGTCACCTTGTCGTACTCCACTCCCGCCGGATACGAAGGTGGCCAGCCGACCCTGTACAAGGTCTGGCGCTCCACCAGCACCGGCACCGAAACCCTGCTCGGGTACGTTGATGCGACAGTTGGCCTGGCGGCGGACGGGATCACCCCGATCCTGACCACGTCGATCATCGACACCGGCACCACGCTGATCCCGCAGAACGGATCCACCATCCCCGCGCAGTACCCGGCCAGCTACGTCGGCACCAACACTGGCCTGTTCCCCCCCGCCGTCGGGCAAGAAAACATCTACCTGTCCAGTCGGGACCGGGACAACGTCATCCGGCCCTACGTCCGCGAAGTAATGCCACTGGACGTGTACCCGACCACCACCAGCCCCGACACGCTTCCTTACGCAATTATCGAGGATACTACGCTCGGTATTCGGGGGCCGAAATTCACGGGCCGATTGGCACGTGTCGGCGTTTCTGTGTAATTCTTTTCGGCGATTTACTGAACACGGAAAATGGGAGGTGTGCGGATGGTGTTGGTGCGTAAGCACCGCGCCGGGTCCGACAGTTACGGCCACGTCTGGGCACATGACGGGGACACCGTTGAGGTGCCCTACGGGCACGCGGTGGAGTTGCTGGCCATCGGCGATGCCGGGTTCACGATCGTCGAACCCGAGCAGGAGCCCAGCCCAGAGTTGGTGCGGACCGAGGTTGACGAGGCACCCCCGCCGGTCACGCGGCGCCGCGGCCGGCCGCCCCTGTCCCGACCGGACGTGGTTGAGGAATAACGCGGTCGGGGGTGGGCGGCGGTGGCCGACACCCCCACACCGTTGGCGACCGCGGCGCAAATGCAGGCCGGCCCGTTCGCGGACCTGGTCCGCTCCTACACCGCGCCCGCGCTCAACGATTTGATGGTGCAGGCCACCCGGGCGTGTGAAACCGAAACGGGGCGCCGGTTGGCCCCGTTTACGGGGGTGACGGAGTCGCACCGGTGCTCGGGGATGGACCCGGACGAGTACGCCGATTCGGCGAACCTGCCGTTGGACCTGGCGGGGACGTTGGGCAGGTCGTATGCCTACGCGTTGGGTGCGTCGTCGCTGGTGCGGCACATGTGGTTGCACGAGTATGCCCCGCACTATCCGGAGTTTTGGTCGTACACGGTGGCGTCGTTGACGATCATCCGGTCGTATGGTGGGTCGGAGTCGTTGACGGTCACTCAGTATGTCGGGCCGGAACTCGACTCAGGGCACATTTGGTTCAATCTGGGGAAATTCATTCCTGTCGGGTCGCTGGCGCGGGCGGTGTACGGCGGCGGCTATCAGACGATCCCGGCGGACCTGGTGCGGGCCTGTATTTGGATGGCCGCGTCGATCGCCGCGACCGAGCTGGATCCGATGCTCGAATCGCACGGCCACAACCCCGGTTCGCTGGAGGAGAAGGCGGTGGGCTGGTTGTCGGCCTACCAGCGGATGATGACCTGATCCGCCCCCTGCTGGTTTCGGGGGTGGGGTGGTGGCGCGTCGCGGTCACCCGCTGTCCGCAGCGACCCGCGCAAAGATCAGTACCCGACTCAAGGGCAAACATCATGCTGGCCATCGCCTGTCCACTGTGGCCCGGGCGAAAATCTCCGCGAAACTTCGTGGCCGCCATCACGCTGGTCACCATCTTTCTGCCGCCGCGCGCGCAAAGATCAGCGCCAAGCTGAAAGGGCATCATCATGCCGGTCATCCGTTGTCGGCATCCGCGAAGGCAAAGATCAGCTCGGCGCTCAAAGGACGCCATCACGCAGGTCACCACCTGAGTGCCGCGGCCCGCGCGAAAATCAGTGCTGCGCTTCGTGGCCGTCATCATGCGGGGCATCCGCTGTCGGCCGCTGCCAGGTCCGCTATTTCGGCGCGGTTGCGTGGTCGGCATTTGTCGGCGGCGACTCGGGCGCGGATCGCGGCGGCGTTGCGCGGGAGGCATCACGCGTCGACGGTGACGCGGCGGACTCCGACCCGGCGGCGTGTCACGCGGCGGCCGGGCACCCGGCGAGGCACTCCCATCCATCGGCGAAGGCACCCAGGGCCGCGTCGGCCGACGCGTCGTGTCCGACCGGGACGCGCCAACCGGCGGTCGTTGATTTCCGCGCATCAGCACCGCTCGCTGCGCGGGTATCTGCATACCCACCGGCGGCGTCACCGGTCGCGGATCGTGATTCATCGGCGGGCGCGGGCGCATCGTGTGTGGCGACGTCGCCGGAGGTGAGTAGCCGGTGACTCCTCCGTTGGTGCCTCCGACCACCGCTAACGCGGTTGACCGCGAGGTCGCGTTCCTCACCACCACCGGAGACGGGTTGCCAGCGCTGCTGACGGCCGCTGGCGGCCCGTTCGCGGTGGTGCAGGGGTATTGGCCGCGGACCCCAAACACCAACGTGACCGCCCTGTATTTGCGCAGGTCCCGGATTGTGGATGAGCGGTGGACCAACCAGCGCAAGAAACCCCGGTACAGCTTCACGGCGCGGTTGGAGTGGCGGATCGGGTCCACCAGCACTGCGGCGGGGATCGCGGAAGCGGAGCAGCGGGCGCTCGACGCGGCGATCGAGTTGGTGGTTGAGCGGGTGCGGGGGCTGGTCGGGGATCACTCGCATGGCGGGATGTTCCTGTCGGTGGCGGAGGCCCCGGTGCCACCCCAAATCGACGTGTCCTTTGTGGACCCTGAGCAGACGTTGCCGCAACGCTACCTGCGCGCGGACATGACCTATTTCGCCGACGACTTCGAGATCGTCATCTAACCCGTTGGAGGTCATCGTGCGGCAGCGCAACGCCCGCGCCGAGACACTCACCATCCCCGACCTCGGTATCGCCGTCCCCCCTGGTGGGGAGATCGACCCCGAGGGTGACGAGTTGCTGGCCGGGTTCGAACCGGTCCCCCACGATCCGCCACCGGTGTCGGTGAAGCCGCCCAGCGCGCCCACCACCGCAGGGCTGACCAGTGATGGGCAGGAGGCCGTGAAATGACCGTCAACCTGTCCCGGCTCGCGAAACTCGGGATCGTCAAAGAGGTCATCCCCGGTACCTACCCGGCGTCGATCAACATGTGGCTTCCGTTCGACAAAGCCGAGTTCATCGACATGTACACGCCGATCAAAGACCAGAGTTATCGGGCGAATGACACCGTGGTGCAGGGCATCTACCAGGGTGTGGTGGAGGGCCAGTGGTCGATCGACCTCAACGCCTACCCCGACATCACTGGGCATGTGTTGCGCGGGATCATCGGCCCGGACACCGTCACCCCGGGGGTGTCCACGACGTTCGCCGCGTCTTCCGTGGCCGGGGCGACGTCGGTCTCGGCGACCGCCACGGTCCCGACCGGGTCAACGGTCCAGTTGCAGGACACCGGCGGGGCGAACACCGAGTATGTGGTGACCGGCGCGCCGACCGGATCGGGGCCGTACACGATCCCGATCGTGACCCCGGCGACCGGGACACGGTTCGCGCACACGATCACCACATCGACGATCATCGCGGCCTCGTCGCATTCGTTCAAACAAAATCCGGCCGCCGCCCGACCGACGTACAGCTTGCTGGTGTGGGACACCGTCAACTGGTCCTCCTACAGCTACGCCTCATTTTCGGACGTGTCCATCAAAATCGATCCGAAGGCCGCGGTCACCCTGTCCACCAAACTGGTGTCCTTCGCGGGTGTTCCGGCGACCACCCAGTCCCCGACCTTCACCGGGACCCAGCCGGTGCTGGGGTGGGAATGGGCCCAAACCAACGCCGGTGGGGCTTCCACCCGTGGTTTGACGTTGGATTACTCGATCAAACGTGCCACCGAGGCCGTTCACAGCAGCGACGGTATTCAGGGTCCGCGTGAGGTGTTCTCCGGTGCGATCGAGGCTGACGGCACCCTCAAGGCGGTCTTCGAGAACACCACGGATATGGCGCTGTACACCGGGAACACTCAACTGCCAGCCGTGGCCACTCTGACCCAGCCGGTGACTCTCGGCGGATCTGGATCGGTGTTGACGTTGACGATGTCGCAGTCGGGGTGGACCACCGGCAAGCGGGACTTCTCGCCCGCATACGTACAGGCCGATTTCTCCCTGTCCGGGATCTACAACGCCACCGACGGGGGCGCGATCTCCGCGACCCTCACCAACTTCGTGTCCAGCGCCTACTAGCCACCAGGGGCTAGATCGTGTCCGGTTGGACGTCGATCATCGTGCTGGCCGTCACCCAGTGGCTCTACCTGGGTTTGTGTCTGCTATTTCCACGCACCTGCGGTTCCTGGCCGGATGTGCGTCATCACATGTGCCCGTGTTGCGGGCGTCCCCGATTTCACACACCCCCGCAGCGGGGTGTGCCCTGCTGCGGCTGCATGGAGGTGTCCATGGCCGGTTACGCCGACCGGATACGACTGTTGAAATTCCCCGAACTCACGGAGGCCGGCGAGACCCAGGTGATGGTGGCGTTGCGCAACCCGCGGCGGGTGCCACCGACGGACCTGGTGCCGCCCAACGTGGTGCTCGACGACGCTGGCCGGCCGGTGGACACGGTCGCGGCGAACGCCGCCGCGAACGAGGTCATCGCCCGGCTGGTCGTGGCGTGGCACGTGTTCGACGCCACCGACTTCCGAGTCGGCGAGGACCTGGAACCGTTGGACCAGACGTTGCTGCCGCTGCCAGCCACCCCGGAACTGGTGGCGAAGTTGCCGGTGGAGATCTTTCGGGCGATCAACAACGAAATCATGGAGGCCGTAAACCCTCAGTAGCGCTCGGGTCGCCCTATGTCGAGGACGTGCTGATCGTCGCCGAGTCGATCTACGACGGCACGTGGGCGTCCGGGCCACCACCAGCCGAAGTCGTCGACTTCGAACTGTGCCTGGCGATGCACTGGAGCTGGCAGGAATTGCAGGTCACGCCGCTGTATGTGCGGCGGGCGTGGTGGGACCTGCTGCAAACCCGGCGCCGGTGCGAACGGGCGCAACATGAGCGGGAAATGGAGCGTGCCCGCCGTGGCTGGTGAACTCGCCGCCGGCTCGGTCGCGGCGGTGTTCACCCGGCTGGCCAGCGAGGTGCAGTTACGCACCCCGGTCGCGTTGACGACCGTGGCCGCGCGGATCGCCCGGCAGGCGCAGGTCAACGCGTCGACTGGGCGGCACTCCTACGGCACCCCCACTCCGGCGTGGCCCGGCACCGGGCCGGCAATCATCTCGCAGACGTTGGTGAATTCGGTGACGTTCACCACTCCCATACCGGTGGGGGCTGGGTGGACCGCGCGGGTCGGGCCGCGGGTCGGGATGTATCCCGCCTACGCGGGGCGCCGGTCGGGGACGCCGTCGTCGCGGTACGGCTACTACCTCGAAACCGGGTTGCGGAACGGTGCCGTGTATCCGTGGTTGCGGCCGGCGTTGCGGATCTCGCATGTGGTGGTGCCGGTGACGTTCGCGGCCGTGTTCGCCGGAATGCGCGTCTAACCCCCGACTCCCCCCGTCTGTGCGTGCGTGCGGGCCGGGGGTGAGCCCCGGTGGCCAGCGAATCCGAGATCTCCGACCTGTACATCACCCTGCGCACGGTCACCGCCCCCATGCTGGAGGGCTTCACCCAGGCCAGTGCGGCTGGTGAGGAGATGGTCGCCGCGCTGACCGCTGGCCTGGGCAAGTTGGACGCGGCGATCGCGCGGACCGCCGAGCAGTTGGCGGGGTTGCGTACCGAGATGGCGTCCGCCGCGTCCGGCACCGCCACTGCCGGTGCCGCCGCGGGGGGTGAGACCGCCGCTACGGGGGCTGCTGCGTCCGCTGCCGCAGCCGGGTCGGGGGCAGGTGCCGCAGCGGATGCAGACGCGGCAGCAACGGAAGCCGCGAGTGCGAAGCAGGTCGCCGCGTGGGACCGGGTCCTCGCCGAGATGGCCAAGGTGTCGGCCGAGTCGGCGACGACCGCAGCATCGTGGGACGCGGACATGACCGCGATGGTCGCCGCGTCGACGCGGGCGTCCGAAGGCATGATCGCCGCCCAGTCGAAGGTGGAAGCGTCCAACGCCCAGTACGCGGAATCCGCAGCCGCCTACGACGCGGCCAACGCGCCTCTGAGCAACCTCGCCGGGAACCTGCTGAAGGTCGGTGCCGCAGGTGTGATCGCCGGTGGGGCAACGGTGAAAATGGCCGCCGATTTCCAGTCGTCTACCACCCGTCTGGTGACGTCCGGCGGCGAGTTGCAGTCCAACCTTGCCACCGACCAGCAGGGCATTTTGAACCTGGCTGGACAGGTCGGGTATTCGGCTGGTGCCCTGTCGTCCGCCATGTACAAGATCACGTCGTCGGGTCAGCAGGCAGGGCAGGCCTTGGACACGTTGAAGGCTGCGGCGCAGGGCGCGAAGACCGAGAACGCTGATCTGACGACGGTCGCGGACGCCGTATCCACCGTGATGATCGACTATCACGGGAAGGTCGGGTCAGCCGCTGACGTGACCTCGAAACTGGTGGCCGCGACCAGCCAAGGCAAAACGAACTTCCAGGACCTGGCCAGCAGCCTCTCAGCCATCCTGCCGAAAGCATCCGGCGCGCACATCAGCCTAGACGAGATCCTCGGCGACCTGGCATCCATGACCCAGCACGGCATGAGCGCCCAGCAGGCCGCGCAGAACCTGGCCAACGCGGTTGGTCACTTGCAGTCCCCCACGATGGCAATGTCCAAAGAGATGGCGGCGCTCGGTATCAACTCCACGGAGCTGGCCGCGAACCTCGGCAAGGCTGGGCTGTCGGGGTCGATCCAGGTGATCTCGCAGGCGATCCAGAAAGACATGGGTCCGGGCACGTCCGCGGTGATCCTGCAAATGCAGTCCGCGTTGAAGGGTCTCCCGCCGGCGGTGCAGCAGGTGTCGCAGGAAGTGTTGGACGGCACCACGTCGTGGGCCGAGTGGAACGCCGCGACGAAAACCCTGCCGGTTACCCAACGAGCCCAGGCCCAATCGTTCGCGACGCTGGTCAACTCGATGCACACCATCGGCACCGAGCAACTGTCCGGGTCGCAGGTGATGCAAACCTACGCAGGTGCCATGAACAAAGCGATGGGCACCACGGACGGCCTCAACGTCGCTTTGATGTTGACCGGGCAGAACACCGACAACACCAACCGGGCGATCGCCGCGGTCAGTAAGGCTACCGCCGACGCGCAGGGCAATGTGCAGGGCTGGTCGAATATCCAGGGCACGTTCAACCAGCAACTGTCCGAAGCCAAGGACGGGCTGGACGCTGCGGCGATCGCCGTCGGCGAGAAGTTGCTGCCGCCAGCCACGGCGCTTGTGGGTGTGCTGGCTGGGGTCGCGACCTGGTTGGCCCACAACACCGTCGCCGCCGATGCCCTCGCTGTCGTAATCGGGATACTGCTGGCCGGTGGGGTTGTCGGGCTCACCATGAAACTCGGCCAGTTCGCGCTCGCCATGGCGAAGAACGTGATAGCGCCGATCACTGGGGCGGTCGGGTTCACCAGAAACCTGATCGGCGGGTTCCAAGGCGCGGAAGCTGCCGCTGGCACGTTCGGCGGGAAAGTCGCGTCGGCGTTGCAGATGGTGGGGTCATGGGCGTCCTCGACGGCGTCGGCGGTCGCGTCGTTCGTGTCGAACCTGGCTGGCGCGGTCGCGTCCGGTGCCCAGTGGGTGGCGTCCACTGTGGCGCAGTGGGCGACGGTGGCCGCGTCGGCGGTGGTGAACGCGGCGAAGTCGACCGCCGCGTGGCTGGCATCAACTGCGAAAATGATTGCCCAGGGGGTGGCGCAGGCCGCGACGTGGGCGGCGTCGATAGCAGCGAAGTTCGTGGCCGTGGCGACCTCGGCGGTGGTCAACGCCGCAGCGACCTCGGCGGCGTGGCTGGCGGCGTCCGCGCGGATGGTGGCCCAGGGAATAGCGCAGGCCGCAGTGTGGGTAGCGGGGATGCTCGTCAAGTTCGCGGTGGTGGCCGCGTCGGCGGTCGTATCGGCTGCGGCGACCGCGGCGGCGTGGATCGCCGCGAACGCCGCGATGATCGTCGCCACGGGCGGGATCATCCTGTTGATCGGCCTGCTGGTCGCGGCCGGTATCTGGGTGGTGACCCACTGGACCGAGGTGAAAACCTTCTTCGTCGGGTTGTGGCACGACATCGAGCACATTTTCAGCGAAACGGTCAACTGGGTAGTGGAGATCGTCAAGGGCTGGTATCCGCTGATCCTGGGCGTGTTGTCCGGCGGGATACTCCTCATCCCCGCGTTGATTTTCAAGTACTGGCATCAGATCGTGGGGTTCTTCAGCGACGCTGGCCAGTGGCTATGGAACGCCGGCAAAGCAATCCTCGACGGTCTCCTGAACGGACTGAAGTCCGCATGGAACAGTGTCACCAGTTTCATCGGGGGAATCGGCAGTTGGATCGCCGCCCATAAAGGGCCGATCGACTACGACCGTAGCCTGTTGACGCCACACGGTAACGCCATCATGGATGGGTTGCTGGTCGGGTTGCAGGCCGGCGGGCAGAAAGTCGGCTCGTATCTGACGCAGTTCACGCAGGGAATCCGGGACACGGCGATCGGCGATGTGACCGGGTCGATCAGTGTCGCTGGAGTTGGTGGCGCATCCGCTGGCGCGACTCCCATGGTGTCCCCCGCGGGGGCAGCTTCTGGGTCTGGTGTGACGGTGGTGAACATGCCGATCACGGTCAACGGGTCGGTGCTGACCGACACCGATTTGGCGCGGTATTTGCAGCGGGCGTTTCTGCAATTGCAGGCCCGGAACGGGTCGTTCTCCACCACCGTCGCGTTCTCCTAAACCGCAGGCCCGCTCCACGGTGAGGGGGTCGTATGGCCCTGTCCACGATCACCGTTACCGGGACGTGGGTGACGCCCGCGAATGTGGCCCCGGCGTCGGGGTCGGTGATGTTCCAACCGGTGCAGGAGGTGGCCGGCGGCGGGTTCATCGTCGCGGACTCCCCGGTCACCGCCACCCTGAACGGTGCTGGCGCAATCTCGATCGTGCTGGTCAACAACACACAGGCCACCAGCTTGCAGTACCAGGTGACGGAGCAGATCGCGGGTGCCCCAACGGTCACCTATGTGATCTCCCCGACGGGGAGCAGCGTGGACCTGTCCACGGTGTTCCGGGGGTCGGCGACGCCTCTGCCGGCGTTGGGGGCCGGGCGGGTCACCGGTTCGTTCACCGGCACCGGGTCGGCGACCACGTTCGCGGTGACCCACAACCTGGGCAATTCGGCGCCGGTGTGGTCGATGTATTCCGGTGTTCAGCAGTTTTGGCCGGAGTTTCAGCCGTCGTCGGCGAATGCCGGGAGTTTCGTGTTCACGTCGGCTCCCGCGTTGGGTGTCGTGTTCCTCTACACGCTGGTGGGGTGAGGGATGGCGCAGGATTTCCCGAATGGGATCGATTTGACGTCGACCGGCCGCGTGAGCCACGTTCTTGACCCGGCGGTGTCGACTGACGGGTCGACCAAGAATTATACGGATACGACCACGTCGGCGATCTATTACGGCGGGTGGGGTGACGCCGACTCCGATGTGTATGGCGATCTGCTGTCCACGTTTCCCCGGAACTACTTTATGTTGCTCGGTGCGGCGACCGGTGGGACAGCGACCACCAACGTCCAATCCATCAGCAGCGGTAATCAGAACGCGTACCTGTGGTACAACCGGCGGGCCTTCACCTCGACTGGGTTTCGGTATGTGACTGGGTCGTCGTCCGCGACGTCGGGGAACACGGTCACGGCGACGATCTACACCGGCACGAGCCTGGCGGCGATGGTGTTGCAAACGACCGTCGCGGCGCCGTTCACGACCACGTCCACGTTCACCCAGGTCGGGTGGGGTAGTTCGGTGTCGGTACCGGTCGGGTGGGTCGCGGTCGTATTCACCTGCACCGCGGGGGCAACCCCCAAGTTCGCGGCTGTGTTCGCGCAACCGTACGGGGGTACGTTCACGAATCCGTCGGGAACGGCGGCGGTGTCGATCGCGCGGACCAGCGCCAGCCTGCCCTCCACTCTCGATTTCACCAGCGGCTGGTCGGCGAACACGATCCAGCCGTGGTTGGCGATGTATTGAAGTGCTGGGGACACCGGGGGTTCCCAAACGCTCGCCGCGAACTCCGGGTCGAACTTTTACCGTATTCCCGCGGTGGTGGTGTCGAACGCGGGGACGGTGGTGGCGTCGTGGGATCGGCGTAACGGGTCGAACGCTGACCTGCCGAACAATATTGATGTGCTGACGTCGCGGTCCACGGACGGTGGCCGCACCTGGTCCGCGCAGGCGGTGCTCGCCGCCCACGATGGGGGGAGCACGTCGACGACGGCGAATGGGCGCGGGGATTGCTGCCTGACCGTGAACCGGGTCACCGGCCGGATTTTCGCGCACTATATTCGGTCGCCGGCCACGATCGGGATCAGCAACTCGGACAACACCACCAGCAACACCAGCACCACCACCATCGGGTGCGCCTACCGCTATTCCGATGACGACGGGGTCACCTGGTCCGCCGAGACGATCTACACGGCCACCGTGAAAACGACGGCGATGTACGGCACGTCCGCGTCGAGCGGGCACGGGTTCTGCGACGTCGGCGGCACGGTGTATGTCCCGTACTGCTTCACCGACAGCACCGGCGGCCGGAACGACTTCGTCATGTACTCGGCGAACAACGGCACCACCTGGGCGCGGTCCACGGTGGTCGGCCCGGGGGTGGACGAGCACCACATCGCGCTCCGCTCGGACGGCTACTACCTGTCGAACGCGCGTCCCACCGGCACCACCAAAACACGGCTGCTGTCGCTGACCAACAACCTCACCACCGCGTGGTCCGGGCCGTTCGCGATCGCGACGCTACCGGACCCGCAGTGCAACGGGGACCTCCTGCGGGTGGACCCGTCGGACAGCAGCCCGATGGCGACCTGGTTGCTGGCCTCCGGGTGCGCGTCCACCGGCACCCGGCAGAACCTGACGGTGTGGATGTCCAAAGATGGTGGCACCACCTGGCCGTATGCGTGGACCGTGTACCGGGGCGGCGCGGCCTACTCCAGCATGGTGCGCCTGGGCGTCGGCCAGTACGGGATCTTCTGGGAAGACACCGACACCGCATCGCTGCTGTTCACCACGTTCACCCTGACCAACCTCGCCTACTGACGGCGCGCCGAGGGGGTCGCGGTGGCCCTGTCCACAGTTGTGATCACCGGGTCGTGGGTGACACCACTCAACACACCCGCCACCGGGCAAGTCGTCATCACCCCGGTGGCCCCCGCGACCGGCGGCGGCTACATCGTCGCCGACTCCCCGATCGTGGTACCCCTCACTGCCGGCGCGATCTCCCAGACGGTGGTCAACAACACTCAGGTCGCCACGCTGCTCTACCAGATCGTCGAGCAGATCACCGGTGCCCCCGCGGTCACTTACGTGATCGCGCCGACCGGGTCGACGATCGACCTGTCCACCGTGACCCGCCTGCCGGCCACGGTGGTGGCGCCGAACCCGAACCGGCCCCTGCTGACGGTCAACGTTGATTTCACCCAAGGACCCCCGCATCTGCCCGGCGCGTCCGCGCAGTCGATCAACAATCAGGCCAACCGGAACGTGGTCCGCAAAGTCACCATCTCCCGGGGGCGGCAGTACGAACTCGACCAGGTCCAGGCCGGCACCTGCACCCTGGAGGTCACCGACCCGCTGGAGATGCTGCACCCCGCCAACACCGCGTCCCCGTTCAACTCGGCGGGCAGCACCATCACCAGCTACCGGTGCGCCCAGGTCGCCGCGTGGTGGAACCCGGCCACCCAGAACCTGGCCGGGAACCTCCTCAACACCGCCAACGTCGGCCCCGGTGGGGCCACCCCCTACGACCCCAGTTTCGAGAGCACGGTCGGCTGGCTCGGCCTGTTCGGCACTGCCGCCACGATCGCCCAGTCCACCACTCACGCCTACGACGGCACCCACTCCTGCGCGGTCACGCTCACCGGGACGGGTGATGTCGCCGGCGGCGGGATCTGGACCGCGCCGGGCCTCACCTACACGCTGTCCGCCTACGTGTGGGTCCCGGCCGGCGAGTCGGTGACGTTGACGTTCGGCCAGTTCACACCCGCCGTGACGGTGTATGGGTCGGCGACGTCGACAGTGACCGGCGGCTGGCAACGCCTGTTCGTGACCGCCCCCGCGACGAACGCGGTCTCCTACTTCACGGTGCGCGGCGGCACCGGCGCCACCTATCCGTTCACGTTCTGGGTCGACGCCGTCCAGTTGGAGTTCGCGGTCACCCCAACGACGTTCACCGCGGCAGGGCCGACGATGTTTTCGCTGTACACGGGGTATGTGGAGCGGTTCCCGCTGCAATGGGACATGCAGGGCACCCGCGGGATCCGGCCGTTGACGATGGTGGATGCCCTGTCGGTGCTGTCCCGCACCGAAATCACCCAGGCCTATTCGACCACGATCCTGGCCGACAACCCGTACGTCTACATCCCCTACAACGACCAGTCCCTTCCGCAGCAGGTGCGGTTGCCGCAGGGCGGCCAAATCACCACGGGCTACAGCAACCTCGGCACCAACGGCCAGGTCAACTTTCAGGGCGACACGTTCCTGGACGGCACCGCCGCAGTGTCGGTCACGCAGCAGAACGCGACCCCGCCGACGTCCGGCAACCCGGTGTACATCACCTACCTGGGCACGCATAACGGCAGCGTGAGCCTGAACCCGCAGGCGTTCACCCTGGAGTTGTGGTTCCGGTGGACCAGCGGAACCATCTACATCGGGGTCGGTGACGTCCAGCCCGGCGAAAACGTCAACACCGAATCCCTCGGCCCCACCTACCAACTCGGGGTCCAAACCCTCGGCGGGAAACTCCTCACCGCCTATCAGGACCCGAACGGTTCATCCGCCGGGAACTTCGGGTTCCCCGGCATCACCGGATACCCCGACGGGCAATGGCACTACCTGGTGTTGCGGTTGACCGGGTCCAGCCAAATCCAGTTGGCGGCCGACGCGACGATCGGCGGACACGGGAACTTCGGGTTCACCCCCAGCCAAGCAATAAGCATCAACAACTTTTATGTCAACGCCGGCACCTACTTCGGTGACCCGGTCACCACCGTCGCGGTCGCGAACCTCGCGGCCTACCCGGTGGCGTTGACCAACACGCAGGTGTTGGCCCACTACAACCGGGGTGCCGGCTATATCGGCGAGGTGTCCGGTGCGCGGGTGTCACGGCTGCTGACCCAGTACTGGGCTGGCCCGGTCGCGGTGGCCGCGGGGAAACGGCAGATGGCCCCCGACTTCGACTACGCCACCCGCTTCGTTCTGGACGTGTTGCAGGAAATCCAGGAAACCGAACGTGGGTTGGTGTATGCCGACCGGGCGGGCACGGTGGTGTTCGAGGACTCCGCCAGCCGGTACGTGAACAATCCGACGTCGAAAGCGGTCCTCGGGGAGAACCCCGCTGGTGTGTCGCCGGTCGAATATCCGTATTCGGCGCTGGTGCAGGATTACGACCCGACCTACACGTTCTCCCAGGCGAACTTGACGCGGCCGGGGAACTCCACGTTCGCGCCGCTGCCGAGCCCGTTGCCGGTGAACCCGCCGTACGGGCAGCGGATCCTGTCGCAACAGGTACAGGTCAACACCGATTTTGACCTGACCCAGGCCAGCACGTTCTACCTGAAACGCTACGGCGCGCCGGTGCTTCGGGTGGAGACGTTGACGCTGAACCCGGCGGCGCAGCCCGCCCTGTGGGGTGTCGTGTTGGGGTTGGAGATCAGCCAGCGGATCACGGTGAAACGCCGCACCACCGCCGGGTTGGTCACCATCGGCGACTACTACATCGAGCAGATCAACCACACGATCGACGACACCAGTTGGACCGTTGACCTGCAATGTTCCCCGGTGTTCAACGCGAACGCGTGGGTGCTCGGTAATCCCGCCTACGGGATTCTGGGGTCCACCACCATCCCCGTCTACTAACCCGCCCGTCCCTCTGGGGTTCACGACCGGGTAGGGGGTGGCCGGTTGGGTATCCCGTCACCCACCATTCCCTCGTTTACGGATGGGACGGTGGTGCACCAGGCCGACCTGAACGCCCTGGCCACGAACCTGACGAACCTGTACGCCTACAACCAGGGCGGGTTTTTCACCCAGAAGCCCACAGTGATCTGCCAGCAAACCACCGGGCAGGCCGTCGCCAACTCCACCGACACGCTGGTGTCATTCGGATCGGCCCCGATCAACACCAACAACATGTGGGTCGCGTCGCAACCCACCCAGATCACCATCCAAACCGCCGGGATCTACTTCGTATTCGGCCTGGTTCCGTTTCCGCTGCTCGGGTCCCCCACGCTGGCGACGGTGTGCACCGCGAACCTGTGGGTCAACGGCACCTCCCCGAGCAACGCGGTCAACGGCACCGACCTCCCGTTCGTGTCCCAGGGTGCGGGGTCCGCGCCGCAGGCCAGCTACCTGGGGAACTTCGCGGTCGGCGCCACCCTCTACCTGGATGCGTGGCACACCGCCGGGTCGACGCAAACGCTGCGGGTGTCGCCGTATGGGGCGATCCTCGTCGCGATCTACCTCACCCCCTCCACATAGAAAGGGGGTCCGGTATGGGTATGACCACCACGTTCACGCTCCGGTTCGAGGGTCCCCCGTCGTGCGCAGACTGCCAGCGGGCCGGGATCGTGGTCTGTGACCACATCGGGTTCAACGACGAGGCGTGGGCGGGGATCGTGGGCCGCCAGGTCACCGCCCCCGGCCTGGACTTGTCCCCCGGTTATGTGCATGTGCTGCGCGCGTTCGACATCGTCGATCACCGGAAAACGGTGGTGCTGACCGTGGACACCGACCGGCCCCGGTTCCATGACCTCGCCCGGCACCTGTCCATCCACGGGGACCATCGGGCCAAGGCGTCAGTGCGGGCTGTTCATCACGACACCGGGGAGGTGCTGGAGGAAGGCGACTACGACGCGCCTTTGCGGGAGGGACAGCAGGTGTGCATCAACCGGGACGTCTACCAGGTGCACCGGGTGGAACACCCGAACCGCAACGCGGCAGGTATCGCCGCGGGGGTGGATGTGCAGGTAGCGCATCTGGTTCCGGTGCCGACCGAGCCGGTGGGTGTTGTCCCGGTGGAAGGGGTGCCCGGTGGCGCTGGCTGACCTGACCTACGTGGACCGGCACAAGCGGGGTGGGTTCCCGCCCGGCTACCCGGCCACGATCCGGACCCTGTACTCGCCGGTCGATGACGTGCACGGCGCGATGCTGGACCTGCTGTCATCGGCCACCACCTCGCTGGTGGTCGCGATGTATGGGTTCGACGACCCGGAGCTGGCGACGGTGCTGCACACCAAACTCGCTGATCAACACTGTTTCGTGCAGCTCACTCTCGATTCGAGTCAGGCAGGTGGGGCGCATGAGAAAGCGCTGCTCGCCGAGGCGGCGTTCCCGGCGGCGTCTATCGCTGTCGGCCGCTCCGAAAAAGGCGCTATCATGCACCTTAAGTTGGTTGTCGTGGACGGACTGGACACCATCACCGGATCCACCAACTGGTCGGCCGGCGGGGAAACCCGCCAGGACAACCAGATGACGATCGTCCGGGACCCGCTGGTCGCCGCCGAAGCCCGCGCCCGGGTGGACGCGATCCACACCCACATCCTCACCACCAACCGGTGACCGGGAGGCGGGCGTGCGGAAACCCCAAGTGGCGCTGTGGCGCCTCAACGAGCCCCGCGCGCACATGACCCTCATGATGGGCGTGTTCTGGGCGATCGGCCTGACCCTGTGGTTCCAGCCCGGCCGCTACGCCAACACCCCGAGCTACGCGGACCTGCTGGCGATCCTCCCTCAGCACGGCTGGTCCGCGTTCTACCTCGCCGCAGGCACGTTGAAAGCCGCGTCGATCTGGCGGTATGAGCAACGCTGGCTGGTGGTGGTCACCCACACCGTGGCGATCGCGCTGGTCGGGTCCTGGTTGTTGGCGTTCGTGGTGCGCTGGCTGACGGATCCGGGTACCACGATCGTCAACGTCGCCTCGTGGTCGACGTACCTGTATCTGGTGATCAGGTCCGCCCTGATGCTCGATGACCACGTCACTCCTCCGCTGCCGCCGGGTTCGGGTGCTGGTGGTGGCTGAATGGACGTTGTCACCCTCACCTCGGTCATCGTCGCGGTCGTGACCGTCCTCACCAGCGTCCTGGTGCCGTTGTATCTGCACCATCGCCGCAAAATCAAAGAACTTGGGGCCGGTGAGGTACTCAATTGGGAGGCGCTGAACCGCAGCATCGTCGCGGAGCGGGATGCGCTCCGGCGGCGCCTTGACGAGATCGACGACCACTACATCGCCCGGATCAAGGAGTTGCGGGAGGACTGGGAGTCGCAGATACAGGCCACCCGCGCCCGGATCCGGGATTTGGAGTCCGAGGTGGGGGCGCTGCGGCGGGCACTACGCGGCCCGGTGGACGGATGATGGACGAAACGATCCTGTCCGCCCTGTTCCTCGCCGTGTCGACACTGTCGTTGGTGATCCAGGCGTTGGCGTTGCGCCGGCTGTGGCGGTGGCCGGACGTGCGCAGCCACACCCAGAACCTCGTCTACCGGGGCTTGTTGCGCACCTCCGGTTGTCGTGTGGTGGCCGCGGGGATGTATGTGGTGATGGGTGCGGTCACGCTGGTCGCACAGCAAACCCTGCCGGTGCTGGCCCTGTCGGTGTTTACGGCGGTGCAGGTTCTGTGGCAGGCCAACGCGGCGGCGGATGTGCGGTTGCGGCGGTCGATCGCCGCGCAGGTCACCACGCCGGGTGCGTTGTCGGCGGATGAGGCCGAGTTGCTGGCCGCGGTGCGGACACTGCCGGCGGGGCGGGTGAACGCCGGTGCGTTGTCGACCGCGTTGGGTCCGGTCGCGGCGTCGGCGGTGTTGGCGGTGCTGTACAAGTCCGCTGGCCAGCAGTGACAGAGTTCCGTTCGTTTAGTGTTGCTCTGTTTGGTTTACTGAGGTGAGGGTCGTCAACTCCCCCAGACGGCGGCCCACCGTGGGGCCCTCCGCGTTCCCTGGGACATTTCTCCCGGGTTGAGCGCGGAGGGCCCCTTTTTGCGTCTCTGCATCTGCTTTACTTGCGGGCACGGTGTGTGTCTACGTGTGGCATGAGGGTGTGGTGGGGTTGGAGTTGTGGTCCACGACGAGGATCGCCGCGGCGGCGCGGGTCTCCACCGGGCAACTCGCCGCGGCGAGCCTTGACTTGCCGGGGTTGCAGCCGGTGGCGAGGGTCGGCGCCAGTACCGGGTGGCGACCCGAGCATGCTCCGCTGCTCGCGGCGTGGGTCGCCGGCCAGCCGGTCACGGTCCCAGTCCTGGACGAGCCGCTGGTGGTGTATTTGTCGATTGGTGAGGTCGCCGACCTGATGGGCATCCCCTACCAGACGCTGCGGGCCTCGGTGTATCGGCACCACCGGCGCGGCACGAAATCCAACTGCCCTGTCCCCGCGCCGGATGTGTGGATCCAGGGGGCTGATGGCCACATGGTCGCCGGGTGGCTGCCCGCGCGCCGCGCCGAACTGCAACGGTGGGCGGCACCCGTCGAACCGCCACCGTCCGATGCAGTGGACACGCTGGACCTGGTCGGAATCCCAGAGATCGCCCACCGGGTGGGGGTGCAACCCCGGGAGGTCCGCGATTGGTACAACACCCACTCACTGGCCGACGGGGCCGACCAGTTCCCGGCGCCGGACGCACGCACCACCATCACCCGCGGCGGACACACCGTTGTCGAGCCCGGATGGGCACCGGAGCGGGTCGAGGTGGTGGTGGCGTGGTGTCGCGCGTTGCGGGAGCACCGCCGCCGGGAGAACCCGCGCCGCACATCGCAGGACATTCAACGGTGGCGCGCCGGGGGCCTGTCGTGGCGGCAGATCGCCGAACGAACCGGCCTGTCCACCCGCGGAGCGCGGATGCTGCATGACAAGACCAGCGGGGAGGAATCTGGGGAATGAGGTGGCCCCCGGACCCTGAGGTCAACGGGGGCCACAACCTTTCCACCACAGAAAGGACACCCGGAGCGCCATGGTAGGTGCTGAGGTGCTCTGTCAGCATACGGCACACCCTGAGGTGGATCTACCAGGCGGTGATCACACCGGAAACCCTGTGTCCGCATAGACCCACCGGCCATCCGGGTGGTAATAGACCAGCGGCCACACCGGGTCTCCCACGCTGGCGATGGTGAGGTTCCCGGCCAGGCCGGCGTCGATTTCGGCGTCCTGCCGCGACGGACAAGCCCGCACGGTGCCGTCCGGGCTGGCCACCCCCCCACACCAGCAACTCCTGGTCGAGGCTGCTGAAGTGGATCGCCGGCCGGGCCATCACGCCGCCTCGCGGTGTTGGTTCCGTAGACGGCTGCGTTGCCCGCCAGTCATGCCGGCGGCGACACCCGGCCGGGGCATCTCCGGCATGGTGGTTTCCCACCGCAGCACATCACCCTGACACTGCCGCCGCACCGGGCAGCCCGCGCACACCTGTTGGGCTTCGGCGTTGCGCCTCCGCGACCCGGAGAAGAACAGTTCGTGGCCGGCGGTGCGGCAGGCGGCGGCGTCGAACCAGGCGGGCGGGTCGCCGCCGGTTTCTGGCCACAGCGTCAACGCCAACGCCAGCCAGCCCTCACCGGCGTCGCCGATGGCCGCGATCAGCGGATCGGTTTCTGGGTGTCCCACGGGGGTTCTCACCCGTCCTGGCAGGGATGCCGTGGATCGAAGATGACGGTGTTGAAGTCGGGGCCGTCGTTGTTGGCGGGGCTGGTGGGGTCGTAGCCCCACTGGTCCCCGTTCGGGCAGGCCCCGCACACCCAGCCCGGGTTACAGGCGGGGTTGCTGTTTGCGGCCGGGGGTGTGGGGACACCCTGCTCGGGGGTGGTGGTGATCGGCGCACACGCGGCACCGGTGAGTACCCCGGCGAGCACCGTGGCGACAGCCAGGACAGTTCGCGCAGAGGTCATGGTGTTCTCCCTTTCTGTGGTGGTGGTTTGGGTGGCTAGTTCTGGGGTTACACGTTCCAGACTTTGTTCGGGTCGACGTGGTCAAGCAGCCGAGTCATGTAGTCAGGGATTGCGGCTCGCTGTTCGTCGGGCATCGGCGACACCAGCAATTCGGCGGCACCGATCTGTGCCGCCCGCTCGGCGACCCATGCCAACAATGCCGTCTCGTCGTTGAATTGTGGGCATTGTGGGATCTCCCGCAGTCGCGGGTGTTGCTCGAACAACCACTGGGCACATGCGGCGTCCACGCCGAGACTGTGCGACGGGCCGGGAACGGGCGCGCCGCTGATGAATTCCAGGATCTCCTGGTAGTCGTTGAAGGATGAGGGCAGGTGGTGGGTGACGGCGAGAACAACGTCAAGCCGGAAGGTGCGCGTCATCGGAACTTGGTCCTTTCGTTTCAGGGGGCTGCCAGTCAATTGTTGGGGACGCGCTGCGTCCCGGTCGGGGTTGCCACCTGTCATTGCTGGTTTCCTCGCGCCTTCTTTGTCGGTAGCTACCACCGGTGGCGGTGCCGGAAGCCGGTGCAGTATGGGCACAGCAGGTCGTCATCGTCGGTGTTGCGCCAGCCGTGTCCGGCCAGCCGGGAGAACTCGGCGATGATCCGGTCGGCGGGGATGGCGGCCCGCTCCCCGCAGTTCGGGGTGTGGCAGACGAGATGCAGGACCTTCAGGTCCTGTCCGTGGCTGTGCAGGTAGCAGGTGTTGATGCGGCCGTCGGTGGTGCCGCCCCAGCCGTGCTCGCGCATCACTCGTACGTCGCGCTGGGCGGTGAACCGGGCGATAGACGCGATCGGTGCCGGGGATGGTTGGTGGTCGAGTGATTCGCAGTGCACGGTGATGGTGTCGAGGTAGCGCTGCCCGGGCCGGTCCCGGCTGTCCCTGTTTGGCTGGTCGCGATTACGCCGCCAGCGGCCGTGCCATTCTCCGGCCCCGATCCCCAGCGCGAGGGTGGCCAGGTATCCCCACACGTCGCTCATACCCTCTCCGTTCACCTTGATCGCAGTTCTTGCTCTATCCAGGGGGCGCGGGCGAATAGCGCACCGGGTGAGGCCACTGTGCGATTATCGCCAATTTTTGCTTTCCTTTCTGGGTTAGTATCCGACGTATTTCCTGCCCGCGTGCACGGCGATCACCCCGGGCACGTTGTCGAGTGAGCCGTAGGTGGCCTCGGCGTAGCGTGTCCCGGCGATGATGTTGGACACCGGGTCGTCGATGTTGGTGTCGTAGCCCGGGCGCAGGGCGTAGGTGGCGAACACGCTGGGGATGGTCTGCATCAAGCCCTGGGAGGGGTGGCCGGCGGCGGCGTTGGAGTCCCATGTGTTGATCGTGTTCGGGTTCCCGCCGGATTCGCCTTGGATGATGATGATCAGGTCGGCGGTGTCGCTTGGCGTGAACGCGGGGTGGCCGTGGGTGGCCATGATCTGTTCGGCCTGGGCGATCCACTGCTGGACTTGAGCGGATGTTGCTGGCGTGCCGGTGGCCTGCCCGCTCCCGCCGACGGCCGCGGCGATCCCCACCGTGCCGCCGATGGCGGTGACAGTGACGCCGATCAGTAGGGCGAGCAGTCCCCGCTTCCGGCTGTCCCCGGGGTGGGGAGCGCGGGGAGTGCAGTGGGGACCGTGGTGGGGAGTGGGTGCCCGGCCGGGTCGGGGCCGGGTGGGGAGTTGCGGGGATGTGCGGATGACGAGTGGGGACCGGGCCATGGTGGGTGCTCCTAGCTGGCGGGGACTGTGGTGGGGAGTGAGATCGGCGCGTGGGCGCGTTGATGGACCTGCGGGTAGGGTCCGCCAACGCTGCACCGGGTGGGGCGTGTGGGTTGCGGTGCGTGAGTGGTGCCTGCGCCGAAGCTGCTGCGGTGCGGGATGGCACCACAGTTGACGTTGATCACTGGAGGCGATAGCTGGCCTGGGCGCGGTGGCTGCCCCTCTCCCCCGTGTTGACCCGGTGGAGGGGTGGTTGGCCTGCGATGACCACGCTTGATCGTCACGTGTGGTGACGGTGATCCCGGTGGTGTTAGACTCGGTCTCGCGGGCATGCGCGCATGCGCGCGTAGGGTGTCCTCGGGGCGGGAGAGCGTGGGAAGTTACCATGGGAAGTTCCCACCCGCCGGTCACCTTCCGTGACGAGTGGATGTGGGTCCTGCGGGCCGCTTGAACTACCGTGCACTCTCTCGCCGAAACCGGGCGAATCGGACACGGTGCACCCAGGCTGGGGTGTCGCGGCGAACCGCCCGCAGGGTCACGCATTGCACCGCCGAGTAAGGGTGTCCTAACCTGACCGAGAGTAGGGTTGGCGGCGTGAGCGCTCCGCCGATATGTCCGGCGGACCAGCTGGGCACCACTGCGGATCCCCACCCACTCCCCACCGCTGGCGGTCAGGGCCGGACCAGGCGATCCCCGCCCACACTCCCCGGAGACACCCACTCCCCACCTGCACTCCCCACCATTCCCCGGCCTGCATTCTCCACCCGGGGACCGCGCGAGCGGGGGGAGGGGAGTGGCGGATTCCCCACCCGCTCCCCGCCTCATGCCGCCCCCACCCGGGTGGGGATCGACTCCCACTTCCCGTGCCCGCAGTCGCGGACCTCCTCATTGCCGGCCGCACGACGCAGCGCCTGTGACACCACGGACAGCTCGAATCCCAGGGCGGCGGCCAGTTCCCCGGTGGTGGACCGTCCCCGCCGGGCCAGCTCCGTCACGATCGCGGCCTTCTTCGTGACCGAGGCGTCTTCGGGCTCTTCGACCGCGATCGTCAGCGGCAGCGGCACCAGTTCCGCGACCCGATCGGTCAAATCCGCCCACGGGTTGGCCGCCCGGGCCAGTACAGCCGCAGGGGTGCCGCTGGGCAGGCCGAGGCGTCGGGTCTGCTTGTAGGTCTCCAACGCGATCCGGGCGTCGGCCATCGACTGCTCCGGGCTGCGGTGCGCCTCGGCGATGTAGGCACCCAGCGCCAGCTCACCGACCTCGTCATCACCCCACGGCTCGTTCGGCAGCGCCCGCGCCCACGGCGACATGTCCTGCGTGAAATCGGTGCGCAGCATCGCGGCCCGGTTGCTGCCAGCCGCCCGCAAATACGCCCAGCCGCCGTCGGTGGGCAACGTGTAGGGTGCCATCGTCGGACCGTTGATCAGATTGTGGGCGTATTTCGAGCTGGTGTAGAAACACACCACATTGCGGGACGTCAGAATATCTCGCAGGGTGGAATTACCGGCGAAATCCAGATTCAAATCCAGGCCCTGGGTGGCACACCACACCGCCACGCCTTTTTTCCGGCCGAGTCGGACGACAATTTCCAGTTCTTTCGCGAAGTCTTGGTCGGCCTTCAACAGTAGGTGCAGTTCGTCAATGATCCACAGGAGGCCTTTGCGGGCGGGGGAGGGGTTGACTCCGCGCACGTCCTCCGGCAGTGCGGCGTTCTCGATACCGCGGCCGGTCATGTACTCCTTGACCGCTGCCAGCTGCGCCCAGGCCCCCGTCAGGCCGTAGTCGGAGGCGGTCATGTAGTTGCTCAGGATCGGGGAGGAGTCGTTGTCGATGGAGCCGTCGTTGTAGAGCACCTTCCACCGGCGGCTGTGCAGCGCGGACATGCCCAGGTTCTCCAGGAACACGGACTTGCCGGAGCCGGGGTCGCCGGTCACCAACCCGTTGATGACGGTGGCGACGTGGTCGGTCAGTTGCACCGACCCCCAGCCATCGCCATCGGCGTAGGGGCCGGACGCGACGTAGCCGTTGTCGTAGCGGGGCCCGGTGTAGGCCACCCCGTCTTTGAGGGGGTTGGTGGTCAGAAACGAGATCAGTCCGCGGGAGTAGTCGCCGTCGGGGTGCAGTTCGATCACGATGTCGGCGGGGGCCAGGCCCATCACGCCAGCGATTTTGGGACGGGCGGGGACCAGGTCATCGAAGGTGTTGTGGTCAGGGTCGAGAACGATCTCGAACGCCCACCCAGTCGCGAGTTCCCGCTCACCCGCGAGTATCGAGTGGGCGAATTTTTTGCCCTTCGCGGACAAGAATGTTTCCCAGCGTTCCACAATCCGGTCGGCGCCAGTGATCGGCGCGGCCAGCACCTCGTCCTCAGTGTCTTCATCCTCGTCCGCGGCGGGCAGTTGCGACGGAACCGGGCCGGCGACGATGCGGTGGTCCTGCCACCAGCGGCCAGCGAGGGTGACGGTGGTGCCGGCGAGCGCGCCGGTAAGCAGCCAGCCGGGGGTGGTACCGGTGTCGAGGACCGCAGCGAGGGTGGACCAGAGGGTGGCGGTGGTGCCGGCGAGCCAGAACCGCAGACTCCACCGGTGGGTGAACACCGTGCGCAATGCCCCGTAGCGGGTGAGGTACATCGCGCCGGTGGCCAGGGCGGCGGTGGAGGCACCGACCGCGAGGGGCTGGTGCGCGGCCATTTCGATCAGGTGAGCGCATTCGCCGTAGGCCCAGGTGCCCGCGCCGGCGAGGTGGGGGGCGACCATGGCGCGCTGCCAGCGGGACACGCGGAACGCTCGGTCGGCGGCCGCGTACTGCGCGAGCGCGTCTTCGTGGGAGACCGGCACGACTTCAGCACCAACAGGCGTGGTGGTTTCCTGTGGTGGTGCGATGGCTTCGGTGCCCACGATGGTCCTCCCTCCGTGACTGTGGCAATGCGGGTGCGGTGCCTGGCCCCCCGTTCAGCGTCTGCTGGCGCGGGAGGCCAGGCGGTGGGTCAGCCCAGGTAGTTGTTGTTGGTGCCCGCGCCGGAGGCCTTGACGTGCTCCTGCGCGGCCTGGTGCGCCTCGTAGTGGGCTTTCATCTGCTCGGCCAGGCCCTTGGCCGCGGAGAGGTGGTTGAGTATTTCCGTGGTGGTAGAGACCTGGGACTGGTCGATGTTCGCGCCGGCGGTCCCGACCGAAGCGATGTTCGCCTGGACGCGGGACTCGGCAGCGGCGAACACCTCGATCAGGCCGCTGGTGAACGTGATCCCGCGCTCGGGGTTGGTGACCTCGCCGCTGGCCAGGGTGAGGCTGCCGGAATCGGCCATGGTGTGTGCTCCTTCGGGTGGGTTGCGCACGCCGCCTCCATGGTTGGGGGCGGACAACTTGGGGGTGGGTTATTCGGTGGTGGTGATCTCGATCGGGGCGGCCTCGATTGCCTTCGGCTGATCCGCGCGGATCGCCGGCACCCGGATCAGCGGCCGGGCGGGGGCTGCGGTCTCGGTGTCGACCCGCAGGCTGTCGTTGTCGGTGGTGACGACGCGGGGGCGGCTGGCGAACCGGCGGGCGGCCCGCGAGACGATCTGGTGCCGCTTGTGGGCCCACCACTGGCGGGCGTTGCGCCACGCGAGCCGCCACACACCGGGGGTGCGGCCGCGGCGGACGTCGTCGTCTTCCCGCTCGATGCGGACCTCGTCCGCGCGGGTGGCGCGGCGGCCGGCGTTGGCGACCCATTCGGCGATGCGGCGCTGTAACGCCTGCCGGATCATGCCGCCCTGGGCGCGTTGCTCCCGCAGCGCGGCGTGGCGGGCCATCCACTTCTCATGGCCGTGCCGCATCCGCTGCATGCGTTCCTCGTGCCGGTTGTTCGACCGGTGCGGGGTGTTGCCGCGGGCGGAGGCGACACCGTCGATGCCGTCGGAGACGAGAAAACCGATCGTCAGGCACAGCAGGAAAACGAACGTGAACGGGTCCACGGCTTAGGCTCCGATGAGGCTGAACAGCGGCGGGAACAGTCCGAGCGCGGCGGGCGCGAGGAACGCGACCCACGGGGTGTAGCGGCGGATCCCGCTGCCCCACTTCGGCGCCATATGGAAGATCGTGATGGCCACGAGTGCCAGGCCGATGCACCACGGCAGCGCGGTGGTCGCCGCGTGCGCCCCGGTGAGCAGCCAGCCGGGGCCGTGGGCGTGGGTGGCCAGGTCGGTGAGTTTGGCCAGGCCGTAGTGCAGGGCCTGGGCGATCAGGGCGGCGAACCCGATACCGGCCAGCAGCATCAGGAACGCGTGCACCCATTCCCAGTTCACGCGCTGGATGTTCGGATGGTGCTTGAGCACCACCCAGGCCAGTACCGCGAACACCAGCCCGGTGGCGGCGGATCCCCAGATCATGATGGTTCCTTTCTGTGAGTGTCGATCACCAGGCGGTGATGTTGAGGAGAGTTGGAATCAGGCCGCCCAGGACGGGGACCTGTGCGATACCGGTGCCGATCAGCAGCGCGGCGGCGGTGACGGTGCACAGCCGGGTGAACCGCTGCGTCACCCATTTGGTGGTGTCGCCGACCACGGCGAACGCAGTGACGACCGCGGCCCACCCGGTCGCGGCGTAGCGCTGGACCGGGTGTGCCGAGATGCCCCACTCGGAGGTGCGGATCCGCGCCCACAACTCACCCGGGGTGCGGGGATGGTTGATGGCCTGCCCAAGCCCAACGGTGGGGCAGGCCACCCATTTTGCGGTGTCGACCGCGACACTGATGGTGATCGCCCCGACCGCCCACAGGCACGCGAAGACCCGTTTCGGTCCGCCGGTCGCGGTGGTCCATTCGCCGCGGCGGGCGTGATCCCAGATCTCGGCGGGAGTGTGCGGCACGGTGACCGCCTCAGGCAGGGTGATCGCGTCGACCGCTTCGTGGGCCAGCGTCACCAGGAGGGATCCCCGTGGCTGCTCGCCCTGCCTGGTCGGGGGAGCGTCGTTGTCGGTGGTGGTCACCGGGTTTCCTTCCGTTTCGTGCCGGACAACAGGGCGTCGGCCTCGGCGCGCAGCGTCTTGGCCAGGTCCCGGATGGCGTGGTTGAGGCGCGAACTGTCGCCGCGGTGGCGGCGAACCGCGCCGCGGAAGTAGTCGTAGGCGGCACCCAGTTCGTCCAGGGCGGTTTTCGCGCCGCGGGTTTCGGTGACAAGTTGTTTACGGCGGTTGACCGCCCGGGCCGCGATCTGCCGGGCCGGGGCTTTACCGCGGGAGCGGGGTTGTCCGGCCATCAGCCGACCCCCTTCGCCTGGCCACGGTCCTGCTGGCGCGGGTCGCCGAAGTCGCGGAAGTAGCGGCTGATCGCGTTCTTCGCGGTGCCGGTGTAGCTGCCGGACATGGCCACGTCGACCGCCCGGTACGACAGGGGGTTGTCGGGGTTGGCCTGGTAGCTGGCGAGCCAGCGGGCGACCGCTTCGGCGGACTTCTCGCCGTACTTACGGACCAGAGTCAAATCCAGCACGGGCCGGGGAGTGCCCTCCAGGTTGATTTCCGCTGTCTGCTCCGAGGCGCGCGCCGCCGCGGCGGCCGGAGCGGCCGCGGGTGGGGTGGCCAGCGGGGCGGGGGCCGGCTTCGGTTTCGCCGTCGGGGCCACCACTTTGGCCTGTTTGGTGGCCACCGCGTACGGCGAGGGCTGCCGGATCGACGCCAGATCCTGGGCGTGCTGGATGACGCCGATGTGGTTGACCAGCCGGATCATCAGCGTGTCGTCGTCGGCGACACCCGCTTTGATCACCGCGCGTTCCAGGCGGGACTGCCGGAACGGGGTCCGTTTGCTGGCGGTGGCCAGCCGGGCGGCCTGCATCAGCGCCCGGTCCCGGGTGCGGGCGGCCGCGTCGCGGGCATCGTCGGCCAGGCCGATCCGCGACAGTGCCCGCTCGCGCATCTCGTCCGCGACCCGCGCCCAGGTGGACTTTTTCTTGCTGCGGCCGTGCCGGTTGTGGATTTCGATACCGAGGGCCTGGTGCAACATGACCATCGCGAACACCGGCCCAGCCAGGACCCGGGCGAGGCCTTCGACCGGGCCGGCCTCGACCAGGGCGGCGTAGGCGGCGAACCCGCACAGCGCCCACGCGATCATCCGGGCCGTGCCGGGGGAGGCCGGCTCACCTTCCGGGGTCTTGCGCCGGACGTTGGTGCGCATCCCGTAGGCGCACGCCAGCAGTCCGACCTCGATCAGCGCGAACATGCCGACCCGTTCGATGCCGACGATGTGCAGCTTGTCCCCGAAAAACCGGAACGAGGTGTCGGCCGACAGGGCGATCCCGAGTGCCCCGGAGAAGTAGTAGCCGAGGTTGGCGCGGGAGGCGCGTTGTTCGTCGGTGACCGGGGCGGTGTGCCGCCCGGCCCGGGTCCTTTTCGCGGCGAGCACCATCAGCAGGACCGCCACCGCTGCTGCGATGCTCAGCAGTAGAACACGGTGGGCGACGACCCAGCCGAGCACGAGCGTCGTCACGCTGGTCATGCGGTGGCCTCCTGGCGGGTGGTTGTGGTGGTCATGCGCGCATCTTTAACCGATGGGGTGTACGAGCCGGGCAGTGACACGGCTGGGATGTAGACCCGACCGGACACTGTCCGCAGTGTCCGGTTCAGTCGTCGGGTTTGTGGGCGATCCCCGACGCGGATCCGACCAGGCTCCCCATCCCGTTAACGATCTCGGCTGCGGAACGCAGGCAGTGAGAACCGCCGAGCTCGGTGACAGTGCAGTGGACACTGTTGTGGACGATGATCCGGAATTTGATGCCCATCTTCTGGCCCCGCACGGCGATGTCCTCGGCCGTTTGGATGGCGTGCGGGTAGTCAAAAATCCCCGCCCGGGCATCCACGACCAGCCGGATCAGCTGGCCGTGCTCGATGGTGTCGAAATAGGGTTTCCTGTCGACTTTGGCCGACGATTCCCGGGACGTCAGTTCGGCGTGGACCTTCTGCAACAGGCCCATCTCGTGCTGCACGGTGCTGTTCACTTCGGCACTCCGTTTCACGTAGTGGAGAACTGGATCAACGAGCCCAGCGCTTCGAGGCGTCCCGATCCCGGCGTTCCTCGTCCCGGTCGTCGGCCCAGTCGATGACGGTGCGGTAGAACTCCGCAGCCGGTCCTCCGAGCGCCCACGGAACGAAGATCAGCAAAGCGAAGACGCCGAGCAACGCCGGCGGCCAGACAAAGACCAACCAGACCCAGGTCCCGAACATGACCGGTGTCCCCACGAGCACGCCATAGAGCAACTTCCGCCTAGTGCTCACCCGCGGTGGGGGTGGCAACACCACCGGTGGCGCGGCTGGCCACCGGGTTTCCAGCGCCGGCGCCGAGGTCGGCGATTGCAGGGCAACAGGCACGTCACCCGAGTTCGGCTTGCTGGTGGACTTCATGTGCCCGCATCCTCTTTCCGTGTCTTTTTCACCAAACGGCGTTCCCGTTCGGACATTCCTCCCCAGATGCCAAAGCGCTCGTCGTGCGCGAGCGCGTATTCCAGGCACTCGGAAGAACTCCTCGTACTCGGCGTCGTCCATATCCTCGCCGGTCATTCCCGCGGCGGAGGAGGGGGCGCTGAACTGGTCGCGCATCACATCCCCCCGGTGAGTTGGTGGTAGACGTAGTTGACGATCACTTCGGCGGAGTGGGAGCAGTCGATGAGGATCCCGGACTCCTGGATTCGGCGGGCGACGGTGCCGAGCAGGTCGTGGGCGGCGATGGCGGTGTTGACGTGGTCGATGAGGTCGGCGGGGACCGGGTCGGCGAGGTTGAACACCCGCCCGATACGGTCGATCAACTCGTCCTGGCGGGGGATCGGCTGGGGCGGGTAGCTGGCGTAGAGGTGGGCCGGCATGTCGCCGCCGGGGCCGACACCGTGGGGGGTTGTCACAGCCATGCCACCCCTTCCGGGGTGAACCGGTCACGGAAAGTGGACGTCGGCGACTGGCCGGCACCGGTGCATGCCGGTCGTTCGGTGGCGTAACCAACCGTCGGGCCGGGGGCGACGGGGTGCGCGGGGATACGGCCGTCGGTGACGGGGTAGTCGCCGGCGCAGTCGGGGCAGACGCCGCGGAGGCGGTCGTCCGCGAGGAGGGTTCCGGTGGCCATCACACCCACCCCTTGTCGGCGAGGTGCCAGCGCCCGGCGGGGGTGATCTCGCCCGTGGCGGTGACCAACGCATCCTGCTTGAGTTCGCGGTCCACGATCTGGCCGTTGCGGGCGAACAAGTCCGGGTTGTAGGTGCCCTCTGCGGCGTCGGCCAGGTGTTCCAGGTGCAACGCGGTCAGGTAACGGCCGGACAGGGTCGAGTAGCCGAATTCGGGGTGCCTACTGGGCTGTGGGTTGGTGGCCATCACGGGCACCATCCCGCCATCGTCAGGGCTTCCCGGCCGAGGTCGGTGATCTGCCAGTTACTGTCCAGTAGCCCGTCGCGCTGCAAGGCGTCCATCAGGGCGCGGTCGGCGGGGTCGGTGGTGGTGTAGGCGCGGCGGGTGAGGTCGGTGATCAGGTTCGCCTCGTCCACCACGTCCAGGTGCTCATCGGTCAGGACCAGGCCACCGGGGGCGAAGACGTAGGCGACACCGTTGATCGTTTCGCAGTGCAACTCGCCCATCAGATCCACCCCCGATCGGACAGGTGCCACAGGCCGTCGCTCGTGATCACGTACTGGTCGGTGTCTGCGATACGGACCAGCAGGCCAGCGGAGGCGCATTCCTCGGCTGCGACAGTGTCGAACTCGTCGGTGAAGTCCACCTGGTAGGTGTCGTTCACGGACCGGGCTGCCTGATGCAATCGAGTCAGGTGATGCACGGCCAGGTAGAACCCCGCGAGAGTGGGGTAGCCGAACTGGTGGTCTCGGATCGAGGTCTTGGTGATATAGGCCGGAGTAGTGATCATCACGCCACCTCCCGGCTCTCGCCAGTGGCGGGTTCCCACTGCTGAACGCGGGCCACTAGCAGCGCGGCGTACACACCGCGGCCGACGGCGAGGATCTCGGTGGCGGCTTTGTCCGCGTCAGCCGCCGGGACGTGCCGCAGCATCGCGCGGATCGAGTCGAACACCGCCCGCACCGTTTCGGCGGGGGATTCGGCGGCGGCGACCCGCACATCGAGCGCGGCGAACCGGCGGATCAACTGCCGCACCGACCGTGGCTGGACCGGTTCGGTCGCGGCGGCGGCGAGCGCGTCACACAGGTCCGGGTCCGGTTGGGTGGGGTCGAGTTGCTGGTACAGGTCGTGGATGGCGGCGGCCTGTACCAGGGTGGTGGGTTTCTCGGTGCGGACGTCCATCACGCGGCACTCCAGACGCCCTGTGTGTAGTCGGTGGTGTTCGGGTCGGTGACCGGGAAGTGGAGGGTCGTCACGGTCACCGACCCGAAGTTGTTGAGGCGCGATGCGAACCGGGCGCGTTCCCGGTTCAGCCGGTCGGCGGTACCTCGCCGGCCCTTGTACTGCCGGGCGCGCATCTCGGCCTGGGCCAGACGCTGCTCGGGGGTGAGGGCCTGGCGGCGGCGGTTTCGCATCGCGCCTCTCCCTTTCTGTGGCGGGGGTGTTCCTTTTGTGGTGGGGTCTTTGGTATGGAGCTTGTTGACTTGGTACGTACCATAGACCGGGATGGCAGAGTACGCAACCTTTGGTACGGTCCAAACCACAGCAGTCAAGCGAAGGGAGACACGTGGCGGCCACTGCGCGATGGCAGGTCGTATATGACCACCTGCTCACCGGCATTGATCAGGGCGAATACCCGCCTGATCACCAACTGCCGACCGAACGAGAACTCATGCGCCAATTCGGCTACGCACGCGACACCGTTCGACGCGCCTACGCCCAGTTGGAGCAGAAAGGCCTCGTCGTCGTTGGTGGCCCCACCGGTCGACGGGTACGCCAACCGGTCGAGTTGTACTTCGACGCGTCCAAATTCGAACGGATCTACACCGACGACCCCGACCTCAACCGCGATCAGTGGAGCCAGGACGTCGCCGCGCAGGGCTGGGAGCACGACCAGACCCCAGTGGTGAACCACCTGCCCGCCACGCGGTGCGTTGCCCGCTGGCTGGACGTTGACCTGAAAACGCCGCTCATCCGACGCCGACGGCTCCGGCGCGTCCGACAGACACCAGCACAACCATGGAAGACGGTCGTTATCGCCGACTCCTGGTTTCCGCTGGACATTGCCCACCGCCAGGTCGACGGGTTGGCACCACTGCTGATGCAGCAGAACATCACGATGCGTGGCGGCATCATCCGCTCGCTGGGGATCCGCCAGGAGATGTTCGTGGACGAGATCCGGGCCAGGATGCCGCACGACGACGAGACCGAACTGCTGGACTTGCTGCCGTACACCCCGGTTCTGGAGTTCGCGCGAGTGGGAATCGACGATGCCGGCCGACGCATCCGGGTGATCGTCAACGTGTTGTCTTCCGACTCCCAGTACCTGAAATACATCCTTGACGTGCCCCAACCGCAGGAACCCTCACCCGCCACGGAGGACATGTGATCGACCCCATACCGCAGTACCGCATCCGCTACGCCACCAATCAGGATGTGTCCGCCGTCATCGGCCTGCGCGCACACGCCGAAATGTGGCTACACGCCGCCGGTATCGACCAATGGACGGTGCGGTCGACCGGGGAACGCAACATCCGGGACTCGATTGCGGCCGGTACCACCTACGTGGTCACCACCGGCGCCGGGGATGTCATTGGCAGCCTCGCTATGGATGCGGCTGACCTGGACTTTTGGACCCCGGCGGAGGCGGCGCAGCCCGCGATGTACCTGTACAAGTTCATGATCGGATCTGATCGGCGTGGCAGCGGGCTGGGCGAGGTCCTCCTTGACTGGTGTTGCGCTCGGGCGGAACTCCTCGGCGCACGCTGGCTGCGGTTGGACTGCTGGCGCACCAACGCCGCGCTGCACCGCTACTACCTGCGTCGCGGATTTCGACATGTCGCTACTCGGCAGGCACCGGGCCGTCAGTCGGGGGCACTGTTCGAGCGGCCGGTGGATACGCGCACGGCAGCGAACCCCCCGAAAGTGAACTTGATCGATGAGACGGTGCCGCTGTTCGAGCGGCCGAAGCCGGTCGGGACGGACCGGTATGACCCGATCGGTGAGGCGGCGATCTGGCAGGAGGCATCCAACGTGGTTGAGGGGATGCGTCACCAGCCGTTGCCGAGCCCGGATTGGTCTGCGGCTCTCGATCAGGCGGCCCGGACGTTGGACTGCCGGGCGCGGGCGATCCGGCAGGCGCAGGGCATGTATTACCGGGTCATCGACGGACAGCGTTGAGAGGGACACATGCCAACGATCAACGCGTACACCCAGGCTGGTGACGGCCAGTCCGCCAACGAGGACTGGTACTGCGCAACGGAGGACCTCGTCATCGTCCTTGACGGCGCAACCATCCGCACGGGCACCGGCTGCATCCACGGCCTTCCCTGGTATGTGCGCAACCTCGGGGCAGCCATCATGTCCGGGGCACAGGACTACGACCGGGCGGGAGTTGGCCGGGATCTGCGCTGGGTCCTGGCCGAGGCCATCGGCGCGGTCGCAGCAATGCACTCCGACACATGCGACCTGACTCACCCCGGCACACCATCAGCGGCGGCCGGCATCGTCCGAATCGGCATCGACGCGGCGGAATGGCTGGTCCTGGGCGACATCACCGTCCTACTCGACACCCCGGACGGGTTAATCGAGGTCGTCGATGACCGGGTCAGCCAGACCGCGTACACGGAGCGCCGCGAGTGCGACCAGTACGCGATCGGGACGCCGGAGAAGATGGCTGCGATTCTGAAAATGAAGGCGATCGAACTGGCCAGCCGGAACACGAAGGGCGGGTATTGGATCGCGGCGACCGACCCGGACGCTGTCTTGCATGCCCACACCGGCAGCATTCCGCGTGACCGGGTGCGGCGGTTCGCGGTGTGCAGCGACGGTGTCATGCGGGCGGTGACGCTGACCCCGGTGACGTCGGCCGGTGTGATGGCCACGATGCGCGGTGCGGGGCCGAGAACGGTGGTGGACCAGGTTCGCCAGGTCGAGCGCAACGACCCGGTGGGGCAGCGTTGGCCGCGGAACAAGGCGACCGATGATGCGACGGCCGTGTATGTGGACATGGGCGTGCCGCCGGAAGCGCGGTGGATATCCGAAGGTGCCCGGCAGGCGCTGATCGGCAGCATCACGGACACCACCAGGGGCTTGTTCGGCGCAGTGCCGACCGTTACCGGAAAGTTACTTTGACCGGTAACGCCACTCACTTGGCCGACCAGCCGTACGGATGTCACCCAGATGGATGAGCGACACGCCCACCAAATGGTTGTGGAGAGGAGTGCGCGCCACCAAAGTGGCTTGAGAGACAGTTCGGCCCGGGTGCTGTCCACACCCGGGCCGTGAGTTCCAACGCTGCGCAGCCAACACATTTGCACACGACAACACATCCGCGTCGTCGTTGAGTGTACCCGGTATGCACCTGGGAGCACCATCAGACGGCGCGTGTCGAAGGGAAACACGTGACCGCCGTTACAACCCTCACCGTCCACCTCGATGACCGGTGGGACGAGTGCTACTCACCCGAACCTGACTGCGCGGCCTGGCCGCCGGACGGATTCGTCGCCGACCTGATCGAAACCGGCACCCTCGACGCCTACACCGAGGCCATCGCCTGCATCCTCGCCGCCCTCGCCGCGACCGGTGCCCGGGAGATCCCCGCACACGAGGTGTTCCCCGCCGGATCAACCCCCACCATGGCAGCGCTGCGCAAGCTGGCCCGCCACGGCTACATCACCCTGGCGGGGGAGTGAACACCATGAACATTCCCCCCCTCGCCGACCTGGTCGTGCACCTCGACGACCGGTGGACCGAATGCGCCATCCCCGGCGCCACCGCCGGGGAGTTCCCGGCCGACGGCCTCATCCAAACGATCCGGGTCGACCCGGGGATCTCCGCAGTCGGGATGGCGGTCGCGTTCATCCTGGCTGTCTACGCCGGGGACGGCGAGCACGAGATCGCCGGGCCGCGGTTGGACGTCGGGTCGTGGGCCACGCGGCTGCTCGAGCAGGGCCTGCACGAACTGGCCGACCGCGGGTACATCACCCTCACTGGCGGTGATGGCGATGCCTGAGAACAACGGCCATCGTGAGCCTGAGCCGCAACTTGGCCTGGTTGGCGAACAGCGGCCGTCAAGCTGGACCAATCACATGCTCGACTGGATCGCGCTCGCTGACCCCAAGATCCTCCCGGACCCGTCGGTGCGCCTGTACTGGCTTCTCAAGTCGTTCATCATTGACGACAAGGGCCAGGACGGCAGTCGGGTGGTGCAGATCGTTCAGGAGGATTTGGCCCGGATGTTGCACCGGTCGGTGGACAGCATCCAGCGTGCCCTGAAGCCCTTGTACGCGCTGGGTCTCGTTGAGGACCGCGAGCGGCGCAAGGTTTCGGTGCAGGAGTCGGGGCAGAAGAAGCCGACTGTGACCACCTTGCTGATCATGCAGATCAACGAGGCGGAGCCGCCTCCCGGGTACGCGGGGTGGGTCAGACCATTCGATGCGCGCAAGGACGTCCGGGCAGCTAGGGACGCCACCAAGGATGCGCGTATCGCTCCTGGTCAGAGTGACACCGCATCCGTGCGGCGTCAGTCCGACCAGGAGATTGTGGATAACTCAGCATCCGGCCATGCGCCGCCAGGAAGCGTACCCGCCAGTAACACGGCCGATGATCTCCAAGGGGATGTTTCCGCAGGTCAATGTGACACCGCAAATCTGCCTGAATCTGGAGCAAATTTGCGCCAGAACGGAGCAGATTTGCGGTGTATAGGAAGCAAGTCTTTTGGAAGCAACCTCCTAGAAGAACTACAAGACACCCTCGGTCCGCCGCCGCTGTTCGCGGTGCCTCCCGACAACTCCGGTTCCGCCGCCGAGCCTGACGGCCCGGTGTCTGCTCACATCGATGCGCTGTTCGAGGACTTCTACGACGCCTACCCGCGGCGGGTCGGCCGGAAGGAAGCCCGGCGGCGCTTCGAGGCCGCACTCAAGGACGGTGCCCAGGCCCGCGAGCTGATCGACGGGGCACGGACCTACGCCAAGGCCATGGTGGGGACGGCCGCCCGGTATGTGGCGCACCCGTCGACGTGGCTGCACCAGCGCCGCTGGACCGATGAACATCCCGCACCCGAATCCCAGCCGGTCGCCGTCAACGGGTGGCGGCCGTACCAGAACCCTGACCCGGCTGCCTACCACGAGGACTACTAGTGACCAGCGAAAACACCCCACCTGTGATCAGTGTGGATGATTTTGTGACCTGTGACAGTGAGCGGTGGACCGAGTGGGTGGCGGCGAACCGGGAGCGGGGCGGGCAGCGGGTGGCGGCGATCCCGGCCCGGTTCGTGGAGGCGACGGTGACGCACCCGGCGGTGCGGTCGTGGCTGGCCGAGCTGGTGGGGCTGGCCTGCAAGGCTGGTGCCGGCCGTAACCCGTCGATCACGTCGGGGCCGTCGTTGCGGCTGCTCGGCGGAACGGGGACCGGGAAGACGCATCAGGCGTTCGGGGTGTTGCGGGCGGTGTCCGAGTCGGGGGCGGCGTGCCGGTGGGTGGCGACGACCGCGACGGACGTGTACGCGCGGATGCGGCCCCGGCATGGGGTGGATTCGGAGGCCGAGTTTGAGCGGTTCGCTGGGATGGATTTGCTGGTGTTGGACGATGTGGGTGCGGCGCGGCCGACGGAGTGGATCGAGGAGGTGAACTACCGGTTGATCAACCGGCGGTATGAGGAGGACCGGCCGACGCTGTTCACGTCGAACCTGACGCCGGCCCAGTTGTCGGCGGTGTTGGGTGAGCGGGTGATGTCCCGGTTGGTGGGGATGTCCACGCAGGTCGTGTTGGAGGGGCCGGATCGGCGGAGGCCCCGGTGACCGACCTGGTGGTGCCGGATATGGCCCCGTGTGACTACCTGGGTGTCTACCTCGGTGAGCACGGCGTGACCCAGAAAGCGTTCGCCGGGGCGATCGAGTTGACGGAGAAGCACTTGTCGGCGTTCATGGCGGGCGGGGTGCGGGTCACCCCCGATGTCGCGTTGCGGCTGGAAGCCGCCCTGAGCGTCCCGGCGGCCACGTGGGGGGCAATGGACGTCCAACACCGTGTTCGGGCGTTGCTGGCCGATTCAGGGGCACGGAGCCGGTACCGGAGGATCACCAGGGCAGCCGCTAACTTGATGGCCATGGGCGGGCACCAGCAGCCGGGCAGCGGCCAGTGAGCGAGATCGAATATCTCGACGTGTGGACAGCAGCACTGGCCCACCAGCGGGAACACGAGGTGAACAGGCTGACCCCTGACATGCTCACGGCAGGAGCCGATGTCAGGAAGTTGTTGGTGCCGAAACCTAACCGGCTGTGCACAGCGTGCGCCATCGAGCACCAGTCTGACCAGGGCTTCTTCGACGATGTGCACCACTACGCGTGGGCAGTCCCAACCGAGAGTGCCCTTGCGGAGATCCGTGCGTATTCACCGCGAGGGATAGTGGAGATCGGTGCTGGGGGCGGGTACTGGGCGATGCTGCTGCGTGAGCGCGGCGTGGACGTGGTGGCCTACGATCCGGACCCTGCCGGGCCGAACACATGGCATGACGGCCGCTGCTGGTCAGCGGTGCTCGCGGGGGATCACACTGCGGTGGTGGAGCATCCGGAACGGACCTTGATGCTGTGCTGGCCGGAGCAGCACGCCAAGTGGTCCGCTGAGGCAGTGGAACTGTACGCGGGAGCCACGGTGGTGTATGTCGGTGAAGACGCTGACGGGATCACCGGGTGCGCTCGGATGCATGACCTGTTGGAGTCGAAGTTCACCGAGGTGTCGGCGGTTGCGTTGCCTCAGTGGGTGGGCACATTTGATCAACTGTCTGTGCATGTGCGTACGAGGTGGGAGTGACGGTAGCGGGCGTGACTGGCGGGCCTTTGGTGGGCGGGTGGACGCGGGGCACCACGTCGATGCGGGCTGGCCGGATCTACCCGTCTGGGCACTACGCCGTCATCACCACCGCTGGGATGGCACCGGCCCCGAACCGGATCGCCGCCCTGTTCGACCTGTCGGCCGGTACGGAGATGATCCGGCGGCAGCGGGTCACCCACGACGCGACACATACCCCGTTGTCGTGGTCGGAGTCGTGGTTCCCAGCGGCACTGGCTGCGGCGTGTCCGGTGTTGCTTCAACGGGAGCGGATCGTGGAGGGCACTCTGCGGCGTATCGCGGCTGTCGGCCCGGAATGGGTCGCATCCCGCGGTGTCGACGAGGTCACGGTGGCTGCGGCGGACGCGGGAATGGCGTACACGCTGCATGTGCCGGTCGGGTCCCCGGTGCTGGTGACCTGTACCCAGTGGGTGACTGCGGCGGGGCGGGTGGTTGAGGTGGGTGGGTCCACCGCGGTGCAGGGTGTGTGCGCTGCCTATCCCTACGAGTTGTGAGCGACACTACTGACGGGTTCTTGCGGTGACAGTCGAATCGGAGGAGCGATCGTGACAGCATCTACGGGCCCAGCTTTGGCGGAGTCGGTGAGCCTGCTACTGGACCGCTACTTTCCCGGGGACTTGGTTGAAGCTGTCATGGGGGACGACACCGAGGGGTATGACCGGCTGGTGGCGGTGTGTGCGACGGCGTGTGCGGTGTTCTCTGGCGGCGACACGGCGGCGATCAGCGTGCTGTTTGCGGAGGTGTCCGAACGGCTCACCGACACTATGGTGGACCGGATCCTGGACAGCCCAGATGGTCCCGCGGCGACTCTTGCGGTGGTGTTTCATCAGCACATCGAAACAGCCTGGCGGCGGTTCTAGCGGTTATCGGCGGAGGATGCGGGCTAGGATCCGCAGTTTCTTGCCGCTGCCTTTGCATGCGGGGCAGGCTCGCCATGCGTTGATCCCGGTCGGGGAGAAGCGTTTCCCGCTGCGGCAGTCGCGGGCTTTGCAGGTGGTGTAGGGCCAGATCAGGTCGTGGGCGACCCACAGCACGATGATGCCGGTGATGATCAGGGTGGTGGTGCCCATGGTGGTTTCCCGGGGGAGTGGCGTGAGATTGGCGACGGTATCGGGTGTCGGTGGGGGTCGTCACCCGATTGGGAGGGTTACCAGCAAACGGTCTTACATAAGTTTTGTATGATCGGGTGGTGGCCCGCCCCCGAACCCACCCCACCCCCACCGTCGACCTGCCCGCCGCCACCGCCGCGGCCCACACGATCCGCCGCCACCGGCTCCGACTCGGCGACCCCCACGTCGACACCCTGCCCACCGACACCTACCTCGACGACGACGACCTCACCGCCGTCCTGGCCCACTGCGACACCCACCCCACCGTCCACGGCCACATCCCACCAGGGGAAGTCACCGCCCGGGCGACCCTGTGGGCCTACCTCGACCAGCAGGCCACCCGGGCCGCGGAACGCCGACAGCGGGTCCTGCTGGGCATCCTCCAAACCGGGCACACCTCCACCGAACCGGCTGGCCGCTACGGGCGCCCACTGGGGTTGTCCCCGCAGAACGCCTACAACACCCGGATCGTGTTGGAACGCCGCTACCCGGCCCGGCCGCCCGCCGAGACCGCAGGGTCGGGGTGGCTGGCCGCACACCGCGACGAGGTCGCCGAACTCGGCGAGACCCTGGTCGACCAGCGCCCGGACGTCCTGGCCACCATCCCCGACTCGACCGCCCGCCGCCACCTGGCCGGCCTGGTCGACGCGGTCGGGACTGCGCTCGGTCCGCTGCCCACCGACCGGTTCGCCACCGCGGTCCTCGCCGCACTGGACGCATGGATCACCACCGGCCCGGCGGTGTCCGCCGATCCGGTGCTGCGAGATCTGGCCGCCCGCGGCCGACACCTCCTGGCCACCACGGGCACACCGCCCGGCTAGTCGCCGCTACGTCGCCGCCGTGGGCTGTAGGGCAGTGGCATCGCCTTGGTGGTGTCGTGGTGCGGGATCGTGCCGACTTTTTTGCCGGTTGCGTGCGCCGCCCAGCACTTCAACAGCACCAGCAGCAGTGTCTCGCGGCGGTGCAGAATCGTTCGTGGTGGGGTGCGCGCGGCCCAGTTCCGCAGTGTCAATGCCGGGTCCCCCGCGCGGAGGTTTTCCCCGGTGCGCAACTGCTCACAGAACTCGTCGAGCGATTCTTGACCGTCGGGCCATGCTTCCAGTGTGAGGTGCCGGAATGCGGCGATCGACGCGCCGATCATGTGGGTTTTCGTGCCGGTGTTGGTGCCGACTCGGACGTGGTCGGGCATGTCGGGCCAGCGGGCGGCGCATTCGACGACGATCTGGTTAGTGAGTTTGATCTTGCTCCAGCTTGGCCACGTCGGCCAGTCGGAGGTGTCCCGCCACATCGTGTAGTGGTAGACCAGCTTCAACGCGGACACCAGCATGAGCGCCGATTCGTGACCGACCATGCCAACCACGTCGGGTGCGGACCGGTTCTTGCCAGTATTCAAGATCACGAACACATCGGCTGGCACGTTGTAGGTGACCCGCATCGTCACTGTGCGGCCGGTTTCGCTGCTGGCGATCGCTTCGAGGCGGTGCTGCCCGTCCAGGATCGACCCGTCGGTACACACCGACAGACCCTCGGGGGTTTCCAGCCAGTCGCCGCGGTCGATGATCCCACGCAGCCACGCGATGTGGTTGGTGTCGCGGCGCCGTTGCCGCAAGGGTGCCCCATCGCTGGTGGTCGCGGTGAACGGCCGGTCGGCCAGCTCTCGGGCCCGTTCGGGGCTGATCTGTTCGGTGCGGGTGTGCATGCCGCGGTAACCGGCGGGACGGGCGACGTCGTCGCTGGCGAGTGAGGCGTGCACCGCGGCAGCGCCGTTGGCGTCGGCGGGTGCCGCGAGTTTCTGTTGCGCGGACACTCGTGCCGTGTTCAGCGCGGATCGTCGTCGGCTGGTGTTCTGCTTGTCCAGGGTGGCGAGGTCGGCGGCGAACCCGATCAAGTTGAGGTCGGCGATGGTGTTGTTCAGGCCGCGGGTGTCGGATCCGCCGGAGGTGTGCAGACCAGCGGTTCCCCCGTGAGGGTTGCGGATGATGTAGCCGGATTTGGTGGGGACGACGGTCCAGCCGAGGGGTTCGAGACGGCGTGCCTGGGCGACCAGCAGCGCCATCTCACTTCGTCGGGCGGTGGCCATGGATGTGGTCCTTCCGGTCGTGCGGGTGGATCTTCCGCTCAGTGTGCGGGAGGGCGTTGCCGGTTGCGGGTCTGTTCCCGGACGGTGCGGCTGGACTGGGTGGGCCGCCCGGTCAACCCGAGGATGTCGGCCAGTTCGCCGAACGCTTCCCGTCGGTCGCCGCTGGTGGTGTCGGGGATGGTGGTGTGGACCCAGCGGGCCACGAACCGGGCGGCGAGCACCGCTTCCCACCCGCCCCGGTCGAGGCGGTGGCCGACGGCGACTTCCCCCAGCGCCGTACATAGAGGTACCCCGGCGGCGATGTGGCGGTCCACTTCGGCGGCCAGTTCGGTGTAGTCGGGGCGGCGCCGCCCGGATCCGGAGACGCCGACGGTGTGCCCGCGGTCGTGCAAATCGGACGACACCCGGTCACCTGCCGATCCCGGGTTGGATCCCGGCGGCGGCCAGCAGCACGGCGGGCGGGATGGCTGCGGCGGCGGCGTCCGCGACCGCCCAGTAGGTGGCGTCCGTGCCTCGCTCGGGGGCGAACACGGCGGCGGGGACCAGGATCGCCGCATAGCCGCGTAGCGCCCACTCGTAGACCAGCTCGGGGGCGATCAAGACTGATGCGGCGCGGTCGAGGCGGCCACGGTGGGCGGTGATGGTGGTGGCGTCCAGGGCGGTCAGGCAGGTTTGGGTGGACACCCACCAGGCCCATTCGGCGCAGTCGGTGACCTGCTGCAACACCGGCGGCGGTACGGCGGCGGCGCGGCGGGCGCGGGGGTCGGTGTGCCGCCCGATCCGGGGTAGCCCTGTGTCGGCGGTGATGGTCATGGCCACGCCACCCACACCCACACCGCCGCGAGTGCCAGCAGCAGGACGGCGCATTCGGCGCGGCAGGACCGCAGTTGCAGCAGCAGGACCGCCCGGCGGTAGCGGTGGGAGTGGCGGTAGGCGCGGGCGCGGTGCCGGCCGCACGGGTAGGCGGCCATCACGGTTGCCTCTGGTCAGCGGTAGGACAGTTGTTCGGCGTCGGTTTCGGCGTCGGTGATCCGCACGTCGTGGGGGTGGTCGAGGCGGACCGGGCCGCGGCGGGGAACGAGGCGTTGGCAGTGCTGGCCGATGCCGGCGTGGCAGTGGCGGCAGGCGACGCGTAGCGCGGAGGACCCGACCAGGCGTGGCCCGGTCGGGGTCCATGCCAGGGTGCAGCCGTGTCCTGGGGTGGGCACGGTGCAGGTGCGCGACGCCCGCATGTGATCAAGTATGCGCCGGTACCCCCGGGGGGTGTGGGGGGTTTTCCGGGGTCCCAGCGGGCTGGCCTGCTGCGACGCGCTACACGGAGATCACGGTTGGTCACGACTTGACCGGAAACGGCTGTCACCAGTGCGTTTGGGGGCACAATGCACCGCACACCCGGATCCCTTCGTCAGTGGGGGATTAGGGCCGTAGTGCTCGGCCGGTGTTCACAGCACCGGCCGAGCATGCTTCGGAAAGGGCTCACGGACCTCCCTGTTGATACTCCGCGGTAGGTACCAATCGAGGCACCCGGAAAATCACCGGAAGGCGACTCTCTGTTACGGAAGTACCACGGTGGGCACCGTGTCAAGCGCGTGTTCACCTACCGGAATGTCCCGCACCCGGGGACCAGGAGTGCGACAAAACTACTGGTAGGACTGCCGGATAGTACGACCGTACCAGCGAGTAATGGTCCAAGTGGAGGACACGGTTTTGTCACGGCCACCTGACCATGCGTGCCCACGACAACGCACCGTAAACACCAACATGCACCCATTTGGGTGACAAAATCCCCGTATCGTATGGCGACTACCCACACGCCCCGCTACCCACGGTAGAAAACGTTAACTTCACCCCTGCGCCAGGTCAGCGAACCGGCTGTAATGCAACTGGTGAGCCACCGTGATCGTCGACGTCGGCCCCGACCGATGCTTCGCCAAGATCAAATCAGCTTCGCCCGCCCGCGGATCATCCCGATCCCACGCATCCGGACGATTGATCAGGATCACCATGTCCGCATCCTGCTCCAACGAGCCCGACTCACGCAGATCCGACAACATCGGCCGCTTATCCGTGCGCTGCTCCGGCCCCCGATTCAACTGCGAAATCGCAATCACCGGCACCTCAAGCTCCTTGGCCAGCAACTTCAACTGCCGGGAAAACTCCGACACCTCCTGTTGCCGGGACTCCACCCGCTTGCCGGAGGTCATGAGCTGGAGATAGTCGACCACGATCAGCTTCAGGTCGTTGCGCTGCTTGAGCCGCCTTGCCTTGGCCCGGATCTCCATCATGGTCATGTTCGGCGAGTCGTCCACGAACAGCGGGGCCTCGCTGATCTCGCTCATCCGCCGGGCCAGCCGGGTCCAGTCGTCATCGGTCATCCGGCCACCGCGCATGTCCGCCAGCCGGATCTTCGCCTCGGCCGACAACAGGCGCGTGGTGATCTCCGTGCGAGACATCTCCAACGAGAAGATCACGCTGGTCAGACCGTGTTTCAGTGAGCACGACCGCGCGATGTCCAAACCGAGGCAGCTTTTTCCAATTCCAGGCCTGGCGGCCAAAATCACCATCTGGCCGGGGTGCAGACCGTTGGTCACGTGGTCCAGGTCCGCGAACCCGGTCGGCACGCCCATCGCCGACCCGCCCCGTGACGCGATCGAGTCGATCTCGTCCATTGTGGGTTGCAGCAAGTCCTCCAGCACGGCGTAGTCCTCGGACATCCGCCGCTCCGTCACCTCATACACCGCCGCCTGCGCCCGGTCGACCACCTCGTCGATCTCGGCGCCCTCCGCGCCGTTGTAGCCGAGCTGCACGATCCTGGTGCCGGCCTCGACCAGCCGGCGCAGCACCGACTTCTCCGCCACGATTTCCGCGTAGTAGCCGGCATTCGCGGCCGTCGGCACGGTGGCGATCAGGGTGTGCAGGTAGGGCGCGCCGCCCACCCGGCCCAGTTCGCCGCGGCGCTCCAACTCGGCCGACACGGTGATCGGGTCGGCCGGTTCACCGCGGCTGTAGAGATCCAGCACGCAGTCGTACACGGCCTGGTGCGCGGGACGACAGAAGTCGCCGGGGGACAGCACTTCCACCACATCGGCGATGGCGTCCTTGGACAACATCATTCCGCCGAGCACCGACTGCTCCGCGGCCAGGTCCTGCGGTGGCATCCGTTCGTAGGCCACCTCCGTGGCCGCCGTCATGACCCGTCCCCGGACGGCAGAGTCGCGGCGATCTGCTGGGCCAACTCGATGGCGTTTTCGACGCCAGCGACGATCTGATCGGAGGTGAACTCCCGGGCGGTCGACATCAGCGGTACTCCCTGGTGGTCGCGGGTGGTCCTGTCCTGTGGTGGAGGTGAAGCACCTTCTGGTGCCGCCGGGTCGGGCACGGCACCAGAAGGGTCAAACACGATCGAGTTAGGAGAGGTCGAGGGTGGCCAGTGTGGTCGTCGACAGCGACTCGGCGTAGGTCTCCGCCTGGGTGTTGGCGGTGACCCGATGCCACTGGCCCACCGCTCGCCGCCCGAACGCCAGCACCCGTGTCGAGTTCTCCAGGTCGGGGATGATCGACGCGAGTGCGTATCCCACCCACTCGCCGGGTTCCTGCGCCTCTACCAGCGTCGCGGGTTCGGTCGTGTAGCTGGCCTGCTCCGCGCGGGCCAGGCACGCCGACAGCACCTCCCGCAACGCGACGACACCCATACAGGTCGTCAACAGCGGTGCCGGCCGGAGACGAGACCGGTAGGGGATGCCCGCGTTCCAACCGCGGTCGGTGCCTTGCGCGACCAGCCATGCCGCCCCCACCACCTGCCCGGCCCACGACCAGCACTGCCGCACCGACGCCCCCGCGGTCCCGAGCGTGGTGTGGGCGATGTTGGTGATCCCCATCGAGCACGGCGGGCACAACAGGTCACCGTGATCGGTGTGGGTGCAAACCCGGTCGTTGAGCATCCGCCCGAACGCAGCCAACGTCCGCGACACCCCCGCCGGCCACGACGTGATCGGATACTCGCCCTGTTCCCAACTGATCCGTTCCCACCCGCACATCAGGGGCGGAACCCCCTTGTCGGGTTGGGTGTGGGATCCGCGGGCCAAACGGGGCACCAGCACCTCATCGATATCGGTCACGGCCGGTCCTTTCCATCTCCGCCACCCCGCTGGGTGTGTCACGTACCGTCTCCCTGGGTTCTAGCTGTGACACCTGGCCAGGTGGTTGCGACACGCCCGAGAGTGGACCTCTACGTCGCCCAGCGTTGCGCTCGGGGTATCGTCCGTACGCCAATCAAGGTGAACCCCGGTGCCTGCCCCCCGTGCGCAGCACCGGGGTTTTGCGTCCCCCGGGTTATGCCGCGGTCGCGGCGGGGGCGTGAGCCACGTCGAACACTGTCCAGTCCGGTGGCACATCCGCCTGACACGCGCCCGTGGCCCTCCCCGCATCGACACCGTCGATGGTGAACCGGTACAGCGTCACCCCGCACAACCCGATGTACTGGGCAGTCGCCCGCACCCACGTCCCGTCCGGGCAGCGATGCCGATACCGTTCCAGGGACACCCGGGGCAACGGGGATGCCGGGCGGGTGTCGATGTCCCCGGTGACCGCGTCCGGCCTGTTCGGCCACCAGCCGCTCACGCCGTCGCCTCGGCCGATTTGCTGGTACGCAACTTGTTGCCGTAGTCGGCCTGCTCCGCCAGCAACACCTCGCCGTTGTCCATGACGGCCATCCCCTCGGCTTCCTTGGCCAAGTCCTCCTTATCGGCGTCGGAGAGGGTGCGCAGGTCGTCCACGACGCGGTCGAGGATCCCGGACGCCAAGTCCAGGCGTGCCGGGCCTTTGGCGAAGGTCGCGCCGTCCAGTGCCCGCCGCCACCGGTCCATCGCGGTGGCATTACGGGCCCGCCCGGCATCCGGTTTCCCCCGGGTCGGTGGTGTCCCGGCCGACGGCACCGTGGCCGGTTGCGCGGCGGGGGTGGCGACCACTTCCGCGTCGACGATGTCCGGTGCCGCGGGCGGGGTGTCGGTGACCGTGGCCTCCACCGGCTCCGAATCGCCACCCGCCGGGCTCGGCGTGGATGCCGTGGCCGCTTTCCCCAATGCGATGATCAGGTCACCGATGGTGGTGTCATTCCCGTCACCATCGGTGGTGGCCTCCGTTCCCGTCAACCCGGCCTTCTTGGCCTGGACCCACAGCGCGGTCAACTCATCGCGGGTGGTCGCGGCCAGCGCCTGGTCCCGCAGCCCGGTGACCACCACATGCGGCACGTCGGCGAAGGTCTGCACCCGCTCGGCGCGGGCCTGGATGATCTCGCCGTCCTCGTCGACGTCGGCCCCCAACTCTTCGGGGGTGTAGTGCAGCCCGAACAGGGCTTCCTCGCAGGCGTCGCGGGCGACCTCGGTGACCGCACGGTGCTTGGTCATGTTGATCGGGTACTTCTCCCACGACGTGGGCCGGTTCTTGTCGTCCCGCGCGTACGGCTGGCCGTCCTTGTCGAGGGTGCATAGACCGGCTTTGACGGCGCGCTGGTAGCTCCACTCGGCGCGGAAGGTGTAGTCGGGGTCGTCGGCCCGTACGATCTCTGCCCACCCGGTGCGGGTTTTCGGGTCGTAGCCGACCCGCAGCCGGTGGCCGGCACGGCGGACGAGGGCACCGATCAGGCCGGCGCTGGCGGTGGGTTTGCCTTTGATGACGTGGATACCGGTGATGGCTGCCATCGCGCCGAGGCCGAGCATGGCGCCGTATTCGATGGCGTAGAAGACGTTCGCGGGCTGCTTTTTGTAGGCGTCGGGTAGCAGCATTGATGCGGCGAGGTGGTCGGCGTAGGAGATGCGGTCCGACAGGGTTGCCAGCGGCAACGGTCGGGCCAGGGGGACCAGTTCGGTCATGGGTGGTGCTCCTAGCGGTGATCCTTCTGTGGTGTGCCACAAGTACACACCAACCGCACGTGGAAGTCAACCGCCGAAAGACCCTATCTGACCAGCAAAAACAAGCCCAAAACCGGTCGCGTGAACACCGCTCACGCGACCGGCAACACACTGCCCGCCGCCCGCCGTTGACCCTATGATCCGCGCCCGCCCCGACAACCCCCGGGCACCGCGCGGCTACGTCCTCCGGGCCGGTCCGGAGGACTCCGCCCCGGTCTTCATGGCTTCCGCCCGCCGCGCCACCAGCCACTCGTAATAGGCGTCGATGTTGCCACCTTGCGGGTTGCGTCGCCGACGACCAGCGGCGACCTCATCGGGGGTGCGCTCCCACATTCGGAGCGCGTCCCGGCTCGCCCCGATCTCGTAGGCGGCGACCGTGAGGTTCCGGTCGGTAGCCTCCCGCCACCGGCGGGCGTCACCGGAGTCAACCCAGTCCCGGATCGCCATCCCTCGGGCATGGCGGCGGGTGGGGGATGGTTCGGCGGCATCAGCGGGCGGGGTGGTCTTCATGACGCGCATCCTACAACAATCCGCTGTGTCCGCTACCCAACACCGCCCACCGGATAATGCAGTAAACGCGCTTGAGGATGATGCACACGGCGGGTAGTGTGGGACATCCACCACAGAAAACCGGACCACCCGAAGGACACCGCCATGGACTGGCACCGCGCGGCCTGCCGCGACGAAGGCCCCGAACTGTTCTTCCCCGTCGGCCGCCCGGGCATGGCCGCGAACGTGGAGCAGATCGCCGAAGCCAAAGCCGTGTGCCGCCGCTGCCCCATCGCCGCGGCCTGCCTGACCTGGGCGCTCGAAACCCGCACCGACACCGGCGTGTTCGGCGGCATGGACGAGACCGAACGCCGCGCCCTGCGCCTCCGACACCTCGCCGAACACCCGCCCACCCCCACCCAGCCGGACACCAACGGCCGGCCCGGACCCCGCGCGGTCATCGACCTCGCCGAGGTCGAGCACCTCCGCGCCGGCGGCATGTCCACCGCGTTGATCGCCGACCATTTCGGGGTCACCGAGGACGCGCTGGAACGGCACCGCTGGGCACGCACCACCCAGAAGGCGTCGTGAAGCGGACGGCTGTCGACATCAACCGGCCGTTGATCGCTCTGGAAGGTGGACCCAAAAGCAACCAGTGGTTTTGGCTGGCCGACTGGCACATCAAATGCCAGTCGGTTCGGGCGCAGAATTTCCCGCCTGCCCATCCGGCGTATGCGGCGTTGTGGTACCGGCCGACCGGTCGCTACATCGACAACCCGGACCGCCACTATCCGCAGGGCGAGGTGTGGACCTACACCCCACCCGCCGCGGCCGGCCGCCAGGTGACACCGTGAAACAAACCCCCCTGCAACGGCACACACCGCTCACCCGCGGCACCCCGCTCACGCGGAGCACACCACTCGCCACCCAGGCTCCCCGTAAACCCGGCGAAGCCGCCGCCGAGAAAAACGCCCGCAAAGTGGTCTACGGCCGGTCCGGTGGCTCGTGCGAACTCCGCATTCCCGGCGTCTGCCTCGGTCGCGGCACCGTCTTCTCCCACCGCCTCCCCGAAGGCCAAGGCGGCCTGTGGATCCCGGCCAACGGGGTCCACGCCTGCGGGTGGGGCAACTTCGGGCCGGGCTGTCACCCCTGGATCGAGCAGCACCGCACCGAGTCCTACGCCAACGGCCGCCTGTTGGTCGACGGCCAGGACCCGTTGACCACACCTATCCTCCTCGCCGTCGGCCTGGTGCTACTGGACAACAAGGGCGGCATGTCGCCCGTTGACGAAGGGAACGCGGCGTGAACGAGCCAACGATCCGCGTCCTATCGCTCGGCGCGGGTGTCCAATCAACCACCCTTGCCTTGTTGGCCTGCTCGGGTGAACTACCCAAACCGGATGCGGCGATCTTCGCTGACACCGGGTGGGAACCGAAAGCGGTGTGCGAACACCTCGACCGGCTCGCTGTCGAACTGGACCAGGCCGGAATCCCACTGCACAAGGTCGGACGTGGAGGCAGCATCCGGGATGATGTATTGGACCGGCATGTGTTCGCCACCATCCCCGTGCAGGTGCTAAAGCCTGACGGTACCGCAGGGAAAGCGCTACGCCAGTGCACTGGAAAATATAAAGTCGAGCCGGTCGAACGAAAGATCCGCGAACTGCTAGGAGCGCGGGTCCGAGAGGTTAAATGCCGCTTCTGCGAAGGCAGCGGAACCCGCATTGCTCCTTGGGATATTGATGCGGGACCTGGCCAGTGCAGCGTGTGCCGAGGTGGCGGCATACGTCGCCTAGTCGGGGGTGTACCGAAAGGTGCGACGGTAGACCAATGGATCGGGTTCTCGACCGACGAGGTCCAGAGGGTGTCCAGCAATGGGTTTCCGCCATACGCAACGCCGCGATATCCACTCATCGAGTTGGACATGTCCCGCACGGATTGCAATAGGTGGCTGAAGCAACGCGGCTGGACAGTCGCGAAGTCCGCGTGTATCGGTTGCCCTTACCATGGTAATCGCCACTGGCGCGAAATGCGGGACAGTCAACCGTCCGAGTGGGCAGACGCCGTAGACTTCGATCGTGAGATTCGCCATGCGCCAGGTATGGCCGGTCAGAAATTTCTTCACTCCAGCCTCAAACCTTTGGACAAAGCGCCCATTGACCGGGTATCTCGGACTGAATGGGCGGACCGGCAAACCAACCTATTCGACGCCATTGCTGACATCGAGGCGGGGGTTGACGAGGACGGCGACCCGGATGGTTGTTCGCCGTATGGCTGCCGGTCGGGATCATCCGAGGACGGCCCGGCGTGATCATCGACGGGCGCGCTGGGCCAGGCGGATGGGACATCGGGACCCGCATCGCCGGATATGCCGGGCAGTTGGTGGGGGTCGAGTGGGACATGGCCGCCTGCCGTACCGCCGTCGCCGCCGGCCACGCCCGGGTCCGCGCCGACGTGGCCACATTCCCCCTCGAACACCTCGCCGGCCGCGTCGACGGCGTGATCTTCAGTCCCCCGTGCACCACGTTCTCCGGTGCCGGGCAGGGCGCGGGCCGGCTACTCACCGAGGTGCTGTGCACCGCGATGACCCGCACCGCCCGGGGCAGGAAGGTACTGGCCGCGACCCGCCGCGACTGCACCCGCATCCTCCAATCCCACGCCGCAGCCGACCCGAAAATGTCGCGGTGGCCGCGCGCGAAACGGTCCACGTGGGCGCGGGAACACGCGGTCACCTCCGTCCTGGTGCTGCAACCCCTGCGGTACGTGCTGGCACTGCGTCCACGGTGGGTCGCGCTGGAGCAGGTCCCAGCGGTGCTGCCGCTGTGGCGTCACCTGGCTGTTGTGCTGCGTGAACTGGGCTACCGCGTATGGGCGGGTGTCCTGAACTCGGAGGAGTACGGGGTCCCGCAAACCCGGAAGCGCGCGATCCTCACCGCCCGCCGCGACGGACGACCAGCGGGTCCACCGGCACCGACTCACCAGCCGTACCGGAAAGGTGTAGCGCCGGTCACCGAGCCGGATCTGTTCGGTGACCCGCTTCCGCCGCCGGTGTCGATGGCCGACGCGCTCGGCTGGGGACTGCCGGAGCGCCCGGCGTGGACCGTGACGGCGGGAGGAACCGCCACCGGTGGCGCGGAAGTGTTCGGTAACGCCACCAATCGGCGTCACCTGGCGGATGTTGTCGCACAGGCCCGTAACTCTGGGCCGGGGGCGGTACGGGAACCCCGCGAGGTCACGTCCCCGTCGTACACGATCCGCGCGAACGGGTCCGGTTCCCACCCCTCCGGCACCGAATGGGTGATGCGCAACGGGGCGCAGGGCAACGCCACCGACCGGGAACTCCACGAACCAGCGGCCACGATCTACACCCAGCGCACCGGGAACCTGAACTGGGTGATGCGCAACGGCAACCAACCCAACGCCTGCGCCCGCGCCCTGGATGAGCCTGCCGGGACCCTGTTCTTCGGTCAACGCACCAACGCCGTCGACTGGCGAAACAACCAAGGCCAATCCACCCGGGTCACCGTCGAGGAAGCGGGGGTGTTGCAAAGTTTCCCGGCGGACTATCCGTGGCAGGGTACGGAATCGCAGCGATACCAGCAGGTAGGCAACGCGATTCCCGTGCTGCTGGCGGCGGCGATCCTGCGGCCCCTACTCGACCGGGGCCGACGGTGAAGGGCAACCCGGCTCGGCAACGTCACCTGGACATGCTCTCCGGCTACGGCGTCCCCGACGAACACAAGGCCGCGGTCGCTGAGCGGGCTGTTGACGACGCGGTGACGTTGGCGGTGGACTTGCGGGACCAGGACCCGGCGGAGGTGTGGCGCCGCCTGGCCCGCTGGTGGGGTGAGGACCCGAACCGGGTGATCGCCGCAGCGTTCGCGGCGGCGGCGATGGTCCCGGTGGATGACGCGTCGGCCCGTGAACTGCTGGCGTGGATTGACCGGCCGCTACCGGGGTTGCGGCACCCCCGGTCGGCGTGACCTGTTCCCATCCGGGCGGCGCGCCACCAGACTGCCGCCCATGACTGATGTGGTCGACACGCCGGCACCTGCGGTGGAGCGTGCACCGGTGCAGGTGCAGGCCGAACTCCTGTTCGCTTTGGCCCGGCATTTGCAGCAACACCCGGATGCGGGGTTGCTCACTGTGGATGTGCGGTACGAGTCCTACGATCCGGGGATTGAGGGGGAGTGTCACATTTCTCCGCCGCCGTTGTTGCCGGGGTCGGCGTTGGCGGCGTGGGCGGGGACGCTCCGCGGTGAGGGCGACAACCCGCCAGTGGTGGAGGCTATGGCGACTGCGGCGCATAGTTTGGATGCGACGGTGGAGGTCACTGGGCTGGTGGAGGGTGGGCACCGGATCCGGGTGTGGGTGGATGTCCCCGGTTTGGCGGATGCGTTGGGGTTGCCGGATCCGCATGATCCGCACCGCCGGGTCCCGGTCACGGTCGAGCAGTTGTATGGGTTTGATGCTGGTCGGCGGCCTGTGGTGGTGTCGGGTGTGTTGGATGACCTGGACGGTCTGGATGGTCTGGCTGGTGTCGACGGCTTGCCGGGTGTGGATCTCTGATTCTGGGTGTTGCGCGTGGTGGTTGTGTCACACCTATGGTGTGCGGTGATCCACCTGGGAGGCAGCCGCGTGGGTGGGTCACGTGGGGTGCTGGCCCCGCTCTCGGGGGATGTCGGGGGCGGGGCCAGCGTCATTACCTGGATCGGTGATAGCCGCGCCTGGCGGCTGATCTGATGCATTATCTAGTGCAACAGATACGCTTGAGGACCATGCATCGGGCGGGTATGCTGGGCACGTGACCACCACACCGAAACCGGCACCCGAAGCGGAGCCTGAACAACTCGTATCTGTGAGCGTCATGGCGTACGAAGTCAACGCGTCCGACCCGGCCAACTGGCCTGGCGAACCAGAGATGGCCAGCCACTTCGCCATCCGCGTCGAGCGGCGCGGCGACCAGTGGGCGGTCACCCGGGGCGGTGGCCGATACCTCAACGAACCGGGCGGCTGGATCTACACGCGCTCCGTCCCCACATTCTCCCTGGACGTGGCCTTGGAGCTGGCGAAGCAGGCCGCTCCGCACGTCACGGTGAACGGCTGGACCGTCACCGGGGAACGGAAGGCGACGCAGCGATGACCCCGCAGGAACTACGCGACTACGCCGAGGCCTTGATCCTCGACCACGCTCAGGACGTCGAGTACCTGTCCGTCCACGAGATGGCCCCGCAGTGCATCGGGCACGACATCGACGGCGTCGACGCCAGGGCGGTGCACGACATGATCGGGAAGGCGACCGTTATGGTTTCGTGGCCGGACGAGGCGCACGTGATCGACCTGCGCGACGACGGCTGGGTGATCAAGCATCCGCTGTCGTGTCGCCCGAACCTGTTCAATTGTCCGGTCAATCGCGCCACGGGGGTGCCGACGGGTTCGTCGATGCCCACGTCGGGCCAGTGGGAATGCGGCGTCGACGCCCGCGGCGCGCTGACCATCGGCCGGAAAATCGACGAGAGTACCGCCGAGGAGTCGCAGCAATGACCGCCACCCACCAACCATGCGGCCAGCCCAACGCGCAGGCGGCTACCGACCCGGTGACGGTCACGATCTGCGGCAGCATGCGGTTCCGGGACCTGATGCTGCACGTCGCCGAGCAGGAAACCGCCAGCGGCCGGATGGTGCTGATGCCGTTCGCCGTGGTCAACCAGTCCGATCAGGGTGGCGAGTTTAAGGCGATGCTCGACGAGTTGCATCGGGCGAAGATCAGGGCCGCGAACGTTGTGCTCGTGGTGTCGGACGGTACGGGCTACTACGGCGAATCGACCAGCCGGGAGATTGAGTACGCCCGTGACCTGGGGTTGCCGGTCGAGTTCAGGCTTGTGTCCTCTCCCGTGCCGATTGGCATCGCCCCGAGGCTAGGTCAGCCCATCAACTACATCCACGACCTCACCCAACGACTCAACGAGGCATGCCCCGGATTGGAACCCGACCTGCTGCGGCTCTACGTACTCCTGGCCCTCGCGAAGGGACCGCACACCACGCTGGAGGACGTGCACGACGCCTGGTCGATTTGGCGTGACCAGACGCGACCGGATCACCCGTCGCTGGTGCCGTTCAATGAGCTGGCCGTCGAAGTGCAAGAGTTGGATCGGCCGTACCGCGACGCGATCGCCACCGTCGCCCCTCCCGTGTCGGCCACAGCCACACGGGACCAACTCGCCGATGACCTCGTGGAGTGGTGGCACACCTACGGCACCGCTGCACCGTGGGAGGCAACGGGTGAGCCGATCTCGGGCGACCTGCTGGAGGCTGCACAGGCGTACGTCACGCACGCTACTGGCCTGCTCCGCGCCGACCCGGCAGACGACGAAGCTGACCGGCTCTACAGGGTTCTCGCCGCGATCCACCGCCAACTCGACCGCTTGGACGAGACCGGCAAGGAACTCGACACGGACACGATCCGGGCCACGCTATTCGCAAACGGCATTGAGCGACCCCGGCTGCCCGCTGCCGAGCACGAAGACGACCACTTGGCCGAGCAAGCCGCCCACGCCGACAACTGGGAGCCGCAGGAATGACCGCCGACGAAACCCGCGAGGCCATCGAACAGGCACTCCGGTACGCGACCCTCCCTGGTGATGTGAACCGGCTCTCCGTACGCGAGGCAGAGTTCTACGCTGACGCCGTCCTGCCGGTCCTGGCCGAAGCCTCGCAACTCATGGTGTTCGAACTGGACGGGGCGCTTCAGCGGTTCGAACGGCACCGGATTGCCCTCGCTGACGCCGTGGGTGCGCCGCACACGAAGACCGCCGACGAGCTGATCAATTGGGTCCGCGATCTGTACGTCGAGTGGGGCAAGGTACTCGAAGACCGCGGCGCGGTCCGCGCCGAACTGTCTCGGTGGCGTGAGGCGTACGGGGATGACGCCTTCCGCGCCGGGGGGCTACTCAACGCCGCCGAGGAGATCGAGCGGCTGCGCGCCGAACTGGCCGAGACCAAGCGCGAGGTCGAGCGATGGCGTACGAGCGCGTTCGGTGCCGAGAAACACGGCTACACCACGCCGGACACCGAACCATCCGAGTCCGCGCTGCATCATCGGTTTGTGGTGCGCCTGCACGAACAAGGCTGCGCCTGCGGCGAATGGGACTCGCACAGTGACGAGCAGATCACCCGCTATGAGCAGATCGCCAAGGGCCTGGTCGCCGATGTGCGTATGTGGACGCAACACGAACTGGCAGCGGCCCGCGCCGAGTTGGCCGAGTTGCGCGCCACCAGCGTGCGGCTGCCGGAGGACTGGCGGCAGATTTTGGCCGATGGCGACTATCCGGAGCAGGTCATCGACCTGATCGAGTCGTGGCGTCCGGCTGGCGACGAGCCCCAGGGCGGCGCCCCAACGGAAGTTGCACCGTCGACCCCACGTGCCAACGAACAGGCCCGTTCTGTTGGAAGTTGCCCGACGCCTTGCGACTCGGACTGCGAAGCGTCCTGTCACGAGACGCACCAGGTTCGGTGGAAGCGTGGTCACCAACCGTGGGCGTGCCCGTCGTACCTCAACACCAAGCCGATCAATGGCCCGAGTGAGCCAGCGTACTTCTGTCTTTCGGACCACGATCCCGCCGCCGAGCCGTCCGTGGACGAGAAGCCACGAGAGCGCGTATGGAACCCCTACGGCAAAGACAACCCCCCGACCCCCAGCGAAGACGAGATCGGCCTCCGGGTCCGCGACCGGCGCGGTCACGTCTGGCTGCACGAACGCTGGACCAGCACATCGGGATGGTGGTGCTCTGCCAGTGCGGAGATCCCCGAGGACGGCTCGCTTCCTGGCGGTATGCGGTTCGGCGGGCTACTCGCGAACTACGGGCCGCTATCCGAGATACCGGAGGCCACCGATGACTGAGCCGATCGACCGCTGCACCGACCCCGAGCACAAAGGGCACTCCTATCACATCGGCGGCGGAATCATGGACGGCAAGGCGAGCCACCACCTCTACGCCACGCCGAGTGACTTCCCCATGCACAAGAGCACCGCGCTCACGCGCGGTGGCCGGTCCTGGTACGAGATCGACTATGAGATGAGCGACGGCACCGATGTCGTCTACCGGTTCGTTGGCAATGGCCGGGAATTTCCGCAACGAACACTGCCGGGGGTGCTGCCGGGGCAGAACGGAGACGACCAGTGAGCACCTCCACCCCGCCGCAGCGGGAACCCGGCTACCACCCGGCCCAACCCAAACCCGCCTCGCCCGCCCGCCCGGCGCGCACCCCGATCACCACCAACTCGCCCGTGATGATGACTGCCCTGTTCGCGTCGGAGTTGGTGCCGATCCTCGCCACCGTGATCCGCACCCCCACACTCGGCGGGATCATCGGGATCGCCGCGATGCTCGGACTCACCGCGCTGACCTGGCGTATGAGGCGAGGTGCCCGCCGGTGACCCGCCATCCCGTCTCAGCCCAGATCCGCGCGCTATTGGATCTACACGCCGTTGAACTCTACGAGGCCACCCAGTACGAGAAGACCCCGTGGCCGGACCCAGATGGCGGCACCCTGCGGTTCATGGGTGTGATCGAGGCAGTGCTGGACGTGTGCGACACCCTCGACCCGACCACCGCCGAACGGGTACGCACGGCGATCGCCGATCGACTGGAAATCACCACTTCGCAAACCTCACCACCTGCGGAGACACCGATTCCTGAACGAATCCAACGTCAACGCACCGCCGGCTGGCGGATGCCCCCGAACACCGTGTACGTCGGCCGCCCTAGCAAGTGGGGCAACCCATTTGTGGTCGGTGAGACGCACGGCAACTTCGGGCGCATCCGTAGCGCCGAGCGGGCCGTCGACCTGTTCGAACTGCACATCGGCCCGATGGGCAACTACGAGTACGACGACGGGACCCACAACCTGGAGGAGCTCCGCGGGAAGAACCTCGCCTGCTGGTGCCCGCTTGATCAGCCGTGCCACGCCGACTGGGTGCGGTCGCTATGCGACCAGTGCCAGGCCGCGGGCGTCGCCTTTTTCCTGAAGCAATGGGGGGAGTGGGGACCGGCCCCGTGGCGCGTCGACCGCGAACCCGGCGAATCTGTCGCCGACTACAAAGCCCGTGCCGAAGCGACCTGCGCCACACACGCCTACCAGAGTTGGGCACACAACTACGGCCACGACCTGTACGAGGCACCGCACAAGCCGTGGAGTGCCGAACGAACCGAACTGCCGCCCTCGGCCGCCGGGATGCGTCGCTGGGGCAAAAAGGCCGCCGGCCGCGAGTTGGACGGCCGTGTCCATGACGACTACCCGACCCTGACACAGGTATAGCTACCACCACGTACACCCATCACCGCGTCCACCGCGCGGTCTATACCACCACAGAACGGAGAACCAGAATGAACACCTCCGAACCGGTCGGTTACGGCCCGCCGGAGTCGTGCTACCCGGAATGCCCGTCCATCCCCAGTGGGGACTGGGAGGACTGCACCTGCCTGGCGGCCGGCTCCGACGAGGGCACCGAGCACACCCTCGATTCGTTCGAAACCAGCAACGGCAAGTGGCCAGCACGCTGCTCCTGCGGCTGGTACATGAGCATCAGCCTGCCGGACGAGCAGGCAGCCACGGAGTTCGTGCAGCAGAAGCACCTCGACCGTGTCGACTACGTCCAAGCAGCGTGCGCGGTGAGCATGTACGCCCTTGGCAAGACGCTCGTGTTCACATCGGGGAACCGCTACCGGATCACCGCCGTGGAGGACGGCCAGGTCACGTTTTGTCACCCGTCCGACCCGGAGGACTCGACCACCGAGACGATCGAGGACCTGGACGCCGTAGACGTGCGCGTACTGGGAGTTGCGTGGTGAGCGACCTGACGATCACCGACGCGGCGTACTACGCGGCCGAGATAGCGCACATCCGGACTGGTGGTGACCTTGACGCCACACTCCGTGCTGCCGCGCCGATGATCGTGGCGGCAGCACTGCGGCGGCTGGCTGACGAAATCATGGCGCAGGAGGTCGTAGACAACGACCCGAACGGAGATGACTACAGCGAGGACTATCTCGATGGCGTCGAGGCTGTGGTCACCGCGATCCGCAATCGGGCCGTCAAGTTGGAGCGGGGTGCCCGATGAGCATGCACGACGCGATCCAGGCCGACACGCCGCCCGTGTTCAAGCCCGGTGCCCGGGTCCAATGGCTGCGCTACTCCGACGAGGACATCACGGACACCGGCACCGTCGTCGAACGTGACACCCAGCAGTGGCCCGGCCACGTACCTGTGCTGCCGGACTACTACCGCGAGGGTCCTCACCCGCTGACTCACCCGGTGTACATCGAACCGAAACACCTGACCGCCCAGTGACCACTACCAGCCTGCTGGTCCAGCGCGGCGGCGACCTGTACACCCGCAGCGTCGCCGTGCTGGACACCACCGGCACCTACCGCTACCTCCTGCGCCACCAGTGGGATCCGTCCCGACGGGTGGTGGTGTGGGTGATGCTGAACCCGTCCACCGCGGACGCGTTCACCCCGGATCCCACCATCACCCGCTGCATGGGGTTCGCCCGCGCCCGTGCTTGGGGGTTCGGCGGTATTTGCGTGGTGAACTTGTTCGCGGTGCGTTCCACCGATCCGGCACTACTCGCCACCCACCCTGACCCGGTCGGCCCGTGCAACGACGCGTTCCTACTCGGACACACCACCCCGCACAGGATGGTGATCGCCGCGTGGGGAGCCACACCCGCCGCACGGGAACGCGCCGAACACGTCCAGCAACTCCTGACCGACCGCGGCGTCACCCTGCACTGCCTCGGCACCAACGCGGACAGTTCCCCGAAACACCCCCTGTATCTCCCGAAAAACTCTGCCCCGGTCACGTGGCCGGGCACCACGACAGGAGACCAATGATGGCCGCCCATCAACGCATCACCCGCGACAATGACGGCAACACCACGGTCGACAATTCCGCCGAGGACATCAACGGGCCTGTAGCGCAAGTCGCCGGCGTGAAAGGACCATCACCATCCGACCCGGCGCGACCGGTGTGGTGCAGGCTGGCGAGGTCGGCGACATTGCGATCGGCTAACCGCGCGCACCGCACCGCGATCCGCCAGTGGGTAACGCACCACTATCCGATCATCGGTGTCGTGGTTGCTGCGGGCGCGGCGGTGACGATGCTGGTTCACGTCTGGGCTGTCAGCGTCGCGTTCGACGCGGTGAGCGTGGCGGGGTTCATGCTGTTGCTGTTGTGGGGTGTCGACCACGAGTACGGGTGCCGATGGTGCATCGCTTGGCGTCTCCGCGGGCACGTACACGCGAAACGCCACCGCCGGATGCTCCGCGTGAACCACGCCTGCCAGCACGCCAGCACCCAACTTGCCGCCGCTGCCGTGCTGGTAGCAGCGGCTGGGTTGCTAACCTGGTCCGGATACCCAGCCGGGATCACCATCCTGTTCTGGTTGGCGATCGCTGCCCGCACCCGGATCGCGATGGTGCACTACATGCTGCGCTCCTGGTGCCCAGTGTGTGGTTACCAGGCCGACCGGCGGTTGGTCGAGCGGTGATTGACCCACTGCCCGACGTGATCCGGCGGGTACTCGGCACCGGGTCCCGTACCTGGCTGGACACCCGCATCATCCGCGACACTCTGACTGTGGTGTGGCGACCGGGGGCGGTGCTGGTGACCGGGGCTTGCCCAGACGGTGCCGACGCACTGATGGAGCAGTGCTGGACACATTGGGGTGGCCTGGTCGAACGTCACCCCGCCGCATGGACCGATTCCTGCCGACCAGAGTGCACGCCGAACCACCGTCGTGCTCGCCGGGACGGCATCCTCTACTGCCCGACCGCTGGCCTGTACCGCAACCAGGACATGGTCGACCTCGGAGCTGATGTCGCGGTCGCGTTCATCCGCAACCACTCACCCGGCGCGTCGCACTGCGCGACGGCGATCCGCGCTGCTGGGATACCTCTCATCCCCCGGTGATCAACCACGATGAACACCAGTAGTCGTAACCCGATCGGGGGAGCACCAGTAGAACACCCCGATCGGGGTTGGTGCCGCCGCTATCCTCCTGGCGATGAACTACGACCTGCCCACCCAGGCGGACACCGCCGTCGAGGTCGGTGCCCGCATCCACGCAGCCCGCACCGCACGCGGCTACACCCAACGACAACTCGCCGCCATGCTCGGCTACGGCCAAACCACGATCTCCCACTGGGAATGCGGCCAGGTACCGGGAATGACCGTTGCGGACCTGATTGCCGTCGCCGGGGCGCTGAAGGTTCCGACCGCGGTGTTGATGCCCGCCGGCCCGGCACCCACCACTGCGGTCACTGGATACGATCCGTGCTGCGGCACCGGCTGGGTATGTGAGGGTCACCGCGCGCACCCAGCGGTCGGCCCGCACGCCTGCCTCGACGGCCCCGGCCAGCCCTGCCCGGCGTGCACACCACACGGCGGACACCCAACTTCGCCTGGCGCGGTGGTTCTCGCGGACATCCTGGGCATGCGGTGACCGCGGTCTGGGAAAGCGTCGCCCTCGGTGGCCTGGTGCTCGTGGCCTACGTTCTCGGTGCGACGATGTCCCGCATCCTGTCCCACTGGCCGCGGCCCCCACGGTTCCAGGCTGGCACCAGCCACCCGCACACCACCCGGTGGCGTACCGGCCGACACGTCGGTCGCACCCTCTACACGGTCACCCCCGCTCACCCTGACGGTCTGCTGATCGGGGTGATGGACACTCCCGCCGACGCCGAACTGGTGGTTGCCGCGGTCAACACCTACAACATGCACCGACCCCACCGGCGTGACATCGATGACCCACCGCAGGACGCGAACACGCCAACATGACCACAAGTGAGTGGGCACCAGCCGCAACCCACACCCTGACAGGCCCACTGGGTGTTGCCGCGAACATCCTGATCGACGTGGAACAGGTTCACCACACCGCCGGGTGGGACAACACCCCACCCACCCTGTACCGCGTATGCCACATCCCCGGCACCATCACTGGATACTCGGTGCTGCCCTACCGGCTGGGACTCCTCCCCGACGTGCATCCCCGGGATGAGCTCGCCGCGTTCGCCGCCGGGATGGAAACCCCTGCCGGGGTCGCGACCGTGCTGTCCGGCTACCCCGGGCGCCCGTTCATCCACCTGCTGGTGATGGAGGCGTGGGGCCGGCAATTCTCCGGGCCTGCCGAGCGGGCAGCCGAAACCCGCATGTTCGCCGACATCCCGGGCAGCGTCGAACTCCGCACCGGGATCGCTATCCACGGTGACACCAGAGTGTCGTTGACCCGCCGACGCGGCACTGATCCGGTGCTCACGGTGTTACCGGACGCCGTCGATGGTGGCGGTATGCCGTCGTCGCTGTGCCGGATCCACCACCGCGTCACGGAGGCGTACGCGGCCCGCATGTTCAGGAAGGACCCGTCGACATGACCGACCACACCGGTGGCCAGGGGTCCCGCACCTCGCGGGCGTTGGACATCCTGTGCAAGTGGCGGGTGTTGCTCACCGGCTGGCAGGTAGGGACCCGCGACAAAACGGATCCCGAGGCGGCGGCGATCCGGGATCACCGTGAGGTGACGCTGCTGTTGCGGGCCGAACTGTCCGCCCTCGTCGGGGTGTTGGTTCAGGTGGGTGTCCTCGATCAAACCCAGTGGTCGCGTGCCCTGGAGAAGGAGGCCAACCTTCTGTCGGAGGACCTGTCCCGCCGGTTCCCGGGGGTTACCGCCGACGAGCACGGTTTGACCATTCGACCGGAAACTGCCGAGTGGATGTCGACATGGAAGCCGTGACATCGATGTCAGACGGGTGGGACCACACCGACGGCCCGCTGGCCACACCAACCCGGATCGCGTTCGCCGGAGACTGGCACGCCAACACCCACTACGCCACTGCCGCCATCGACTGGGCCGCCGTACACGGTGCCCAGGTCATTCTCCACACCGGTGACTTCGGCTACGGCCTCTCCGGCCTGTTCCTCGCCCGCCTCCCCAACGCCCTACTGGCCCGCCACATGCGACTCCTGTTCGTTGACGGCAACCACGAGCACCACGACGCCCTCAACCGGATGCCTCTCGACGACCACGGCCTGCGCCCGGTCGCACCCCTGATCTGGCACCTTCCGCGCGGCTACCGCTGGACCTGGGCGGGTGTCCGGTTCCTCGCGCTGGGTGGCGCCCACTCCGTTGACCGCCGACACCGGGTACCGGGTGTGTCGTGGTGGCCGCAGGAAACCCTCACCACCACCGACGCGGCCACCGCTGTGGCTGGTGGCCGGGCGGATGTGATGGTCTGCCACGACGCCCCCGCCGGCGTCGACATCCCCGGCCTGAACCCCCGCATGTGGCCAGAGGGGGAGGTCCGCGCCGCGAACAACCACCGTGAACTCCTCGCCACCGTGGTGTCCGCAGTGCAACCCCGCTGGCTGTGGCACGGCCACTACCACCGCCGCTACACCGCGAAAGGCCCCCCACCTGTGGACTGCCGGGTGGAGGGCCTCGACTGCGACGGTGTTGACCTGAACGACAACATCCAGGTCGTCGACCTCGCCGATCTACGCTGACCGATCAAACTGTCGGGCCAAATCGTCGAGGTCCACGCCCCAAACAGCCTCGCGGATGAGGCTGGCGGCGGCGTACGCCGGATACGGGCCGTAGAACTCGCGACCGTGCAGGCTGATACCGGTGCCATTCAGCGCGGTGTTGATCGCCTCGACGTAGGCATGGGTCAGGCCGTCAGTGTCGAAGTCGGCGATGAACTCGCCGCAGTAGTTGCCGATGACGTCAGATGGCGCGTCAGCGGAACCGAATCCGAAGTCGCCGAACCCGCCGAGTTGAGTGGTGGCGTTGGTGTCGTTCATGGTGCACGTCCTGCCCTGTGGTGGTGGGTGCGCTACGCCTCCCGGCGATGCGCGGGGGTCGGGGTCTACTCGCTGTACAGGGCGCGGACGGCGGCGATGTTCTCGGCCGGGCCGGTGCAGGTGTACGAGATGCCGTCGGTCGTGGCGTTCACCCCGACGCGCACCTGGTACTCGGCCTTGAGGTAGGTGACGTTGTCGGTGATGGTGCAGCCGGGGAGGTTGACGAAGTCGGCGTGGGGGGCGACCGGGGTGGTGTAGGTGTCGGTGGTGGTCATTTCACTCTCCCTCTGTGGCGGTAACTCTAGTATGCCATACGCAGGAGGGGGATGCAAGTCAGGAAAGTGCGAACTACCGCCCCAAACCCAACCGCAACATCAACTGAGACCCACACGCCCGCGCCGACACCGACCCCCACTCCCCATGCGACAGGCACTTATGACACGTCACCACCGCCACCACCGGCACCAACCGCATCCAATCCCACCCACCCACCGGCGTATTACACGCCAACCCCGGCACCCGCACATCCAACAACCGCGCCGCCCGCATCGCATGCACCACATCCGACTCCGGCACCCGCACGTTATGCCCCGCAAACCGCTCCAACTGCCGCACCGCCTCCGCCACCAAAAACGGCGACAACGCTAACGACGGGGCACCCTCCGCGTCCATGCCGCTACGGTAACCCGCAACCGCGACACCAGGGAGACACGCGATGGCATGGGCCACCAAAGGCACCCCGCCGGGGCACCACTGCGACACCCCACCCGGCCTCACCCCCCAACCCGACGGGTCAGCTCAAACCGACGAGGGGGACACGGTGTGGAACGGCGCGATCTGGGGCTGCCCAGGATGCCTGACCCACTGGCAGTTCGTCGGCTTCTCGGAGTCCGGCGCCGCGGCTTGGCGCGAAGACACCACCTTCAGGTGAGGGTTACTCCTGCTCGGGCGGAACCTGCGCACGGCCCTCCCGGATCTCCCGCAACAACCCAAACAGAATGTCCAAATCCCCCGCATCCAGCCACCCACGCCGCTCCAACACCGCACCCACCAGAGTGTCCGACTCACTGGCCTCCGCCGCCGTCAACCACGCCCGCCCCATCTCCCGCGCCTCACCCGGCGACAGGGTCTCCTCCGCCTGGCCGCGGTGAAACTCGTTCCGCCGCGCCAACGCCACCATCCCCACATGGAGGGTGCTCGAACCGACCGGCAACAGGAACACCGTGCCCGGAGACCCGAAATAGCGGGGCTGCCGACCGGTGAGCATCGCCGTGGTCAACTGCCCGATCATGCGTTTATCCAGCCCGATCCGCAGCAGTTCGCCGATCATCTCAGCGTAGGCGGCGCACGTGAACAGGTCCTCCGCGGTGGCCCGCACCTCACCGATCGGCGCGTACTTTTCGACGGCACCCCACCGCAGCAGACACGCGACCCCCATCTCGTGCCGGTCACGGGTCGACTCGATCTCAATTACCGCGTCACCAGACACGCCACTCCAAGTAGGTCGGGGGGTATGTGGCTGGAGGCTAGTGGTGTCCTGGCCGCGTTCGTTTGCGCGACACGCCCCTGTTCGTCGCGTTGACCGCCACCGCATGCTATGGCACACTGGAGTTACCACCACGGGTGGCTGATCACACCATCACAGGAGACGCGCCATGGCCGACCCACCCGAAACCATGACCTCCGCCCAGGTCGCCGACTACCTCGGCTACACCGGCACCTGGCGGGCCTCCAGCGCCAACCACACCCTCCGCCACAACGGCATCACACCGGTCAACCCCCACGCCCACATCCTCGAATGGGACGCCGCCACGGTTTACGCCACACTCGCACCCGAAAACCGCCCCGGCCTCGGGGCCCCCGGCCGCCCCCGCCCCTACAACCGCGGCGAAAACAACCCCAACGCCAAAGTCACCCCCACGCTCGCCACCGAAATCCGTGCCCGCCACGCCGCCGGCCTCGCCGCCGCCGAACGCGCCCACAAAACCGGGGGAGACCGAGCCGCCCGCCGTGCCCTCACCGAAGCCCGCGCCACCCCCACCACCCTCGCCGAGGACTACAACCTGTCCCGTCTCACCATCCGCCGCATCATCAACCAACCCACCACAGAAGGAACCTGACATGCCGACCGACACCGTCCACGCCGCGACCGGCCCACTGACACCCCTCGACATCCCTCGTGTCTGCTTCGACGCCGTCCACGCCGCTGACGTCGACTGGCTCAAGGAAGCATGGGTGCAGTGGCTGGAAGTCGCCGACGAGCAGGGCTTCAACATCGAAACCCTGCTGCTCTCCGCCGGAGACCCGGCCCGCTCCATCGCTGCCCGGGTGCAACACTCCGGCGTCACCTATGACCTGCGTGTCGGTCGCCTCGGCAACGGGCAGTTCACCGTGCGCGCGGTCGTGCCCCCCTGCCCGGAGTATGGGATCGGTGACCACGACTGCGTCGAACACGAGTCTTCCCGGTGAACGCTGCGCCCCTCACCGCCCACGCCCCCGGCCTGTGGGTCACCACCACCAACGGCGGTGCTCTCCGCGCCGACCAAATTATCCACATCGATGTCATCCACGACACCGGAACACCACCCCCACCCGGCATCCTGGCCGGGGTCTTCGGCCGCCATCCCCGCCACTGGTGGCACCTCACCGCGACCACCCCAACCACCCACCACGAGCCCTACCACATCGCCCACGGCACCAACCCCCACCAAGGCAAATACGCCCTCCGCCTGCTCCACGCCAACCTGGAGCAATACAGCCACTACGACGGGCACCTCACCTACCGCCGCGGCCCCGGAACCTGGCGATTCACCCCCAACCGCATCATCCGCGGAGTCCCCCGGTGACCCACTTCTACGACGCAATCTTCACCGACGGCATCACCACCTACACCGTCCCCGGATTCACCACCCCCAACGAAGCAGACCAGTTCGGCACTGACCACCACTGCGACCAACTCGACTACACCGGGCACGCCGAGCGAAGAACACCCCGCGACTTGGAACGCCTCATCGCCACCATGCAATTAACCCACGCTGCTCACACTGACACCCGCCGCTGGATCGGCGTCATCACCCGCTGGGACTTGGGTGCCCGCTGGGGATTCATCACCGGCGCCGACGGCAGCACCTGGTCCGCGATGACCGTCAACCTCCCCACCGGCCACGACCGCCTGGATGTGGACACCAAAGTCACCTTCGCCGGCAACCCCCACCCCGCGCCCGGCCGAAAATACCCGTGCGCCTACACCATCCGACCCTGCGAGGAACCGTGAACGACATCGCCGAGGCCATCGCCCACCTCATCACAGACTGGGGCTGGCTCATCATCCTCGGCCTGGTCATGGGCGGGGGAGACGCACTCGGCCGGGTACTCGACGGCCGCCGGAAGACCGCAGTCCTGAAAGCCAAACTCGCCGCCGCCGACACAGAGAACGGGCGCCTGGAAAACCTCCTCACATCCGCGACCCAAACCCTCGGCGGCAGCAGCGCGGAGGGCGCGGAGATCGCCGGCCTCGTCGCGCAGGCTCGCACCGCGGTGGATGACCGGGCGGAGCTGATGGACCTGCTGAGTCAGGTGGAGGCCACCGACACGGCGGTGCCGCAACTACCGCAGAAACTCTCCGACGCGATCACTGACGTCCTCGGCCGCTACCGCAGCCGTCTTGCCAACCGGCAACGCGAAGTCCCCCGGTAGTGTTTGACACTACGGGAAAAAAGGGAGTAGTGTGTTACACATCAAGGCAAGGCCACCACGGAGGACACCATGCAGCACCGCGACCCCACCCACCGCAAAGGCACCGGACTCCCCACGATCGTCCAACTCAACGAAGACGCCGAAATCGCCTGGCAAGTATGGGATGCCATCCGCGCCGACCACTACAACGACGAAACCACCGTTAACCACGACGAGGTCAAGGCGGTTATCGCTGACCAGAGCAACCCCAAGCTGGCCGACCTGGTGCGCATCGCCCAGGATGACGCCCAGTCGCGCCCCCTGGCTGGCATCTACCAGGAACAGGCCAATGCGTGGGCGATTCTCCAGGCCCTGGCCGCCAAGCAGGCCGAACTGTGGCCCCTGGCCCCGATCGTGGCGGACAGCAGCACCGAATGCCGCCACGGCGTCCCATTCACCGATGACTGCGCCGACTGCGGGGTATGACCGATGCCCCGCCCCGGCCCCCGCCGCGAGTACGTCGCGGTCCGACTCAAGCCCGAGGCCCTCGCCGCCGTCCAGGAACTCGCCCAGGCAGAGACCGGCGACAACCTGTCCGAGATGATCCGCAAACTGCTGGCCGAGGCCATGGAAGCCCGGCGAGCCCGCTCAACCACCTGATCTGCACCCCACCGCGAGGCCCCGCGCAGCCTGAGCGAGGTGGCTCACGGACACCAGGATCCGGTTGGCACACCGTAAACCCGGAAACGATAACCAGCAAGCAGTTACCCTCCGGTACTGGTGCGACAAAACCGCAGGTCACACCAAAAACCCGCCAGTAACCACCCCACGAAAACACGCCGCCAACCCACGATGTGCGCCAACCACACCAGAATAAGGAGAGACGTCTGTGCCGATCACATGCGAGGGCTGCCGTGACCACGGCGGCAACTGGGACTGCATGGGGGAGAACGACCCCGAGGACTGCAACTGCGAAAATTGCACCGGCAGCGACCTGTGCCCAGAGTGCGGCGAGTAGGCGAGTAGCAGAGCGAAACCGCCGCAGCGTCTGCCTATCCGGCGCGCCGCGGCGCTGGCGTCAACCAGCCCGGCGCATCCGGCCCGCCCGTCTGCACCAACTCCGCCTCCTGGTGCCCCGGTTCGTTCACAGCGAACACCATCCGCCCGGCCCGGCCGCACTCGACACAGGTCGCCTCGCGTTGCAGCGCGCCGGCCACATCGACGATGGGCAGCACTTGCCAGTCGGGGGCGGCGCACCACGGGCACGGCATGTGGGTTTCGACTTCGGCGCCGTAGCCGGTGATGCGGTGGCTTGCCTGGAACCGCTGCTGGTATTCGTCGGCGGTGCGGGGTTCGACCATGCCGGGAGGGTAGCGGCGCACCGTCTCACCACCAGGGCGCTCGGTTCGGTGTCCGCTAGCATCCCGGACGTGCCGGTCTCAATGCCCGCGGACCTTCCCCGTAACCGTTTCGCGTTGTGGACCGCCCACCGCGCCACTGGGTGGTGGACCGCCACCCTCGCCGTAGGGGTCGCCGTCACGGTGTTCCCCCACAGCCTGTTGCTCCTGTTTCTCAGCAGCACCATGCTGACGTCGCTGTTGTGGGTGCGGTGGGCGCAGTGGCGGCACGGTGCGGTGATGTGCCCGCGTTGCGCCGACGAGGTCCCGGTGAACGCCCCCGAGCGAGCTGCGGCCCGCGCTGGCACGCTGCGCGGATATCACCGCTACTACAGCCGCCGGTTCCGGGTCCTGGACCTGACCATGATGCTGGCCTTCATGGGGTTGGCCCTCGGGTTGACTGTCGGCGGGGCCACTCCAGTGCCGTCGTTGTGGTACCTGTGGATGTGCCTGTCCACCGCGGTGGAGTGTTACTTGGCTGGTGTGCATCGGCCGTTGCAGCCGTGGTGCCCGCAATGCCGATGGGGGAGAGGCGGCGGCCGGGAACCATTACCGGCGCCGGTTCCGCCGGCGGGGGACACCGTCCAGGCGTGAACGCGGAATGGCCCCTCCGCACAGAGGGGGCCATTCCGGTGAGATGCTTTGGCGCGAGCTCGACCGGAAGCCTACTGCTGGTTGGTGTCCAGTCGGTCCCCGACGGGGCTGACCCAGTAGCCGCCCTGGTGCCAGCGCGGGTAGGTGCGGTCCAAGAACTCCTGCGACGTTCCGGGCAGCACAACGCTGGAGGAGATGGCTTTCCGGCCCGGGTTGGCCAGGTTGTAAGCATTGATCGCGCCGTACACGTTGTTCGTGGCTAGCCAGGCGATCTCGTCCTTGATGATCGGGTCGTTGTTGAGGTCTGTGCCTTCATCGATGGAACTGATGCCGAACTGTTCCATGTACATGTGGAGTGCCCTTTCTTGTGGTGG